GTGATTCCGTTGGGGTTCGAACCCAAGACCCACAGCTTAGAAGGCTGTTATACGGAACACCAATAAAATATCTAAACAATAGCGACTTACGCTATAGGCGAATAATCATTTTGCGGCAATTTTGCGACATTTTACGCAAGCCTACTCCACAGAACATACAAATATACTTTACATTATCATTTCCTTTTCTGCTGATATTCCACAACTAAGAGCTGCTTCACATCAGCTAAATCCAACTCTAAATCACGATAGGTAGGATTAAAGGAACGCAATATAAGCTTTCCATTATTCATATCCAAGTCAATGATACGCTTCAATAGAATACCTTCTTTATGAACTATGATATATTCCTTTCCGTCTATATGAAGTCCATTGCTCTTTACCATGTAGTCAGGGCAGACTTTACATATAACGATGTCTCCATTCTGATAAGCTCTAGACGAGCCATCATCCATAGAATCACCGCTTACCTCGAATGCTACGTACTTTTCTTTATCTTCCTTTACAATAGGGATTGTTGGGAGCGATGATATATATACATCATCTGCATATCCGCTGAGATAACCTGCATAAGCCATCTGTGGAACAAGAGGAACAAAGCTGACGCTTGAATTGATATTCGATTTGATGTCATCGTTAAACATCTTTCCTTCTCCGGTCTTAAGCCAATTCAGATTTAGCTGAGGGTAAGCCAAAGAGATATTCTTCAAGAAAGTCTCGCTAGGCATATCCGGCAATCTGTTAATTGCACTGGTATAGCTCTTACACTTCCGCAAGAAGAATGTAGTACTAATTCCCATCTCCGTACAGAATGGCGCAATTCTGCTTTTGTAGTTGTTGAATTTTTCAATATTAGCCTCCGGCTGCAACATTTCACCAGCTCCATTAGCTAGCCAATCCATATTAAGATCTGGAAATTTAGAATTTACTCTATAAGATACCCTTGCCGTGAACACACCATTTTTCCCTATGATTGGAAAGTTAGAGGCCACATCGGCTTTGTCGCAAAATTCACGTTTGGTAATTCCTTTATATTTAAGATACTCACGCAGTCTAGTCTTTGCGTTTTCGTTTTCGCTTACCTTTATAGGTGAAGAGATGAACATTTCCCCCATTCCTGTCCTAATATAACTTGGATTTACCTGCGGAAATTTTCTCGTTATAGCTTGCAAGCTTTTGGAAGATACACGATTAGTTATACGGCTTACGAAGCCATGTCCTAAGCCTACGGTATCCTCGAATTTTTCATTTGAAGTGTAACCCAAAGCAGTGATTACAGCCTTCAGTCTTTCGTATGCACTATTCATAACCTAAAATTTAATACGCAGTAAGCGCATGTGTAACTTAATTTATGTAAACATTTAGAGTTTAAAGATAATAAAGGTTAATATAGTATATTTAAACACTATTTATTTGCATATTTGCGATACTTTTCTTATCTTTGCACTCGTAAACATTAAATATGTTGCAAATATACATAAAAATATCGTAACTTGCAAGAAATTTAATATATTTTTTGCAATATTACATAAAAAGGTGAGACACACCATAAAAACTGTAGAAAGAATATGTCATTAAGCGAGATTAAGCAATTAGTATCTATCGCATTTCAAGCGGGACGGATGGATGCCCAATTCGAAATGGGCTTGCGTTCCGACAAGATACGCAGAAAGGATGCCGAATGCTATCTTGCATCAAAAGGATTCGAAAAACAGATGATTGACAAATGGGTCAAGAATAGGTTAATGAAAGAATATGTAGGTGATAGTAAAAACTCACCTAGATATTATTCTCTCAAAGAAATCAATGAACTTGTTGTTTCTTGTCAGATAAAGAAAATGATTATTTAAAATATACGACTATGGCAGAGAATAAGGCAGCGAAGCCTGTAGAAGGGCAGAGCGTAGAAATTAAGGATTATGAGTTTCGCCTCCTTGATGCAGATGAGATAGAAGTCCGTGTTGGTCAAGGTGGTAATCAGAAGACTCCGGACTGGTGTTCCTTGTTGCTTTACAAGGACGCAAGATGTGACATGAGACGATTAGATGAGAAGTTCGGCATCTATGGTTGGAAACGTAAACATGAGCTTATCGGTCAGAACCTCTTTTGTACGGTTTCCGTTTATAAAGAAGGCATCGGTTGGATAGATAAGCAAGATGTTGGTACGCCAAGTAACACTGAAGCCGTTAAAGGTCAAGCAAGTGATTCTTTCAAGCGTGCATGCTCTTGTTTAGGTATCGGTCGAGAATTGTATACTGCTCCCAAGAAGATATTCATCAACCTCAACCGAAACACCGAATATTCTCAAAGCGGAAAGTTGAAGACAATTTTCCATGTTGGATATGTAGGTTATACAAACAGATGTATTGCCAAACTTATTATTCAAGATGAGAATAACATTGTGCGTTGGTATTGCGGCATGACAGAACAAGAAGTTCTTGAATGGATGAATGAGCAGAAAGAAGTATATGGTTACTCAGAACCAGCCCCAAAGAGCGAGGAAGAAAAAGACGAAAATCTTAATGAGCAAAAACAATATGCTTATCCACAATTGCAACAGGCTCAAATTTGGGAGGACGTAGATAGAGTTTGGAACGGATTCCCAGACCTTCAGAAGTCCGAAGAGTTTAAACGCAAATGTGCATTACGAAAGATGGAACTAGCACAGAGCAAGAAGGATTTAAAAGCTGTTTATGATGCTTATCCCGAATATCAAAAGAATGCAGAGTTCTTAGCTAAGTTGACACAATTTAAATCAAGATTAGTATGATACAATTGAATAACAGTGGAGTTCTTTATGAGGACTCCACACATCAATACTTTTATGATGGTCGTGAATTAAGTGGCATTACAGGTATGCTTCATCAGTATGTATTTCCCAATATGTACTCTAACGTAAGCGAAGAGGTATTGAAGAAAGCTGCCGAAAAAGGCACTATTATCCATGAGCAGGTAGAGTTGTTTGCTTCATTGGGTATTGAGCCAGCCTCAGAGAGTGTCAAGGATTTTGTCGCTTATATCAAGAAGAATGGATATGAGATTATAGGTAGCGAATATGTCCTTCGAATCGGAGAAGACCATGCAAGTGCAATCGACTTGGTGATGCACAAGGATGATGCACCGGACGATGAGGTTGAGATTTGGGATATTAAGGGTACTTATTCCGTTAATAAGGAGTATGTGCGTTGGCAGAACTCGATGTATAAGTTCGGTTTCGAAACATTGAATCCTCATCTGAAGGTTACACGTATATGTTGTATGTGGTTGCGTGATGACGAGAAGCGTGGAACAATCTGTAAACTCATCCCATTAGGCAAGCCAAGACCAGCGAGTGATGTTAAAGAATTGTTCCGATGCGAGAAAGAAGGTCGTTTGTATAATGATGATACAAAAACACCTTATTACATTATAGATAACGAAATCGCACTCATGGACGTTCAAGAGCGCATTGCTAAATTGCAAGAACAGGAAAAGGAGTTGAAGGCAGCTATCTTTGATGGTATGTCAAATGACAACCTAACGTCTTATAAAACTTCAATTTACACTTATTCATTGAAGTCTGCTTCTGAGAGGGTTACGTTAGACACGAAGGCTTTTGATGCGGATGACGAAGAAGCTTACAACCATCTATTGAAAAAGTATAAAAAGGTAACTAAGGTAAAGCCTAGTTTGACCTTGAAAAGAGTTGGATAATTTATTGTTTTATTAAATATTTTAAGTTATGTCTAATAGTTATAAAGGTAAGATTGTTGCTATCGAAGGCATTCAATCTATTCAGAGACAAGGTAAAGAACCATTTGAAAAGAGACGTTTGATGCTTGATGCAACACGTTTCGATGGTTTGACAGGTGAACGTGGCTACGAAAAGCGCATCATCTTTGAATTCAGTGGTAAGAATGTACATGTACCGGATGGTTTTAATGTCGGGGATATTGCTGAAGTATTCTTTGACGTTGAATCATATCAAGGAACAAAGAAGGATGGCACAACAGACTGGTTTACATCTGTTCGTGGCTACAAGATGCAAAAGATTGAAGCACAGAACAATGCGCCACAAGGTGGCATGCAAGCTGCTGCTAATAATCCTTTTCCACCACAAGCTCCAGCCGCAGGTTCAGCACCAATTCCACCAGCGCAGCCGAGTGGCACTAACACATCTGATGCGCCATTTTAAACTTATTATGGTGGAGAATTAATTTTCTCCACCTTTCATTAAAGAAAGATGGTATATAATATGTTGAATCCGGTCGAGCTTGAAAAGTTCGAGGAACGAACCAAGGCTATGATAACCAAAGCCAAGAAACTACAAGGTGATTATTATAATGAGAAGTTCTTTGTTGTTGACCTTAAAGAGAGGCAACAATCTAGGACAATCCAGCAGAATGCTTATCTGTGGGTAACAATCACTTACGTAGCTATTGAAGAAGGATATACTAAGGACTATATCGAACAAGAGTTCAAACGTGTAAATAAGGATGTTTTTCTTAGGGAGCGTGAGAATAAGCAAGGCAAGACCTTCCAATATTGGAGGCACATACCAGACCTTGACAAAGAAGAAATGTCTTTATGTATAGACCGATGGCTTCATCATTGCTCTATGGAAAGAGGATTATACATACCTACTCCACAAGACCATGCTTATATGGTATGGCAGACGCAGGTGGAGAGGCAAGCAGAATTAAATAAAGAGTTTTTATAGGATGCTTGGTGTCGTAGCTCAGTTGGATAGAGCAAATGTTTCCTAAACATTAGGTCGTGAGTTCAAGCCTCACCGATACCACATTCTCTAACATAAAAATAAAGAATATGAAATCATTAACAGGAAAGTATTTTATCGTAGGTGTTCGTTATGAGAAAACTCTAGAAGACGGAACGAACGCTAAAACTACAGAGCAATATGTTGTAGATGCCTTGTCATGGTCAGAATGCGAGGCTAAGACTACAGAAGAAATGGCGGTATACACAAATGGTGATATGGAGATTGTCACTATGAAGAAAGCTGGTTTCTCTGAGTTGTTCCTTTCAGAGGTAGATAGTGAGGATAAATACTACGATTGCAGTATTAACATGATTACTATTGACGAAAAATCTGGCAAGGAGAGGAAGACCAAGGTTCGTTATCTTGTGCAGGGTGATACCATTGAAAAGGCTCGCAAGAATGTTGATGAGATTATGGGTAAGACTATGATTGATTACAATATTACAAGTCTTAAGGAAACATCAATTATGGATGTATTCTTGCATATGGGTAAACCGAAGGAGTAAGGCTTTTCATTTTTCTTAATATTTAATTAGTTTGAAATTCCCCTTATGGGGTGGTGCTGCTTAGTTCAATGGTAGAACGTCCGCCCAAATCGGAAAAAGGTTGTGGGTTCGACCCCCACAGCAGCAACTATGACTTTTGGTTTGATAAAGGATAAAGATTATGGGATATTATGATAGATTTAACAAAGGAGGAAAGAAGCCTAAACACCAAAGGAGCGAGAAGCAAAAGTGGGTTGATAAGTTAGATAGACTTATGTCGGTTTATATCCGCATGAGAGACTCTAGAGAATTTCACTATAAGTACTTCAGATGTATCAGTTGTGGACGAATATTGCCAATCGACCAAGCCGACAATGGGCATTATTGCGGACGAACTCATATGAGTTTGCGCTTTGATACACGTAATCAGAATGCGGAATGCAAACGATGCAACAGATTCTCTTCTGACCATCTTATCGGTTATAGAAAGAATTTAGTAATGAAGCTTGGAAGATTGGCTTATTTGCAAAAGCATCCTCACGTTCCTTTAGATATGGAAGAAGTAAAGCGGCTCGGAGAACAACAAGTCGATTTACTGGAAGTAATGAAGCATCAAGCAAAGAATTGGTCGGTGTTTGAATTACAGGAACTCTATAAATACTATGCGGCTCTAATTCTGAAAATGAATGAAGAAAAAGACAATTAATAAGGTTTAAATAATGTTATAGTCGCAGTTATAGACACTATTTATTTGCATTATTAAATTATTCTTCGTACCTTTGCAATCGTCTTGGTGAGACACACCATAAAAACTGTAAGGTCATTTTTCTATTGGCTTTTGTTATGCATAAGACTTGTGCATTCCTATATAGTAACAAAAGTGATTTCATATTATTTGTGAAATGAAGTTTAAATTAAGACCATATCAAGAAGAAGCAAGCAAGAAGGCAGTTGAGTTTTTCTTGGATGAAAAGAAAAATTGGAACGCTCTGGAAGTGCTCCCTACTGCATCGGGCAAATCATTGATTTTGGCAGATATAGCTGCTAGGCTCAAGGATAAAGTGCTTGTGTTCTCTCCTACTAAGGAAATTTTGGAACAAAACTACAAGAAGTATTGTTCTTATGGATTTGATAATGCCAGCATCTATTCCGCTAGCTTTAAATCAAAAGAAATCAGCGATGTTACTTTTGCTACAATTGGTAGCGTGAAAGGACATCCCGAATTGTTTACTGACTTCAAATACATATTGATTGATGAGGTTCATTTAGTGAAACCTGAATCCGGCATGTATAAGGAGTTTCTTGATAAATTAAAGAGCAAGGTCATAGGTTTAACCGCAACACCTTTCCGTCTGTATTCCTATCAGAACTATGGTAGCATACTGAAGTTTCTGACAAGAAGTAGAGACAAGATTTTCAAGGAGCTTATTTACTATGTTCAAGTTGAGGATATGGCAAAGAACGGATATATCTGTCTTCCGAACTATTACACATGCCCACCACCACAATGGAACGAAGGAAACTTGCAGCTCAATTCAACTTGCCGTGATTACACTGATCAAAGTGTCAAGCAAGAATATGAACGTGTAGATTTGTACGGATGGCTAGTTAGTGTTGTTAAAAGATTGCTTAATCCTAAACGAGGTGGACAGCGTAAAGGTATCTTGGTTTTTACGAAGTTCGTTAAAGAAGCTCAGATGCTGACCTATTCCATACCTAATTGCGAAATGGTCTGCGGAGAGACACCACCTAAAGAGCGTGAGGCTATCATCGAGCGATTCCGCAATGGGCAGACTAAGGTATTGGTAAATAGCCAAATCTTGGTCGTAGGCTTTGATTATCCGGAGTTAGATACTGTAGTGTATGCAAAGCCAACACGTTCATTAGCGCAATATTATCAAGTCGTAGGAAGACTTCTTAGACTATCAAAAGGGAAACAACCTTGGTTTGTTGACCTCTGTGGTACTTATGAGAGGTTCGGAAAAGTTGAAGACTTGAAATTGCTAGACCAAAACGGCAAAGGAAAGTGGGTAATAATGAGTGGAAATAAACAATTAACAAATGCATTTTTTTAAGATATGGTAGTAAAATTAGACGAAAAAGCATGTAGCTTGGATGCAGATGAATTGGTCGCTTTCGTCCGTCTGTCATTTAATGCTGACAAAGACGGATATGTATATGGGAGCAACAAGGAATTATCGAATAAGATAGGTATGTCGGTAGCAAAGACAAAAAAAGCTATTGATGGGCTATTTGAGAAACAAATGTTATCTATCGGAAACGGAAAAGTCTTTATTTGGAAGCATGAAGACAACATAGAATTTGCTGAAGGCGAAGAATCTAAACCACACAAGAATGAACCTGAACGAATAGCATTGAATAACGTCCCTAGTGTACAACAAGTGGATGATAAAGCAAAAAAGGTTTGCGAATATTTCAATAAGGTTATCGCTGGAAGAGGAATGCCTCTAGTTCATGCCCTGACATCGAAGAGAAAGTCAATGATTAATTCACGGCTTAAAGAATATGGGAGTGAGCAGATGAAGTTGATGATTGACAAGGCGGCAGCATCTTCATTCCTTAATGGTAGTAATGGATGGATGGCGAGTTTTGATTGGATTATGAGACCAAATAATTTTGTTAAAGTATTGGAAGGAAATTATGATGATAGAAAGCAAGGGACTAATAAAGACGCAGAGCAAGGCTATTACCAAGAATCAGCCGACCTCGTGCAGCGTCTCAATCAACAGAGAAAAGCAACGAATATTCAATGAGTACGGAACATTCGATAACGTTCTAATGTCTTTCTCTCCATCAAGCCAAGTAGGTAGTAAGATGCCAATCGGGAAAGCTTTTAAAAGCAACGCACCAACACTTACCTATCTTGACTTGTGTTATGGAGAAGGAAGTGCAATAACATGGCTTGTAGCATGGGTTTCTGATGTCTATGGTATTTGTGGCTTTGTAAATAATGAGGCTACTGAAAATATCAAGATAATGACTGCAAATGCTATAAAGGATGAGTATTATTTCCTTAATCTGAACGAGCTGATTACTTTCTTCAAGATGTTTATTGCCGGAAAGTTTGAGAAATTCTACAAGAAGCCAAATCCGCAAGTTATAACAAAGAGCTTGAATACTTTCTGTTCCCATCGTATAGATGCCATAAAAGCAGTAGAGGCAAATATACAGAAAGAGAAAGAGGCTAAAGAAGATGAGGCTATCAAGCAAAATGCCATCACTTATGAAGAATGGGCGGCAAGAAAAAAAGCTAAGGGCGAGGAAGTTAATATAGAACTTATCGAAGACGAGAAAGGCAACAAGATTTTTCGGGTAAAAGCTCCTAAAGCTGATATTAGATTAGACTCAGCTTATATGATAGTCAAGAATACAACAAATGCAGATTTTAAGGCTATATGCAAGCTAAGAGAATGTTTCGTTAAGAAATATGGTATAGACCCATACGACTTGATTAGAAGTTTAGGGAATAAAAAACTTAGAGAATATGAAGAAAGAAGAAATTGTCAAGGCAATCATTAAGAACCTTAGAGATGTAAATGGCAAAAAGTTCCGCAAGGATGATGTTCAAGCCATTGTGAATTATTTCATAGACCTCACAAAGCAATCGTTGCGCAACAGAGACCGTGTTATGATACGCAGCTTTGGAACATTTGTGGTACGACATAAAAATCCCAAGCAAATTAATTGCGTGCGAACAGGAGAGAAAACGATGACAAGGGAGAAAGACCATGTGGCTTTCATTCCTTCTAATGATTTTGACTTAGATTCAATAGTATAAAATGGAGATAGCAGAAATAGAACAGATTATAGAGGCTTGCAACTTTGATGTTGCTAGCCAGACCCAAAGAGCAGAAACATTCAACGTAATTGACGCTATTGTAGAAATGCGCAAATACGAAGGTCGTTTCAACGCCAAACGTTGGGAATATGAAAATGTTAATGGACGTGGTACGATAGAAATATATTCTAAACTCGTTGCCGGAACTCTAGAGGACAAATTAGCAGAGTTTGCTATTATATTATTCTCAATGGCCAATAAGTACAAGATGAATGTCAAATCATTGAGGCTAGACCCAGATTCAATGAGAGACCGTTCCTTTGAAGACTTGATGATGTCTATGCTGAAGATTGAAATGACACATTACCGAGTGTTCAAGAAGATAATAATCTTGATTGGCATGCTTTGCGGATATTGCATGATGAATGGTATTGATTTGTTGTGGTTCGTTAACAAAAGACTTTTGATAAACATTAAATAGGCTAAAATATGAAGAAGTTAAAGTTAGTTTTTACAAGTACGGATTTCGCATCTTATACGAAGAGTACTATGGGTATGTTATGCAAGGTTCTTTTACGAATTCCTTACCTTGTACTTGTAGGCATAGTTAGTACAACATGCTGGCTTGCTAAGTGTATTGTAAGGTTCTGTAAGGAGAATACAAAGGCTGCAGTAATAATAGGCTTTGCTATCTGCTTTATGGTTATGTTTGTTGAGTTTATCTATTTTAAAATTCAACTAGCAAAGAGTTCGTATCAGACAAGTGAACTTATAAAGCGGAACTATGAGCTGGAGCAGACCGACAGATACGATATAGGCTTCCATGATGCAATGGCAAAGAACAGAGAAATGCTTACACAAAATATTGAACCATGACAAACGAATTCAATGATGCGTTTACGAGAGCACAAGCTTTGCAGAGAAGGTTTGACCCAAATTACATGAACTCCTTTTCGATAGTAATTAAATATGATAGCTATTACGAGGAATACATGGAGATTGAATTGAGAACAGATAATGATAAGTTCTTTATTTCTACATTGACATGCGTTTACGAAGAGGATTATACTCTAAGATTAGACGAATTAGAAAAAACAATAGATAAATTATTAACAGATGAAGACAATGAATAAAAAAGTTATTTTTGTAAGCCTGTTGGATATTATAAGTATTCCATCGGGTAACGAGCATCCTGTAGATATTACGGATTTTCAGCTAAAGCACGATTTCTTTAGAGCGTTGCAAGCAGATAATAATATAGTCCGTGTCAACATCTTAGGATATGACAAGAACCAAGTAATGTATTCAAGCGATATAACATTCAAGAAAATGGTATCGGTTATTTCATACGAAATTGCTATGTATACAGTTAATGCGGTAGTTCCATATTGCTCTACTGATAATATTGATGATACTTTTGTTGATGCTGCAAAAAGCACCGAGAGTATAGAGTTTCTCAAAGACAAATCTAATTGGCTGATTATTGGGAACGATGATCTGGCTGATAAATTTGGGGTTGACAATATAACAATGGAGGATTTCGTCAATGGAGAACTTGGAGAATATTCTGAAGGAGCTAAGACAGCAGAAAAGAGATAAACATATTAAACCGGAAATCTTGACCTTAGCAACCATAAAGAATAGGTACGGAAAAGACCCGTTACCTGAGTTGCGTAATTTATGGGCAAAAGGACTGGTTAAGAATTGTAGAACTTTAAATGATTTAGGCTTTATATACAATGGATAAGGAGTTAATAAAGAAGTTAGTAGCACAAGGCAAGGCTTATGTACTTGACTTGCGAGGTGGTCGTGTTCCTTATAAGGAAGGTAATGCTGCGGCAGTTGATTTTTACTGTCCACAAGATGTGGTATTGAATATGCCTTGGGTGAAAATGGGAAGAGGTCACATAAATCTGCATTTAGGCGTGGAACTTCCTAAAGATGTTGGCTTGGATATTCGTTCACGTTCCGGCTTTACTGACAAAGGAATGCAAGTTGATGTGGCCTTTATTGGCAAGAACGAAACACAAGTTGGTTACATGACTAATGTTAGAGCGGATATTGATATTTGCCTAGGTCTGGTCGATGAAGATTATAGGGACAATATTGGTGCGCTTTATAGAGTTAATTCCGACCGTTATATGCCGACAAAGGATAGCAAATTTAAACTAGATTCAGATTACGAATATTATGTTTTCGTAGTCAAGAAAGGCACTCGTGTTTGCCAGGGCGCATTCCGCAAGGTAGAAAATCCAGATTGCATACTTGGAGAGTTGAATATGGAAAATAATCGTGGAGGAGGATACGGACATGGTGGAACAAAATAACAATGGGTGTTGCGAATATGCTAACAAGTATATCTTTGTGATAAGACGTTTGGCAGACATGATTGAATGCAAGGATAATGCCGTTTTCGTGTCATCTCTAAGGGAGGACTTCGGAAAGCTCGGATTATTTTCAAGCGCAGCCAATTTCCTTCGTCTTATGTATGAGATACGAGCATCTTCTGAAGACAAAGAAACCTTACGAAGCCATATCAGTGTAATGGCGATGGAAGCCTTGCTTACGCTCTCTTGGTATATTGTTTCAGATTATAACGACATCATCGAGTCGCAAATCGAATTGTTCAAAACCAAAAATAAGCGGTATGGAAACGCATTTTCTGAATGTTTTGCTAAAGATGGTTATCCGTATGCCTTCGGTCATTTGCAAGAGAAGATTAATCGTATTTGCTCTTTGCTGACTTTGAACGAGGATGCTAAAGAAGAGCCTGTCCTAGACAGCTATAAAGATTTATTGGGGTATTGTATTTTAACGCTTATCGAAATAAAATGAGATACCGAATAACAAGAATAGAAAAAGTTATCAATGGGCAGAGTTCGTACGAGCACTGCTCGTTGATAGTTTCTAACATAGAAAAGTTTAGGAAACAAATAGATGCAGACGAGGTTAACTTCGTCTATGAAATGTTGGATTAAAAATAGAAAAGAATGAAAGAACCAGACATTGAAATGAATCTAAAGAAAATCATGGAACGCATAAAATGGATTAGAGAAACTAAGGCCATCTTATCCAAGGAAGAAATAAGTCTTTCCATTCCATTGATGCAAGACTTATCGCAAGTAGGCAATATTTACGATAAGTTTATGAGCTATCATGCCGGACGAAATTCCACAATGGTACGCAAGCAATTTATCTTTGTTATTCTTTATCTTTATTCTCCTAGTGCCCTTGGCGGTTCTAAGATGAGAAGAGGGTTAAGAGAAAAAATCGCTAAGGTTTTGGGGTGTACATGTTCTAATGTAAGCCATGATTACAAAAACATCAGTTTCTATTATGTTACTTACCGAAGTTTCCGTAATGACGTGAATGAGATATTGGATAAGCTATTAATAGATTTGGGTTTAAAAGAGATAGGGGAAGAATAACTTCCCCTACCCTTTTTAAAGCAATCGCAACTCTTGTTTAATACCAAGCTTTTTTGACTCTTTATTAAAGAACTCTAATTTACGTTTTACTTTATCTTTAAATTCCTCAAACAATGCTATTAAAGCCTCTTGCTCGGTATCAAAAAGTGATTCCTCTCTAATTGTATGCTGTTTAGTTCGTTCACAATAGTCGGGTTTGTATTTATAATCTATCCACCAACCTGAAGGATTTAATTCGTTCCCCTCGAACCAAGAAACGTTGCAGCATCCCTTTATAATACAGCGTTGCGGATGTTCAAACCAACCATCTATATACCAAGCAATATCACCATTCCTATATTTTGGGATGGGTCTTTCCTCTTTGTTCGTATACTTATATTTTCCCATATTCAAGTTTTTTATTACTTATAGAAATCCCTATTATAAATACCTGATAACTTTTGCATATCTTCCTCTGTTATATAGTATTTTCGATTTAACTGATATTGAATATAATCTCCATACTCTACATCTTTACATGGAAACAGCTTTCCGTTATCAATTCGTTTGAATATTATATTATAATCTGTCCTCACTCCCTTATTAATAATTGAGAAGTGACTTCCTACAGACTCTCGTTTATCTATTACTTCATACCAAAAAGTTTTACCTTTATGAGAATCATCATCAATAACCATATAAACAATAACTACTATTATAAAAAGAACAAATAAAAGCTTAAAAAAATAGTTGTCTTTTTCCATATTACTAATGTTTTACTACTTCCAAATACTTTAACTTTGCGAATCGGTATGAATTGTATATTTTTACATACGTACATACTCTTGGAGTAAAGGTAGAAATACAACCATCAAAGTTATCAAATCCTAAGATGATATATTTCTTATCAAGATACCCTGCCACATATGCGCCAATATCCTTGCCTTTAAAAAGAACTCGCTCACCTATATGAGCCTTAAAAAATTCCTCGTTTGTCATAACCGCCATACTATTTTAGTTCATCAAAATCAAGCCACTCTATCTTATCGTAGCACTCGTACAGAACTTCTATACGCTGCGTTCCGTCTCCTCTAGTGACAATCCATACATCATCACTCATTGCTCCATAGTGAAGAGCCGTAGGATTTACGCCACCTCCACTATATCGGAACATCACCCACTTTCTTAATGGAGGCTTATCTTCCTTTAGGTCGTGCCATAATGATGAAGCATTCACGTAAGGAACGTTTTCTGTGTTACAATCAGTAACACCAATCTTTTCTGTACTGAACGTTACCCCGTTCAGTTCATTGTAATCTACCTCATCTTCATTGCTACAGATATTGAGATAAATCTTCTTAGGTAAATTCTTTATTTTCATATCCCTTAAACTTAATTTATGAATATTTACCAATTCCAAATGTCAGCGTATCTTTCATCTGGTGGTGTTTTAATCTTTGGAAATATAGGAGTATTGCTGATAACACGATGGTCGCAACTTCCTGTACTTCCACTAGTAAGTGGCTCTCCGTTACAGACTAATCTATATTTACATTCATCACATTGTATGTAATTCATATCACTTGAATTTAATGATAAAAAACTCGGTATCAAGCCACTCATCGGAACACCAACCTTTCTTTGGCTTACCGATACTAATGCTCTCTATCTCCTTCTCAATTCGTGGACTATCCTTGCGGTAGCCGTTGATGAAGAGAACGTGGGTGAATGGCTTGTATTCCGGTTCACCTGTCACACAACAATAACCGCCGTACTCATCAAAAAGCACTTCGCCGCCTTTGGCTTGCTGGTTTACAAGTCGGGATGCCCAATACGGCTTTATCTCCCGATACTCTTCATCCTTTCTTTCGTCAGCAATCATGTCGAACCATTGCTTGCTGACGGTGAGGGTCAATACTTTCTTTTCCATCCTTACACCTCCTCCCAGTCTGTTGCGAGAATAGTCTCAGGAAGTAACCATAAAACTGGTGCAGCTCTTCCTACGCTATTATACATTAATGCCTCTGAACCAAGATAGTTCTTATCAATGTATGCGTATGTGCCGTCCGCAAAAATCTTACGTCTCACTTTCTTCCCCTCCTTCATTCTTCTCAGAGCCTCCGAGAAGTCAAATGTTTCCTTGCTCATTATAATTTTGCTTTAAAGTTGTAAATTGGTTTAATAACATCTATCACATCAACCGTAGGTTTTATTAGCTCAACAATCTCTTCTGTTGATTTATATGCCATAGGTGCTTCGTCAATCGTCTCTTCGCATACAGAACTAGAATAGATGCCATTCATTTCATTCTTGTAAGAATCCATAGATAACTCTTTCTTCGCTTGCGTACGAGACATCAATCTACCTGCTCCATGTGGGGCTGAGCATAACCATTCCTTGTTTCCTTTTCCCTTGCAGATAAGAGAACCATCACGCATATTCATTGGGATAATGACTACCTCATCCTTTTTTGCACTGATAGCTCCCTTTCGCAATATACCCTTGTCTGTATCTATATAGTTGTGAATGGTTGTAAAAGAATACTTATCTGAATTAGCATCAATATCTACGCCTAAAGCATTTACAAGTCTGTTGGCGATAATCATTCTGTTTTGTTCAGCATATTTTTGAACTATGCGCATATCATTGAGGTAGTCATTAAGCAAATCACCTTCCAAGTAAGAAAGTTCCTTGCTTATATTTTTAGTACCTAATGACTTAATAACACTCTGTATCTCATTTTCTCTGCCTTCGCTTTTTAGCTTGGCAATAACCTCAGACTTATCAGCTATTTTCTTACGACAATACTCGTAGGCAAGTTTTTGGTAATAGTTGCATACCCTAACACCAAGGTTTCTACTTCCTGTATGTATCACAAGAAACTTCTCTCCTTCTTCATTTGCATCTAACTCAATAAAGTGATTGCCACCGCCAAGACTTCCAACAGAACGATATACTATTTCCATGCTGTCAAGACAATCCCAAGCACGGAATTTGCCAAACATACAACCATCAACCAATCCGTTTATGTAGGCTGATACTTCTCCCTCGTTGACATTAAAACCAGACGGAATCAACTTATTGACTGCTTCATCAAATTTCTGCAAGTCAATATCAACTTTACCAAGTCTTACGACTTTCATGCCGCAGCCTATATCTACTCCAACAGTGTTAGGAACTACTCTGTTGTCAAGCTCTATTACCGTGCCAATAGTGCATCCTTTACCTGCATGGCAATCTGGCATTATTCTTATTTTACAACTATTGTAAGCCTCGCTATTAGATAGGGTTTCTATCTGTTTGATAGCTTCATCTTCTATTGTCTTTGCGAAAATCTTTGTAAACTCATTCATATCTTGTTCGTCTAAAATTATTCGTTTCTCCATACACTATTTTATCTTACAATTACCATAACTTTCCAATCAAATGATGGTCGTGCTTATCGAAAGCAATTCCATACTTGAACATTTCTTCAAAAAGCATAAGACGCTCCTCGTTGGTAGCCAACCGAGTAGATTTCTTTTTATCCTCGGTCATTGTGAAATGAGAGCCTACCATTAAATTCTTAGCTTCCTTGTGAAGATAAAGATAGCAGAAGAGATTGTAACACTCTGGTCTCCAACGCTTACATAACACAATCCAATAATTATCTATCACAACTATATTGCCTTCGGCAACAATATCTTCAAACATATTATTTTCCATACGCTACTTCTTTTTACGACAAGGGCAACTTTCTGCGTGAACAACGCAAACACCATGTTTCGTGTCCACAACCAGATAATCGTGTCCTTCCTCTGTGAATACTGACATACCAATCTTCTTTGCAGGTTCATTGCTATTAGCCAAAGAGCGAATGCCCTCAAAAATCAATGCTCCTACAAACAAACACAAGACAAACCAAACGGCTGACTTAATTAAGTTTAAAATCTTATTCTTCATACGCTACTATTTCTTTCCGTAATACTTCTCTGATAAGCCGTTGAATCGCTCATAGTTCGGCAACTTGGGAGAGATTTCAAACTTCATCGTTGTAACATCATATCCTCTATCAGTCATTTCTTTGACAAACTCTTTGGTGAAGACCTTATCGAAAAGATAATGAGCATCTGTTTGAGTCATAAACCCTAGAGGATGATAAGCACCAATGCAGTTCTCTTTCTTATCCCAATATGCCGTTAGCTTATCTTTCTTTAAAAGTCTCATATCTTAATTAATTTCCTCCTCAATCGTTTTGAGATAGTAAATTGTATTATTGATACCTGTAAGTTCCTTACAAGGCCTTTGGTAAGTCTCAGAGATTTGTTCCAAATCCTTGATAAATTGTTGTAGCTTAATTTTATCCTCCCAATCGAGAACTACTACATTTCTTGTTTCTTCTTTCATACGCTAAAAAGGTATTTTTTTATTACTACTACGAAAATGCATATGTTTTCTTCTCCACGCTAAATTATTTTCTACTTTAATATGCCCGTCTGGGAATTGATGTACTCTATCCCAATAAGCAAACATAGAGAATATATTTTTCATACGCTACTCCTCCTTGTCGAATTTATTGCCAACAACATAAACTTCAAATAAATTAACAAATGGCTCGTAATTGTCAACTTTATCTAAACTCTTGAAGGCAAATGTTCCTTCATTTTCAATATAAACTACCTCATAGAGATTGTCTATACATAATAAGTCATAGCTATCATGCACTATATCGCCTTCCCAAATTTCATTGCAGTCTTCGTCCATTATTCCTGTGAACTGACAGACTGTTTCTGGAATTACTTTGTAAGGAGTTAAATAACATCTATCATCTTCATCACTTTCTTTACGATGAATATACGCTATTCCCTGAGAGTATGTAAGTGAACCCTCTAATCATTCCCCGTTATCAAGACGCTTTGCCTTGAATCTTATGTTTTCTATTTTCATAAGCTATTATTTTAAATCACTTGCACCATCAGCAATGCCAACACTATATCTCTCGACAAACTCAGCAGAGCGTGCTGCCATTCCTTTAATCATTGCCTTTTTATGTGAGACGTTACCAGTAGTTAAAACATCAGCTTCTTCGGCAATATTATTAAACCATTTGATAATCTTTTCTCGTAACTCATCCGTTATTACATATTCTTTCATAACTATTCTTCTTTAAGTTCTATGTGATTCTATAAACTTAGTCAAATCGAGAGGGAACTTCTTTTTAAGTTCTCTTTCACGTTTACGTCTCTTCCTTCTTGTAGGTGGTGGAACGTATTCATCTAAGAATGCAAACGTTTTCTTGCAATTAGCATTTAATACTGGGATATATACATATATACATCCAATAATGCCTTTAATAATTCTTCCATATCAATCTTCTTTAAGTTCGACAGGTTCATCATTCCAAGATAATTCTCTTCCGATGAGCTTTTTGATAGAGCCTTGTGGAAGAGGAATTATCTGGGTTTTATCTTTGCCCCATAACCTACGGAATAATTTCTTCGGTCTATCTGAAAGAATAACTTCCACACCATGATAATTAACTGCTACCCATGCCATAACTATTCCTCCAATTTCAAATAATCAGTTCCATCATTACGACTGTCTTTTAGGAAGTCATTAACTTCTTCCTTGTAGGAATAACCACAATCCTTCTGAAGAGCCTTTATCTTCTTATAACCGATACCAGCTTCACGGCAAAGTTGTGCAGCTAGACTATAATCTTTGGCGTAGCCAATTATGTTTTGAATAACTGACCACTGACCTCGCTCGAAGTCAGTAACGCTATCATCTTGTGGAATGCCCAATGCTTTGTGGCATAGCCCACACACTCTAACCATTTCTTTTTCAAGCTGCTCAAAGGAGTACTGTCTCCAGTGATATGTAAGGTAGCTTGCACTACCTAATGCTTCTTTAACTTTATTATTCATACTTATTCATCCAACTTTTCAATAGGTTTCCAATGAGTTATATTGAACGCAATAGCACAAAGAAATCCATTTTCATCTGTATTCCAACCTTTGCATTTAGTCCTACTTGTCTTCAATACAATTTCAGGAGTTTCTTTATTTGTTACCAAAACGCTTTCATCGTAAGGTGGCAGTCCATCCTCAACAGATACCCAGTCTGACTTTCCTAACTCTATCAAAGCATCATGCAATAAGCTATTTGCCTTTCTCAAAGGAGCATTATGCTTATCGCATCCAAATTCCAAGCTATCAATATTGCTGTTGATAACTTCTTGTATCAGCTCTTTAACTTTCTTCTTATCCATAGTTACAAATTAAAATATTCACGTATCTGCTCACCTGTCATGCGATATACCTCAGATATTCGGCAGTCTCTAATTGGGCTATCCCATGCACTGATATATTCATCATTACAACTACCATCAGCAACACGCTCTACGGCTTCTTCTGTTCCTGTTGCAAATCCAACGCTTAAAAGTTCCTTTTCCTCGTCACTAAGCCCTTTTCCTTCCAAAGCAATATTTAGAGCGATTTGCAACTCGTCATGAGCCTTATCTGAATAGCCTATAGCCTTATCAATATGACTATTGATTGATTTCTCTTTCTTATCCATATTCTATATTGTTTCTTGTTTAACAACTTCGTCAAGCCTTGCCTCCATCTGCTGAATGATATTGTCTATTGTCTTGCCTCGATGGTCGGCAGCAATCTCTTTGAGGACTGCTATCTGGCTTGCTAATCTGAATCTGTCTGTCATATTCTTCTTTTAAATTATTGAATACAAAAAGCGGCAACCCAGCTTGTGGATTACCGCTTATAAAGTGGTCGTTAGACCTATGTTTTAAAATTTGCTGATATAGCCTACTCTAATAAAGGAGAGTCATTTCCTGGAGATAGTTTTCTGAATTTGTGGGCAGCATTATGCTTGTTAAGAGAAATCAGTTGCTCTTTTGCCATTTTGTGTAGAGCAACAAAACGCTCTCTCGGAGACTTACCTTCTTTTATCATTTCAGAATTGTATGCTTCCATTCCAGCTAATACTATAAGTTGGTTAATAGAGGCATAATCTCTAACATTCAATCCCTTTTTAGCCGCATTAGGATTAACTTTAGCCCAATCTTTAGCTGTATAACCGAACAAAGCAAGATTTAACATATCAGCTTCACTAGCATAAATATTACTAATATTCTTTTTTGTTTGCTCTATTGTAAGCTTAGGAATAACATAATCTTTTATGGTATCTGTCTGTACTGCATAATTCACCTTTGTTAGAAGCCTCTTTACGTCCCAATGCTCCAAAAGCGGATTTGATTCAACTTCCTTTAATCTTTGATAATCTTTTATCAAAAACAACTTAAACATAGGACTTATTGCTGCTCCAAATTCGAAAGCTATATCTTTATGAGCATACGTTCCTCCATATCTTCCAGACTTAGAATAAATGCCAATAGCGTTGGTTTCTTCTACCCAATTATTTACGCTCATTGTAAATGTCGGTAAACCAGCACTTTTTCTAAAGTGGTCAAATTCGACCACTTTAAAATTTGGGTTATAAACGGTCTCCCAAGCTCCTAAGAACTCGATGGTTGACCTGTTTCTTATCCAATTCTTAATAATGTCAGCAGCCCTATTCTCTTTATTAGAGGACTTGACCATATCTGTCAAGCAGATATAGTCATTATCATTTTCTCCAAGAAGCACAGAGATTTCTGTGCCTTGAACTGTAATTTTCTTATTCTTTGCCATATCATTTATATTTTAAAACGCTGCAAAGATACAGAAAATATTTGTAATCTCCAAATTTATTTACGGTAATCCACTAAGTCAAAGAACGCTTTTCTTTCTTTTTACCCTCTCCCTTTTACAGGAGAGGGTGGTTAGTTACTCAACATCTTCAAACTCAGAGGTAATTTCCTCGCCTGACTTCTTTTTGAAATCAAAGTAAGATTCTGTTTCATCGTCATACTCGCAACTAAGGCTGACATCATAGCCATCCCAGTTGTCAACTCCACCTGCTTCCAACAAGTCTAACTTGTATTCAGCTTTAAGAAGCTCTGCCAAACGTTCTGTACTAATTTTCTTCATTATTACTTATATTTATATCCCATAAGGGATGGTTAATAAATTACAACACAATCATCAAATACTGATACACTATCAACATTCATGGGTTGCCCATTTTCTTGTGTACCATGAGAATATGGGAAGTTGACTTCCATAGTCTTATCCTCTACCTTTGATAATTCGTTAATCAATTCTTCTACTGTCATATTCTATCTATTTATGCCCGAAGGCAGTTAAATAAACAAATACTCATCACAAGGCTCTCCAACATATTCTCTTGCTTCATCTATAGTATTAAACACCTTTCGTGCCACATAGATGAATGGAATACAACCGAATAGCATATTGTCTTGAACTATGTATCGAACTGGATGTAACTTTCCGATAATTCTCTTTGCCATCCTACACCTCCATTTTGTGATTAATACCAAGACCGAAGAGAAGGTGTTGTAAATCTGATACTGAATGCATATTTCTACGTATAAGATTGCCTCCAATATAAACATACCATGAGTGATTATCTAATTCCAACAATCTCAACTTCAAACATTCTTTTTCGATAAACCAATGATACATGCGAAAAAGCATCCATCCGTTCTTCTTTAGAATCTCTGGAGTGAGTGGAATACCTTCGATTACATTGACATTGATTTCTTGTAAAGTTTCATCCTCATCATAGTAGGTTGCATAATACCCATCACAATTATTAATAATTCTAAGACTTCCATGGATATAAACCAAATCTCCTGGAATATATAACTTATCCATACGCTTACTATTTTACTTCTTTAAAGATTACATTCTTTTTGTCTGAACGATATTTAGGAAGACACTTCAATCCAAGTGGAGCTGCACCACAATAGCCAGCCACTCCTTTAAAGGAGCATCCTTCACAAGTGTCATGTTCAACAGCTTCAAGAATAATAGTTACTCTTTCGCCTACTTTAAGCTCTTTCATACGCTTATTCTTTTATATATTCATTTACTTCACCCAAAACCTGTGTTAGCAGGTTCTTTAGAATCTTCAATTCATCATTTGAATATGTAGCTATAGGATAACCATCAAGGGTAGTTTCGCCAAAGTAGCTACGACTTATCTTTAACGAGTGTTTATTTTCTTTCATTTTCTTTGCCTTTTACAATATTGTACACTTGTTTTAACTCATCTGTTGATAAGCGTTTGAAATCAAAAGAACTGATAGCGTAGACGAGAGTATTACGAAGATTCTCTTCTTTAACATCTGATATTTCCTTTTCTGTAGGAACAGATATTCTTCTAATATTCCATCTATCACTACCGCATTGCCAGCCAGAATCTCTTTTAAATCTAGCGTTATTAACAATAATTTGAGTCTTTGTCACTTTATCAACCTTGGCGATATGTCTATGAGACATACCTGTAACTAGTACTTCATCGCCCTCAACTAAATCTTTAAGCTCTTTCATTACTCACCTCCTTTGACAATTAAATCAAGTAGTTCTTCCACAAATACCCAATCAGTAAAAGTATATGCTCTAACTCTAATTTCCCACATTTCTTGATATGTGTCACAAGCAGTTTCATTTAACATAGCGTTCATATCGTAGAGCTTTATATTACTATTCACTTTTGAGAATGCGAGAATCTTTCCGTTATCATTTCTAGGAACTTCGCTAGCAGGATGAAGCAATTTATTCAAATCGTTCAAGAACTCATTGATAGCCCACTTAGCACCTAGTCCAATAGCTTCTTTGATGTCCCCCTCATAGAACATTTCTTCCTTTTCATCATTGTTGAAGACTATCTCTTCGCCATTTAACAGAAATCTATCTTCATAGATTTCTTCCTTGGCAGCTTCTTTTTTCTTATCGTCTATCATAACTTACTTCTCCTTTAAACGTTCTATTAATTTATCTGCGATTTTGATGGCAGAATTAACAACACTGTCATACATAGAGTTAGGACGTTGTACAAGACCTGCTGCAACATCTTTTGCTATCTCATATCTTCTCTGCTCCCAAATGTTTTCTTCGTTATCATTATTCTGGGTAAAGCTTGAACAAAGTATTACATCCTCCTCATTTTGATTGGGTCTTTTGCTACAAAAAAAATATCTGGAGCAGTAACTACATAAACCTTTCATCCCTCACCTCCTTTCCATTCATCAGTTGTGCCAAGAAGGTGTGCAGTTTCCTCGTTGTAAGGGATGCACTCATCAAAACGCATACCTCCTACAGCTTCATACTTTCCACGTTTAAGTTGATATGCAAACTGGCAGAGACTCCAAGCAAAACATTCTTCTCCACGAATATCTCTCATCAAGCACCAATCCATAGGCTTGAACTCACACTTCTTTGACAAATCCACAATCTGTTTCTTCTCAGCATCCCAAGCTTTGCCTTCTTTGGCTAGAGCATCAAAGAGTTGCTGCTTTTCCGAGTCCGTGGCAAAGCGAAGTGTTCTACCATAAGTCAATATACTACCACATGTCGTTAATTTATTTTCTTCATTAAATATGGCAGCATAACACTGAGTTTCATCGTGTATATCAATAACATCATTCATTTTATAAATGAAAGTAGTTTCCACAAGTCCCTTCTCACATTTCACTAACAAAACATCCCCATCCTTGAACTCAAGCTGCTTTTCAATCTCCAAAGTTTCAAGGTTGAGTTTACCGCCCAAACGTTCCTCGATGGTGTTGATGTAGGTTTGAGCAGCATCTTTACCTGCTTTTTGGAAATCAGAAGTTAGCAATCGTTCTTTTTCATAGAACTGTTCTGTATCATTATTCTCTTTCCAAAGATAATATTTCCCTAAGAAAGAGCAATATGTATCATCGACAAATCTTTCAAATATAATATATACATCCCCATCTTTATTAACCAAGACATCGCCCTTTTTCCAATCGAATTTGCGCCAATCACGCATTTCCTTTGATGGAAAAACGACACATTCTCCATCATCATACAATTTGCCGTTTTTATCAAGATGCCCTTCTCCACCATTCATAAAACCAAATTTTGAATTATAGAAGGATATTTTGAAACTTTTATCATCCACTTCTTCTAACTTGCATTTACCACAAGCGGAAGAATATAACTTCGTTCCTTGCGGCTTATCCTTTAGAATTTCCACAATATTAATCTCAGTTTTCATAACTAAACCAATTTTTGCATTAAACAATACTGGTAGTAACTCATACTACCAACGTATTTTGATATTTTTGGCAGCTCACCATCATAAGGAGTGACTTTCAAGCCATCAATGAAATCAGCATTCTCAGTTGATACCTCGGTATCATGCTCATTCATAAACACCTTTTGCGCTGTCGTAGAATGGCTTTCAGTTCTAAGCTTACCGAGTGACCGCCAAACCTGCTTGCTATGGATGAACAATCCATGCAAAGGAATAGTCTTTACTTCTACTTTTGTTTCCATAACCTTTATTTTAATACATCTATTCTCTATCTAAATAAAACGGGGAATATCGAAATATTCTCATTTCTCTTCTCATATCAATCTCAGCTAAACGATCAGCTTTATAAAGCTTAATATATGGCTTATCTTTGAGATATTGAATAAATTCGACAACAGAATATTCTTTCTTTTCCATAACCTTAACCATTTAAAGATGATAATAACTATTTGATACCCTTGCGCCCAAATCGAAGCATCCCACGGCATCCGGTTTTAAGAAGCGTTTCTCTAACTTCTCCAAAGCCACTTTATACTTCTGCTCCATGTGCTTGCAATGAAGTCTCTGAGCTAATTTAAGTTGCTCGACAACACCCTTGCGAGCAACTCTATATTGTTTGTCGGACATCATAGCCTTATTCGTTCACATAGTTGATTACTTGCTCTTGACCTTGCTCATGCAAGTTATCGAAAGCGTCTTCTATAACTTTAGCTACTTGGTCGCCATTAAGGTTATCCAGTATTTCTCCAGCTACTTCAACCATCTTGTTTATAGGTAAGGAACTGAACTTTTCTACTAAAAAGTTCTTCTGCTCGTTGATGGTCATATCATCGAACAAGTCCGACAAATCTACTTCAACTTTATATTCTGCCATAATTTGAAATTTTAAAAGTAATTAGTTGTACCACACATCATTTGGCATAAGAGCCAATGTCCATCCATACTCTAGTTCATACCTTAATATTTCAAGGGCGTGACTCGTTACAGATGAAAGACCTACAAAGTTATTTTCGTACTCCATATCCAAACCATTTAGTTACCATACTTGTAATGCAAATAATTAGCCTCTGAGCCGAAATAAAGCTCGGTATCGCTCATATTTGCCTCCGTCAAGTCATTCTCTACATCTTTATAAGAAGGCACGCAATCCTTAACTCTTTGGCAGAACAAAGGATATTTTGAAGAAACGTCTTCTCCGTCTTCATTATAGATATTAATCTTATCTACATTGTAATATGGATAAGAAGAAATATTTCCATATGAATGGATAACCTTTCTACTCTTAACGGACACCACGATTTCAGCAGGTTTGTTAATAGCATCAAACTCGCAAGTAAAATCATCAAGTTGCGCCTCAAAAGCCGCATCATTAAACTTTTCAGATAAGTTTTCAAAAAACTTTTTCACTTTCTTCTTACAGTTTTTATGGTGTGTCTCACCATTTTTAATTAGTAACCTTTATTTCTTAATTACGATGCAAAGATACAAAGAATATTCGAAATATGCAAGTTATTTAATGTATTTCTTATAGCTTTTAACACTCTATAATAATACAAACAAATAATTTGCTGACGTTAACACAAAAATCCCCACCACTACATTATTATATATAGTGATGGGGTAAACACCAAATGGTATTTTGCCTTTGGGCTATTTTTCTTCCTTATCTACAATTTCAACGAAATCTCCAATGCCCAAACGAGCATTGTTGATGCAAGACGCAATCCAACCAATCAAGTAGGCTGAGGGCTCGCCGCCGTGTTCCAAGTCAGTATATTCCTCGATGGCATCGCAGACGTGAGAAGCTTCATGGCAGCAATAGTTCATCGACATAACCTTCTGACACGGAAACGAGACAAGAACGCCGCGTCTTCTGTCGCTCTTCCTGACAGCATCGGAATACGTAACGCCGCCGTAATCACTATCGGGAGCATTGCACTTGTCAAAACATGAATCTATCAGCTCTTTCAAGTCTTTACCGATGTGTACCCAAAGTTTCAAAGGGTAGATTCCGTTTCCGTATTCGTAATATCCTTTCTTCTTCATACCTCATCGTTTTTATGTTTTTCCCATCCTGCTTTTGAAAAGGCATACCAAGTATCACAAATGTCAAGAGCGAGAATGTAGCCTTGGTTAATACAAAAATCGCTATCAAAGCCTTCGATATGAACATACATCAGTGCTATAGTATCATAAGGAACGCTACGACCTTCAAAACAAGGGTTTTTAAAATTCTTAGTCTTGTATAAACTTGTAACAATTGGCACTTGAAGAACGTCTGAAATATTCTTAGTGCTAATCTCTATCGACTTCTTAAACTTCTTCATATTCTCAACTATTTAAATTTCTCAAAGTAGAACACAATTTGTCTATCAAAGTGCTCTTCGATTAAACCATAAGCAAGCGACATCTTTACTTGGAAAGAAGCCTTACCATTAAGCAATCCTTTAGCCTGTCTAGTAATCTCCGAACGAAATTGTTCCAAACTCATATCACGCTTACGAAGATTACAAGACCTGCAAGATGGCATATAGTTCTCCATGGAATCATCGCCATGGAATACGACAAATTTTCCCTCCTTGTCGCTCCACCGAGAGTAACAACCTCGATTTTTCGGAACAAGATGGTCAACCTGCATATCCTTATACTCTATACTCTTGCCGCAATAAGCACAATGCCCATCGTATTTGCAATATATTTTAAGTCTATCTTCTTTTTTCATAATCGTTAATTATGTAACCTACCAATATGCCACTTAGAGCAAACCTTGCATAAGTAAGGATGCCAGCCGGAAGCCTTCAACTTCGAATTCTGATTTAGAAACTCCCAAGCATCATCCTCGCTTTCATAAGCTACCTTTGCCTTCCAAGATTGACCCTTTCTAACCCAATGCTCAGGATCTGGATGCAAATGACGAGAAATACATTTATTTCTTTTCTTCATAACTTCTTCAGAAATTTAAGTTGAAACCCTTCTGCCTTTTTTATTCCTGGGTATAGCTTCGTTAGAACCTCCCATGCTCTTGTCTTGTGCCGATGCCACATCGTAACCGGATGCACACGCTCACCACTTGGTAACACATAGAAATCTGCCTTAATGGTATCAATATGCTCATAGTTTGCAGCTTTATATATAGTTCCCTTGTTACCTATGGACGTATCGGCATAAGATATAAGGTACTTGATTTCCTTATGTGTTGCCCTAATATACTTATGCAAGAGAGATAGGCAAATCGTCTCGCTAAACTTTGGCATATCATCAGACAACCACATTCTGTCAAATTCCCTCACTTGATGGTAATCCAACACTTCGCCCTTTTCAGTCTTGATGTGCGGTCGGATTCCATACCCTATTTGCATTGCACCCCTTATCTTATCCTTATACAATACCAAAAGATTCAAGCAACTATTCTTCGTTACCTTGTGTGAAAAGTGATGAGGAACTATGATTGCATCTGCTTGCGCCTTATCGCACTCCATCAGCTTTATTCCCTTTTCTTTGCACTCGTAACCGATAACAAATCCGCAGAAGCCTAGCACTGGGGACTTGTTCAACTTTCTTCTTCTCATATCAATAATACCTCCAAAAATAACGTTTGAAATTGTCTAGCAAATGCTCTATACAAGCTTTGATTTCGCCTTCTCTCAAGAATCGGTTGCAAAAACCTATCAATTCATCACGTACCAACCCACGTTTTAAGGCTTCGTCTCTCATGGCTCTTATAAGAGCATCCGTTGTCTCTTTATTCCCATTTCTTACAACAGAATCACATTGAATAATCTTACACATACCCATAGTTTTAAAAAAGACTTAATTGCCTACTCATGTTCTTTAATTCGTTATTGGCAAAATCGACTTGTCGCTGGTCTATCTCAAAACCTATATACTTTCTTTCAAGGTTTACGCAAGCTCTTGCCGTTGTACCGCTCCCCATGAATGGGTCTAGAACAACATCACCAACATTTGTCGAGTTTCTAATTTTTTCAGTCTGATTAATCAAACCATCCTTATCCTTGCGCTTGTTCGTTGGAATAGGAACACTTAGAATGTCAGATGTACCACATTCATTTATCGGTCTATCACCACCTTTGCGTAGCATGATGATATATTCTTTCTGTGCCATATAATAGCGGCCACATATTTTTGCGCACTTATCCCATATTAAGCATTTGGTAAAATGGAACTCACTTTTTCCGACCACATCAAGAAAGTGCATTAAATTATAATCATTACACATCAGATAGCAATGCGACCTGTCCTTTAATATCCGGTACAAATCATTGATGTAGTCCGAAATATCAATATCGTTACTCTTGAATATCTTGCCCTTTCTTGTTTGAGATTCCGTCCAATATCCTCCCATACTCCCTGAGCCACCCCTAGACTGAACCGGATAAGCCACATCGGAACATACGAGGTCTATGCTATCACTATCAATCAGCTTTAAAAGCTTTCGACAATCACCTTGATAAATTCTATTTAACTCCAGCATATCCAAACATATCTTTTTGATTTAACATTTCTTCCTTAATTCTTCTTTGTGCCACCTTGAAATAATCCTCATCCAATTCAAAACCAAGGTAATTCCGATTTGTCCGCATACAAGCCAGAGCAGTACTTGCGCTGCCAATAAAGCCATCAAACACCAAATCTCCTTCGTTCGATGATTTCAAGATGCATTGCATAAGCAAGGGGATTGGCTTCTCGTTCTGATGTACCAACTTATCTGATGGAACTCTATCAAAGTCCCACACGTCCTCCAAACGCTTGCCGTTTATGATTCGTCTGCCTTTATTCAAGTACAGGATTGGCTCGTAACATTGACCATATTGCGCATCTAAATCTCCAGCCGTATGGTTGTTCTTTCGCCAAATGAGCACATTCTTAATGATAAACCCTGCGTTCCTCGCTTGTTGCATAAAAAAATCCAAGGTCTTGGCACTACAGAAGATATAAGCAGCACTATCATCCTTCAAAATCCGGTAGCATTCGCTCATATAATCAATAATCAATTGCTCATTATCGTCATTGAGTATTTCCTTCGAAAAACGATGGTCGTCTGCTCTCCATCCCGTCTTATAGGAGATACAATATGGTGGGTCAGTAACAATTAAATCTACTTTCCCGCTCTCTATTTGTTTCATTCCTTCTATGCAGTCGGAATTGTATATTCTATCAAATTCAAGCATATCAAATCCCTTTTATAGCGTTAATATAAGCTTCATGAGCCTCTTGTTGCGTATCAAAGCAACCTATATATATTTTCTTTTTACCTATCTGATACTGCGCTTGCCATTTTCTTACACTCTTATTCCAAGTCACACCCAAATATTCGGAAGAGGTTTTCTTTGCTATAGCAGAATAAATCACATTGTATCTTGCGGTGCAATACTCCAAGTTGTCTACATCGTTATTCGTCTTGTCGAAATCCTTATGATTCACCATCGGCAACGCTTCTGGATTCTCCAAGAAAGCCTGAGCTACCAAACGATGGATATAAAACATCTTGCGCTTTCCGTTCTTGTAAAGCCATACCTTCAGATAACCTTTTGGTGTCTTGCAAGGTACGATTTCCTTTAATTGAGACGTTCTCCCAATAGTAAAAACATGTCCCAGCTTGCTAACATAATACCTTTCGTAATTCTTTATAGGCTTTATATCACCAAGAAACCTTGTTATACATTTATCTTTCATTGTTACCTCCTTTTTCAAAGAAACTTGAATATATGGCTTGCGCCTCCTTTGTATCTAGCAAATCAATATCATTGTAAAACCTTCTGTACACAACGCACAGCCTTTCGTCATTTCCGGTGTCTCTTGCTTTAGCTATTTGCTGACAAGACTCCATGAGAAATGCACTTATCTTCTCATAACTTCGCTTCTGTGTCTTCTTTAGCATATCCATGCTTACAAAGGTTTTGTAATGGATGATATGCTTTTCTTGCTCGTATTCTGTGAGTATAAGCCCTTCCGGAATAGCAAATACCACTCTTCTTGTCTTGTCATCACTATAGAGCTGAACAGCACCTGTAAACGATGTATATATCTTTTGCAATATCTTGAGAATCGGTAAGTCTTTTTTCAAAAACCTTTCTGCAAATCTCTTCAGAAAATGAACGCTCATAGCAAAACAATCTTCGCTATACCCCTCGTTTCTACTCATAGGAATATACTCGTTGGTTTCCTTCAGATAAATGAACAAACCGGAAGCAAATACATCGCCATGTTTTACACCTACAACGATGAAATAATCGGCATTAGGTGTAGCAAGCTCAAAGGTCTTTGTTATTTGTCTTACGTTCTGCTTTCTCATTTCACGTTTAAGCTCATTAGCTTTTCGCATCTGAAACTCATAGATTCTAGCTTCATCTAAGTTTCGTACTCTACGCATCTCTCCCGATGTCATACTTGCTGTTATCATGCGCATTCCTCCTTTTTTATTTTAGATAGCCAGCAATCCCAGATTCTAGTAGCTACATTAGCCATCATAACTGGAGGCACACACATACCACAGGCAAACCAAGGCTTCATACCATTAAAGTCATAATCCATAGGGAATGTTGAGGCTAAAATCGTATCATGCGCCGACATATAGCTTGGATTATCAAAATACACAAGTCTATCTTCCATTGCTGATATAGTATTGCATACCTTATTCTTTTTAAGAAACATATTATTGAACATAGAAAGACGATTATCCATCCGCTTGACAATATCACCGATAGAATTGTCCTTTTCGTTTCTATACTCCCAATACTTCATCATTCCTTTAGGAATCTGTCTTCCATTATAGTCCGAGAACTCATCCAAGACAATTTCTTTCTCGTTGAAGTCCATATCTATCTTAGGCACTCGCTCGAACAAATCCTTCTGAACCATAAACGGCTTGCAAAGGTCTTTGCGTAATCCTAGAAAGAACACCCTAGGTCGATTCTGAGGAACACCCATATTACGTGCATTAAGCAACCAATGCTGCAAGATATATCCGGCATTATCCATCTGCTTGTAAATCTCTTTCACGTACTCGATAGCTTCACCTTGCAACAAACCTTGGACATTCTCAAAAACCACCACCTTTGGCTTTAGTTCTTTAGCAAGGTCAATAGAGTAGAAAGCCAAATCGTCAAGCCTTTGCGCCTTCTGACCTTCTCGGAATACTTTTTCCTTTCCCCAAGCCTTTTGGCGGTCACCTGCAATACTGAATACAGAACATGGGAAACTAGCATCCAATATATCCAAATTATGCAACTCTTCTTTCATAATATGCCCCCCCATATTGATATTGGTAATCAACTCACGAATATCACAATTGAAAGAATACTTGACATCGTGATTCTTCAAGTACATCTTCATAACCTTTGGGTCTATCTAATTACAGGCTACAACATCGTAGCCAGCTAGTTTGTAACCAAAGGAACTTCCACCTCCACAACAAAAGCAAGACATCACCTTACCTTTGTCTTTTGTGAAATTAGCATCTTTTTTAGTCCATCTATAAGGGAACTTGTGCTCGTTTTTATACATTTATCTACCATAAAAAACAATCGTTAATAAAAACCGATGTATAAAAATAACCACAAGTAATATGGTTGTAAAAAAGGGACTCTAACCCTTGAATTTAGATTCTGTTTTCTTCGACAATGCGTCTTAAATAATCATCCGCAGCGTTATCGTCTATTTTTGACTTAAGAGACATTCCTGTGTTATATCCTATCATTAAGGACACATTCTTGCTCTTTTTCTTGTTCTTTCCATATTGCCAGCTAAAAAACTTTCCTAGCCAAGCTATACCAACAATACCATCTGATACTACTATTGTCGGAAACAAAACAAATACTCTATATATCATCGCAATCTAATTGAGAGTTAAAAATATATCTGTTCTGATTCAACCAAAGCTCCACGTAGTCAGCCTTGATTTTCAGAAATTCTTCGTATGTGTAGCATTTCTGCTGCTTACCACCTTTGTTCCAATAATAGGCAACTCCTCCCAAAGAAAAGAAGTCTATCAAGTCCATTTCCTTTCGCTCCGGTTCTTCACGTTTTTTCTTTTGCCTATATCTACTTACAGCAAGCAATATGAGACAAACGCAAAGCAACATGGAAACCAGTATCTCGAATATCAACCTTACGTCTTGCATCTTATTTTAAACACAAAAACACGAAACTACCGATTGCAAAGTCAAAGGAATAGTGACTCGGACTGCCTTTCGGTATAGTCCATCGGGTTTCGTGTCTCTAATATCTTATCAATTTCTTAAATCGCCATTTTATCCTTTTTTGTTCTGCGCTTGCAAAGATAAATAATATTTCGCTAACTTGCAAGCGTTTTAGTGCTTTTAATACTTTATTTGCATTATTTTAAACTTATCCTTTTTTGAAGTTCATGCCAAACTCTTCTTCCGTTACCTCATACATTACATCACCACATGCTACTCTTTGCTTGTCTTTTGCCATCAGCAATAAGTTTCTATAAGGTATCTCTTTCACGACTTCTTGGTAAGATAAATGCAGACTATCCATAAAAGATGCAATCTGTCCTAAGAGTGTATCGTTACCTATGGTCGTGGTTTTGCTATCATCCTTGCCGCACTCTTCGCCAAAATTGATAGCGTCTGAAAATCCTTTATAGAGATTAAGGAATAAGCCGTTTGTAAGCCATTGACAACCTCTTCAAGCGTTCCTTTAGATAATTCATCACTAATGGATTCATCGCCTTGTATGAATACGGACAACGCCTTGCAAGCATCATCCAAATTCTTAAGCATGCATAAGACTTCCGCTAAGGTCTTGCCCTCTTCGAAACTATCAAGGTATTTAGCCGCCTTGACCAATTTTATAATTGTAGGTGGTGAAACGTAATAAGCCCTTCCATTCACGATTATCGTTACGGTGTCCTCTCCAAGAATTGCATCCGTAACTAATTTACTTGCCTTACTCATGGTTCTGAATATTAAAAAAGGGGAACGGCATTAACACCATCCCCCTCTATCATTTGTTGCCTATGTCTTATTCTTGTTCTACAACCGCAGAGCCTTCCCATTGGTACTCGCCAGCCACACCATCGATCTCGCTTTCCATAGCAACGGCAGAAATACCCAAAGTGATATTCTTATCCTGCTGGTCACCCTTGGCAACGATAGCCGCATTTGAGAAAACGATGTAGTTCCCTGTCTTGGTCTGAGCAACGATACACTTGTTGATATTAGCCAAATCTTGGCTAGAAGACCAACCTACCGCATCTGCCTCCGTTGTAGTCTCTTCTCCAGTTGCCTTGTACATCTTACCACCCTGCAAGTCTACCTTATTCTTCCATGAAAAGACACCAATAGAGAATGTAATTGTCTTAGCACCCTCATCGGTCTTGTCACGATAGTAAACCTGTCCGTTCAGCTCGTTCTTGTACTCGGTAACACTAGGGTCATCCTGAGAATATTCCCATGTTCCCTCATGGCTGTTCTTAACCTCTGTAGCGGTTTTCAACCATGTAGCCAACTTAGCAGGTGTATTTGCCTCGGTAAGAGGAGCACCATACCAAATTCTCTTGATTCCAATAAATGGTTTCATCTTATCTTACGTTTAATGTTTCAAAATCAATAGTAATGTTTGCGTAATGGCAACTCAACCTACTCTCTTGCTCTATGCCGTGGGAACGGATAGAATAGCGATACCATACATCCTCAGCTTTTCCGACCTCATTGTCGGACAGGGTTTGAATAGCCTTCTTTAAAAGCTCGTTCAATTGAGGATTAGCCTCGCCCTCTATATCTTTGAGCAATATGTTTACCTCTATAGTACAATCGTTGAAATATGTCTTGTCTGCACTCATGCGCTTAGGAATGATTACTATCATGCCTTCATCAGGAATCTTCTCACCGACCAAAGGTCTTTCCCCCTCAAGTCCACCCTTTGTCAGATGTCCTTTCAGTCTTCGTTCCAATCCCATAAGTTCCAAGTCATCATAGATTACATGACCAGCATCTATTTCTGTTATCATCGCATATCCTCGATTTCTTTCTTGATATACTGAATACCCGAATCTATAACATCATATCCCCTAGAGGAAACATCAGACGCATATTCCGCTTTGTTGCCAAGGGTCAAGGTGTGGTCATGTACATTACTATAGTTAGACCTTCTGAGATTACCTGTGCGGTTTCGGTAGTTTCCGTTAGCCTTATCAAGCTCAACAGCAGTTTTACCTAACCTGTCAAGAAATTCATCTACTTCCCTTTCTCCCTGTGCAAAGAAAGCGTCTATCTCATCCTTTATAACATCAGACATAGATACTCATATAACCAAGATAATTGCACTTAGGGGCATTATAGACCTTTCCACCTCCTCGGTAACTTCCATCATCGGAATATACTTTGACTTCATCACCTTCGGAAATCTGGCACTTGTCACAAACAATATGATATTTCGGTGTATATATGCTACCATTATCGGTAGTGAAATGCTCGGTAGAGTTGTCATCGCACCGACAACGCCCCATTTCTTTCCATTCCTCAGAAGAGCTAATGACCTCGTTGTACTTGTTGACAACCTTATTCACGAACTTTTTCTTTAATATATGAGGGGAATATAACATAACCTAGACATTTACCAAATATCAGACTTATCCGTGATAGTGGAAAGCCCTAAAGCTGCCACCACTTCATTATCCGGAGTAACACCATACTTACGGCAAAGCCACATATAGTATTGTCCTATCCTAGAGTAGTTCCAAGAGACAGAGAATCCATTTTCGTTCACATTGCTCATATATGGGGCAAGCATAAGTTCCTCGATTACGGAAATCATCGCCTTGCCTACAACCTGCGAATTATCAGACGTATATTCTTCGTCAAGGTCTATACCTGACGAAATATCTTCCAATTGGGCATCCGTTATGTTCCAAGCACGCAACTTCTGCGAAATGTATTCTCTTATCTTCATGTGACATCATTATTTCTGAGCCTGACTCATAGCCTCAGCGATTTTCTTTGCAGCCTCTTGCTCGCTCTTAGCCTTTTCGTCAAGCTCCTCTTCTACATTCTCCTTTTCAGAAGTCTCTTCGGTTGACTCGGCAGCATCCTTTTTTGGGGTTTTCTCCTTTTTAGTCTTGCTCTCCTTCTTCTCCTTTAAGACTTCCTTCTTAGGTGTCTCTTCTGATTTTTTATCTTCATCCTCTTTAGGATTTTCTTTTCCATCATTCAAGACTTCCTTTTTAGGAGTATCTTTAATTTCCTTATCGTCTTTTGGAGATGCAGAACTATTATCGTTCTGCACCTCCAACATCTTGCAAAGCTTACGTTCGATAAGGGAGTTCATGCGTTCTTCGTCAAAGTCCAAGATTGCACCTACTTCATAGATGGTGTTAAAATGGAACTTATCACGGAACGGACTAATTACCTCACCTCTCATAAGCCTAACCTACTGCTTGTGTTGAGTCCAAAGAATAGATAGCATCAACGTTATTCAAGATAGGAACAACCATTGCTTGTGAGCTGGTGAACTCACGGAGTGGGTCGTTGGTAGAATAACGACTAGCCAAGATATACTCATCGGCTGACTGATAAGTAACACCTGCAACTGGTCTTGTAGCTTCGGCTACGTTAGTCCAGAACAAATCACCAAGGTTATCATAGCATGTAAAGGTCATGTGACCCTTAGCCCAAGGGTTGTGTGTTCCCTTCTTGCCGTTAATCTCGGTCTTGATTGTACGGGCTACACGTACCAAGTTAGTCTGCCACTTATTTTTGAAGATAGAAGCAATCTGCTCAAAGCTCAAAATAGGAATATTGCTATTACTATTGGTTGCAATGCCTTGATTGAAGGCAAACTGAGCACGAACCTGCTTGTTCTTGCCAAGCAACTTGATTGTGTAATCATCAAGATAACAAGTAGTGATGGTATTTTGGTCTTCCATCGCCTTGTCGTAAACCAATTGGATGTCATCAAGAGGAGTTGCATCCTCTGCGTCCCAAGCCTTAGCACCGTGACCGAACTTATTCTTCTCGGCAAAACCTACATCAATTCGGATACCAGTACCACCGGAACGAGTTGCCAAAGCTACACCTGTTGACAGCTCAATGAGGAACATATCTTCAATACGCTCGTAAACCGCCTGAATACAACGAGGAAGGTCTGCAAACAAGTTACGCAAAATCTGTTGCTGAGGCAAACGTTGCGCAATCATGTTATCCAAATCCTTAAGCTGCTTCTCTGACATGTAAAGCTTCATACCAACCTTTGGGATTTGACCCTCAGCGGTTGAAACCTTATCACGGCTCTTCAATGGAAGTTCTGCATCCATTGATACAACATCAGCAGCAACTCGTGTGTATTCCGCAGTAATTGATGCCCAGCGTCCGTCCTGACTATATGTGTTAGTCAAGTGGTCTCGGTACATATAGGTCAATGCAGTCTGATTCTTGCCGTTCAACTTCTCTACTACACTTGCAACAAGTTGTGGGAAGTATTTATTGACCAACTGAAAATAAAGTGATTTTTCCATCTGTTATCCTCCTTCTTTTAGTCTTTGTCCATGGTTGCATCAGACTCATCGAACTTGTTTGCATCCTCATCGCTAACCAAAGCAATCTTTGGCATAGCTGTAAGGAACGCATCCGGATAGTCTGCACCATTTGCAGCCTTAGCTGCTACCTTGTTAACTTGTCCAGCAGTCATAATTGCCGCTGGTTCACCGTTCAGAATGGAACGATAGAGAACACCCGCATACTTGTAATGCTCCAATGGGTCGCTGGCAGTACCCAAATCCTTATAGTTGCCTGTTTCAATAGGCAATGGCTTGTAAGTTCCCTTACCATCTGTCACGATAACACGACCTGCGTAAAGAACTTCATCTTTTACGCCTGTCCAATCCAAAGCACGACCGCCCTTGATGTCGCCTTCCCATTTCTGGATAATGACGGAATCCTCACCAAAGACAATTTGCTTTTTTGTAGTCTTCAATTCCTGATTCATGTTTTTCAATTTTTAAAGTGACTGAACTAATGATGCGGCTACATTGTCAACGTCCTCCTTTGTTGGCTCGCCCTCGCTAGCACGATAGCTGCCCCCGAATTGTGGTTGTTGCAACGCCTTGTAGTTGTTCGCTACCTTGGAGAGGTATGTTTCGATAGCTTCATCTGTAGCATCATCGCTCAAGGTGAAACCCTCGTTGATACGACTTTCGGGAATGCCCAACTCCTTAGCCTTTGATAAAATCTTCGCATCGTGGTCTGCCTTTGCCTTTGCCTTTGCAGCAGCCTCTTCCTTAGCCTTAGCCTCCTCAGCTTGCTTTTGGATAGTTTCTTGCAATTCCTTAATGGTCTTGCTTTGCGCCTCCATCTGTTCGTTGTAAGTCTTGGCTTGGTCTGTGTTCTTCTGAGTCAAGGTCTCAACGAGTTTCTTGAACTCTTCACGTTCCTTGGTTCTTGCTTCATCTGAAGCTTTCTTCTCTGCTGCCTGCTCTTCAAAGTATTTTTTGAGATAATCCGGCATTTCGTTTTTCTTTGCCAATTCCTCCAAGCGTTTCTTTTCGGCTTCTTCAGCGGCTTTCTTGGCTTCTTCGTCAGCTTTCTTCTTAGCTTCTTCTTCAGCAGCCTTGCGTTCAGCATCTTCTTTAGCCTTCTGTGCCTCCTCGAACTTTTTCTTGGCATCGGTAACTCTGCGGTCATTGTCCTTTTGCAAGGACTCCAAAAAACTCTTTTGACTAGCAACCACTGTCTCGATGTTGTCATCAGTAACAAGCCCCATCTTATCAAGAATTTCGGCATGTGCCTGAAGAACTTCATCACCTAACCCAAGAGACTTATACTCTTGTTTTAGTAACTGGAAAATTTTATCTTTCATTCTTTCGATATATTTGTTAAAACTAGTGCAAAGATAATACGAAAAGAATAATTAACACACTAATTTATTTGCAAGTATCTCACTTTTGCTTAAAAGTGAGTAATAACGGCATTTTTAAGCGATTTAAGGCTATTTTATCACATATACGAATAATTTATAGCAACACAAAATAAAACACCTTATATAACAAAAAAAAACGCCAAATATCCTCACGGACATCTGACGCTTGTCGAATAAAAAGAACCTAAACATTAATCTTCTAAAAGTTTATTACATTTCTCATATAACCCAAATGATTCAAATTAGAATAGAACCGTCCATCACGCTCTATGAATTTACCGGACTTCACAATCTCACCATTATGCAACATTGCAAACTTAGAACCATGAGCTGTCCATTTGTTCATTTCTTTCATATGTTCATCAGAACCCCAACCATATTTCTTGATAGTAGGATAAATGAAACGTTCAAAGCAAATTTGACTATCTGTTTTATCATGCTCAGTGCAAATCGGGAGCACTCCATTATGTGCGAACCAATAACCTGCCTTGTAGAATGGATGGCAGTTCTTGACACAGACAGAGCCATGAGTAGCAAATCTAAAATGTATGATTACATTCTCATTTATATCTCGCTTCATCAATCTACGGATAAATGTAGAGAAATGCAAACTCTTGTAATGGTCAGACTCGCTCACGAACCCACAACCATCTGGATTTCTCATATACGCTGCCCTCAGCTCATCTACGGATGGTAAAGCAACACCTTTCGGACATACAATAATAACACACATATCTTTACCCTTTCTTTTTTCTTTGTAATACTTTGTTTTTTGTGTCCTAGGGCTTTTACCCTAGGACTACATTAATTAATCATTATTGGCTGCAAATGCATCCTTACGGCTCTGGAAGAAAGCCTTCTCTTCTTTATTCAAGAAAGGTATATCTTCGATATTCATAACCTCACTAGCAAAGACATTATTGCGAGACCAACCGACAAGCTTTGCGCAGAACTTAACCCACATTTCTATCTTCTTGAAATTGGTAGAACCTTGATGCTGGCGAAACTCGATTGTCCTGTGACGTGTATAGCTCTCAGCATTGACCTTATAATATCTATCTCCATGAAAGACATCGAATCTAATATCTTGATTGCTGTGACAATTAGAGAAATCTTTGTCAAGCAAGCTGGCTGCCCAACGGCAATTACCTCTTCGTGAAGGAGCCATGAAGCTATCAATCAATCTTTCAAGCTTCTGATAATTCTTGAAGACGTTAACATACTGCTCACCTGTCAACTTTGCTGCACCAATATGAACGTGAAGACCACAAGTAGAATTTACTCTTGCACCTACGGCATCCAAAGACTTAATAGCCTTCTTTAAGGTTGCCATACCATTTGTATTGCCATTCAATACCGGACTTACAACCTCGTTAGGGTCAACATCACCACCAACTGAAGCATCACTAACAATCTTGAAATAGCTCTTGTTATCGGTGTGATTATAACCCTCAGAATGAATATCAACACCATTCTGACGACCTGCCTCTATCAAGGCATTGCGCTCGGCATGAACACATTCAATCTCAACACCGAATGTATAAACGAATCTCGTTGAAGTTGAACCGCTTGGTACATAGACCTTCAACATATCGGAGATTTCTTTCTCACGAAGACCGCAAGCCTTCAATGCAACAATCTTTTCGTTGCGAGGCATCTTTGACTTCTTAATTTCGTCAATAGTCTCAATTAATGACTTCTTTGAACTTGCGAATGAAAAACCAGTCTGCTTAGACATAATCAATTGTGCTAGTTGTTTCGGGTCTTACCCCTTGGTGTCGCTCTCACCTTATTGAGTGAAACTTGTCACTCGGCAAATCAACCAACTTATCTTGATTGACGATGCAAAGATACAAATAACTTTTGAAACATGCAAGTATTTTAATGTTTTTCTTTGTTTATTTAACTTACGGTAACTGATATATGTACATTATTAACAATTACCCTCTTTATATACCTTATTATATATAAAAAAGGCTTCGATGTTCACACACCAAAGCCTAAAAACTTTACTAACTAATTACCAATTTTATCAACTATCTTCTTAAATCATCACCAATATCTTCTTCTACTCCCAAATCCGGCAGTCTGTCATACGCTTTTTGGTCATCACCACCTTCAGACTTAACACCTAACAGGTAGCCATTCCGAAAAGCATAATATACCACCTTTTCCATATCTTTAGCCGTTGCGTTATCTGTCAAATGCAACGTGGCGTACAATCCCATCAAGAACTTTCGTACATCTTTTGGATATACCTTGTTGTTCTTTTCTAAAGCGACTGCCATTCTTAACGGACTTTTCATATTCTTCAATTTTTCGTTAAACCCTCTAATGAATCACAAAAAAGAGGCCATTCCGCTTGCTTCCCTAGTCCATAAGCTTATTCACAACTTTATTCACTCCATCTGTTTCCTACGTTACCCGTTGACAGATGTCCGAGATTCCAACAGAACAAACTTCACGGCTCTCTTCTTGTGTTTCATTGTGCCAACGGAAGGATTCGAACCTTCGACCCTAGGATTAAAAATCCTATGCTCTGCCACTGAGCTACGAAAGCGTAAAGGAATGATTGGATTCGCACCAACGCCCCCTTAGTTACCAAGCCAAGTGCTCTACTACTGAGCTACATTCCTCGTATTATGCAAAAAATTCTCGTGGTGCAAGGGAGATTCGAACTCACCGAACCCACAATGGGAATAGATTTACAGTCTATCTTCTTTAACCGCTTGAATATCGCACCTTTTGTGGAACATATACCAATTCCACCTTGTTGCCCCAAGCGGATTCGAACCACTAATGACAGAACCAAAACCTGTAGTGTTGCCATTACACCATAGGGCAATTTAGTACTGCATAAAGGATTCGAACCTTTGAATACCAGCGTGAAAAGCTGGCGACTTAACCACTTGTCTAATGCAGCAACTAGGGTCTCTCACCCTTATAAGAGTTTCCTTGTTATAGTCTAGCTGAGCTGGGGAACTTGGGAACCCTGCCGTAAACTCCTAAGTCTTGACTTATTATGGTAGAAGCGACCTCTCAGAAGGCCATCTGTTTCAAACACGATGCAAAGATAAGCATTTTTTCTTATTCTTGCAAGCGTTTTAGTGTTTGTTTATATTCTTTTGATGTATTTTACTTTCGAAGAATACCACAAAGGGTTTCTACAAGTTTCTTTGCGTCATCACCTTTGATTTCGATAACATTTGAAAATCCATCAGGAGCATCCTCGCCATTCTGTTCCTTATCCAAACGCTTACGGAGAGCCAAATCTGGATTCTCTACCAAGATAGAGTCTAAAGCATAATTGCAAATGCGGCTTGCAAGTTCCTCGTTACCATTCGCATCACGCACAAACTCATTCTTGCCTTCAAGAATATCCATAATCTCGTTGTACTCTTCAGCATTCTCACAATTACGTGAAAGCATACCAATCACCTTGTAACGATCAATCTCAAAACTGACCTTTAATTTGTCTTTATTCATTTCTGTTTACTTGATTTATAAATTAATTAATTGCGTCTTATATTCCACATGCTTTCAGCAGGGCCAACCATAACATCAATATTTGCTCCTTGCTTATTTGCTACTGTTTCAATCCACTTAAGGTTGATAAACTGACCAGCGGAAAGGTTCATTTCTTCCATATATGCCTTATCTGCCTTTGCCTTTTGTCGCTCAGCCTTTTCTCTTGCTATCTGCACTTCATATTCACGTTCTTGTGTCTGCTTGGCTTGCACGACCTTTGCCGTGCGGTTCATTTCATTAAGCTGTTCCTTGTTTGGTGTAGCTTTACCAATGATAACCTCCTTTATGATGATAGGCATCTGCTTTTTCTTTGATAGAGCATTCACATAGTCCTGCATCTGCTTGCGTATCTTGGTGTCAATCTGATTAAGCACTTGCCGATTCGACATCAAGTCAAATGGGGAATGCTGAGAAATATGGTCTCGAACCAGATTGCAGAAATAATTGTTGAGATTAGTATCAAACCATTTCTCTCCATAATTCTGCAAAAGAATTGGGGACTTGCCTTGCTCAATCTGAGTAATGATTACAGTATGGAAGTCAAGTGGCGTGTTATCGTCACTAAACAAATCATCTAAGGTAATCTCATGACGGACTGGAACAATCTTGAAGTAATAACCACTCGTTGACCACCAACACCAAGTGAGACCAGTCTGCACTGCTTGCTGTTCAACACCTCCATGCCCAATAAACCAAGGCTTCTTTACGATTACGGCTTCTTCGTCTGCATCGGGAGAAACCGAATGACAACTTGTAAGCGCACTCATGCCGAGTATCGCAAAACAAAACATTAAGATAATTTTCTTCATTCTTAATTTGATTATTGTGTTATATTATACCAAAAATTCCTCTCATAATAAAGTTCTCCCTTTTTCTCATACCGGATAGCATCTGACTCTTCACATAGCTGACGAATACGCATATACAAGCGTTTGTCCAGCTCTTCTTCAAACAAAAGATACAACTCCTTCCAATTGTCAACAACAGGAGCAAACAAAGGATACTGCTCCTTTACAGCTTGTAGCTCATCCAAGGTTACGTGTCCGTATTCTACCATGTCATAGCATCTACGGAAGTCACTATTGTCTTTAGGAATATCCAAATCTTTCTTTCTTTTTACCCCCATCAATGCACTCCACATAGTCATTGAAGAGATACCAGTATCACAAGTGGCTATCCACTCTATCATTCTTTGCTTGTTCATCTTCTTTTATATAAATCACGCTAAATCGCTTTATTAACTCTTCACATGCTTCTTTAGTTATGATACATTTCTTTGAATCTTTAATGCCAGTAACCTTTTCACGAATAGCAGCATTCGTGTCGTACACTTCTTGTAGTTTTTTCTGAAACTCAATTACGTCTTCGTTGGTGAGTTTACCTTTCTTCTCAACAATCTTGTTTGTTATATCCTTATAAACACATTCGAGTTCAACATATAAACGAGCTTCTAACTTCACCATTATTGCGTGTACAAAAGTATCATAAAGTCTTTCCATCTTGCATTTCCTCCAAAAGTCTTTTGATTTCCTCGTTTTCTTTATTATCTATGCGAGCCTTTAAGATACTCTTGAATGCAGCATCCATTGCATCGTATCTACTGGAATATTCCTTACCATCCGTATGACACAAGCCTTCCTCTACACACCATGATGTAGTTTGCCAACAGAACTTATCTTTCGAAATGTTTGCAACACAAATATAGTAACCGAAATGCTCTAAAAGCCAATCAAGCACCATATCATAGCTTGGAGCGGATATTGCCGGATGCTTACTATTCAACTTTAAGGCAGCAGAAAACTCAATATTGGATTTCTCCCACTCGGAATTGGAGTAAGCAATATAACTGCCGTAATGCTCATTATATTTTCCACCCTTACGAATGCCACCCTTTGCTGTCCAAGGACTAGCATAAGCCCAAAATTCTGCTATCTTCTCATCGTAACCAACCTCCTTCAGAAGTTTGGCTATCTCAAAGGGAACTACCTTTGGTTTTATCGTCTGCTTATTTGCCATTTTCCACCCTTTTTAAACTGAACCCGAATCAGACTTATCTAATTCATCAATTGCCTGTCTAAGCAAAGGAAGAACCTTGTCCAAGTCTTCGAAATCCGGTACGACTTCATTCACTCGCAAGATTGCTTGACCTAACAAACTCTTAATCTTTTCTCTGTCCATTGCTCTTCTCGGTTTGTTTCTCTAAGTCTTTTAAATCTACCTTCTCAAATCGAGGAACTGGCTTACCATCAATCTCACCATTACCAAAGAACATTTCCTTTGGTCGCACCCAAACTTCATGCTGTCCGCACACTGCTTGATACGCAACCTTAGCTTCAGAAGTCTCGCTATCAGTAACCTCACCAAGGTACTCATAGAAATTGCCCTTATAGTGTCGGTAAATCGGCTTACTGAATCCACCATGCAGCCAATCGGCTTTGCCGTTGATTTTCACGTACTCCCTTACCGCATCGCACTTACAGGACTTATTCAGCTCTTCTACCCAATCAAAGAAAGCTTGTTTGTCCTTTATCTCTTCACTTGATACCATGAAGAGATAAGTGCAAAGAAGCATCTTACCTGCATCAGTATCATATTTCTTGTTCACCTCTTCAGCTAATTGCATCATAGGTGTATCTAAGCGATAATTCCAACTCATAATCTACCCTTTCTTACTTTTTAAATTTGCCAAATCCTCTTTCAAACGTAGATGGAAATTATCTTCTCCATCATCACCGGAAAGAAGCCAATCAATTCTTTGGGCATAAACCTGAGCTTTCTTCAGAAGTTCAATACCCTTTTTGAATTCCTTGATAGTCTCTTTAGATAAGCCATATCTGTTAGGCATCGTATGATGATGTTTTCTAACATACCTGTCTTCATCCTCTTCTAACCATCGGTCTTCGAGAAAGCATCTTTCGTCTTCCTCATCCAATGGATGACCATCAACATAATCTTCTATCTTTGTATATATGTCAGCAATCCGATACTGAGCATAATCAAAACGTCCACCACTCATTGACTTTTAACTTCAAACTTGAACTTACTTCAATGCACTCAACCTCGCTTCTAGCTGTTGGATTATGTTATCTATAGTCTTTCCCCTATAATCAATAGCAATATCTTCCAGCACCTCAATCTGAGCCGCAATTTTTAATCTTTCTCTTACTACTGTCATAATCAAACTTGTTTATTATGATGCCGTGCTTGCAAAGTTGTAATGCACGATATAAACATAACCGCCATACATCTTTCCGATTGTTACTTCAACGAAATCAAAGATAATGTCGCCATCCATCTTGTAAGAAATCAAAGGCTCAGTTGGGAATGCATGGTGTTCTGTGTTGAAACGATACACTTCTTGTGATAGTAACTGCTTGAATACATCAACCTCACCATCCTTTGAAAAAACACCTTTAAACTCATCTTCATTGTCAATTGCAACAACTACTCCAAGTTCACTTCTGACACATACACCTTCATTTCTACCACTTTGTTCATTATACAAGACAGGTAATGTGTAAACACCTCTTGATTCTTCCATATGCTAATTCTTAATTTTGTATTTTGTTTTTATCCTTCAAGTTGCTTACATTGAGCTAAGTCTATTGCGTACGCCCAACGCTTAGGAACAAAAGACATCGTAGGTACGAACCTATCCGCACGCTCAACACATACATCTTGCGTCCGGTAAATCAATCCGTCTGAGCCTTTTACTTGCAACTCTACTAGAATTGTATGGTCTAGCATCGGGAACTTATCAATATCATGCCAGACTTCACCGCCTTCAAGGAAGGTAGGCTTTATATGGTTCATCTTTGCCATAAAGTACTTCATGTAAAATGTTTGACTTATATTCGTTAGTTATGGCCTCGCAACTACCAAAGCACCACAAATCCTTGGATTGCTCCTTGTGTAACCTTGATGACTTTATATAATAGCCATTGTTGACATCGTAATGCTTACGTACCATAATGTTATCGTTTACCACTCCAATCTCATCATCTGTGATAACATAGAACAAACGCCCATCGCTGAATGCTTTCAAGCCTTTGTACACTCCATTAGAGACAACCATCTTTTCATAGCCGTTCGTCTCCCAGTTGGCATAATCCCAGATGGTTTCCAAATCATCATCATTCAGAAGATTATTATCAATAATAACCTTGCCGATAACCTTGAATTTGCCATCTTGCATCATTGCCTCAACGACAAATTCATCGGCAGCGTTGAAATCGCTAATCTCTATGGGTCTCATAATACTTGTGCTTAATATTCTCGTAAATCACCCTCTTTGCTGCCTTTGCTCTTCTGCTATTATCAGAAAAGACATCATCATACAAAGACATATCTTCACTCTCAAAAGCCACATGCTCACCTTTATAGCAAGCATCAAAGCGGCATCCTTTTTCGGACTTAGCCGCAGTAAACTTTATCTTACCAAACTTAATCTGCATAAGCCCTATCCTAGAAAAAATATTAATGATACTATTTCAAGAGCAAATAAAAACGCTAACGCATTCTCAATTGTGAATACCTTTTTCATTGTTTCAATACAGTTTTACGTGTGTCTCACGCTCTAAATTTATATTGTAAGGGGATTTCATATCCCCTTTGTTGTTCTTACTTCAAAACTCGATAAGTTTTATCGAAATCATTAAAACTCTTCAAGTAACCTTTCTCAGTCAAAGAGTTTAAAATTTCTTTCAACTCATCCTTGGTATTATCCAAATCGAAATCATACAACTCAGCAAATGTAAAGTACTTGTTACCACCAATTACATCAGCCATCACTTCGATGTTGCCATAAACCATTGTCTCTTTCTTACTCAATCTAGTATTCATAACGAATCACAGTTTTTACGGTGTGTCTCACCTTTTTAATCAGTAACCTTGTTTCTTAATCACAATGCAAAGATACAAAGAATATTTGAAATATGCAAGTTATTTAATGTATTTCTTTTATATTTTAACGCTTATTATATATGTAGGCACAAAATTAACTTTCTGTAGCAGAAAAAGCCAAAGAATCCACCATTTCGTTATACATATTACCTCTATGAGCCTTAACCCAATGGTATCTTATCACCTTGCCTTTCGCTACCTTATTATATATAGGCTGTAAGTCTCCTAACTTGCAAGCCTGTATTCTCTCTATAGCCACTTGGCAATCCACATATACATCAACAGAACACAAAGGAGGGCAATCACCCAATGCTTGAATGACTGCCCTTATTTCGGCTCTCACCGAATCGTTCACTTTGGCTGTGATAAATGTATATTTCCCACTATTGATAATCGCTCCCTTATGAAGCACAAGCCAGCCACAACCACACTTTTCTTTCTTACTAGAACCATCGGCATACACCTCGTAGCGCACACCTTTTGCCTCATCAGCAATCATCTGAGCAACAACCTCCAAAGAGTCATTGCTCATCACCTTGGCTATTTGCTTGGCTTTCTTCTTCATAAACGATTAAATCAAACCTCGTTCCTTGAACTCATTCATCAATGGTGTTGCTAAGACCTCAATATCTGGATGAGGCTTTCCGGTCGTTCCAAGACTTCTCAACTCGAAGAAATGCTTCCAATCGCTCACAAATGCGGTATGAATCAACTCCGTGTTGGTATCAAGAGGAAGTATCGTTCTCGCATCCTGTGGCTTAAGACCATCATCCTTGACCAAAGACAAATACATCATTTCGCATACTCTATTGGCAAACCACCATTTTTCTACCGGACTCCAATGCTCATAACTACCGATATTCTTTGATAGGTCAACAAATGTTCCACCATCAAAAGACAATGGATTAACCGCATCATCTTTGCTAACCCACTTTGGCTTGTTGATAGCAATCTCGCCTCCGAACTTATCCTTACTATAGTTGCAATATCTAGTGCTTTGTTCCGCTACGGAATCTACACGATGTCTGTTAGCCTCTCTACTTACCGCAATCTGAGTAGTAAAGCGGACGGTTATTCGCTTCTCATGCCATTCCGTAGGCTCGCAAATATAGTCCAAATCCTCAAACCAGTTATTTTCAACTATCACTCTGTAGTTAGTTGTGATATAGTAGTCGCTGCCAATCTGTATCACCTTTGAATAATTGTTCTCACGATAGTGCTTGACCAATAAAGACTCCGGTACAAAAAATCCTTCTTCATAGGCGACATGGAGGTAAATCGTTCCATGTTCACACATGGCAAGATGATTGCTGCTTACCATACGCTCAACGAAAGGCTTTGCGCTGTCTTTATCTATCTTCATACTTGACGCATAACATGTGCGACCGCACAACTCTATCTGTTTATAAACTCCATCCATACCCTCACCTTGGGATAGGATTTCATATCTCGGTTCTAATATCTTCATGTCCTTACAAGTTTTGAAATTCGACCACAAAGATAACTATTATATTCCACTCTACCAAAAATTAGCACTCAGTTTAACAACACTTATCTATATTGTGAAAAACAAAAACTTTCTCCATAAAAAAGAGGAGAGTGCATCACGCATTCCCCTCTTACTTTAACATGGCGCAAATTAAGTTTACAATCTACTCATCTTATCTTTCAATTCGTGTATATCATTGAATGCTTGCAACATAGGCTTATGCCATCGCTCTTGTCGCTCATCAATCGACTGCAAGTACATTAAGCTTTGTGCAAGGATAGTCCTACCCTCATCAACAGCTAACCAAATGTTACCTACATTACCCATTATAGTATTCACGCTAGCTGTTAGTAAGCTACCCTCTGCGCCACCATCACGAGCCGCAATAGCATCCAACTTGGTATTTATGAGCTTTGTTTCCTCATACGTTCCCTCTGTAGCAATTTGTACCGCTGTGAAACGACCATTCAACTCTTCTCCTGTATCTTGGCTCATTGATTCAAAAGAACCGGAAGAAGCGGACTGCTCGTAAGATTGCTTGTAACCCGTAATATCAGCAATATTATCACGAATAGCCAAACCCTCTTGAACTATATTATCATACTCTTCTTTAAGATTATTCAATTCGGTTGGCGTGAGCTGCCTTCCTCCATTCTCCTTCATCTTGTTTGCCCAGCTCTCATAAAGAGGCTTAAGCTTTTTATTCATAAGGTCTCCCAAAGCGAAGTTGAGCATCGACTGGTTGAGCATTGTAGTGAAGTCATTAGAAAAATCCTTTGCAGACTTACTCATATCCATAAGGTTGTTTATGAAGTCACTCTTCATCGAATCAAAGGTTGTTTGAGTCAAATTCTCATTGATTTGCTCCGTCAACTCCTCTAGTTTGCCCGCCAGTTCTGTATATTGCTCCCAATATTCCGTCTTATCATACTTGCCTTGGTCGGTCATATTCTTCCATACATCCGCATTATGTGTACGAATGTCAGCCATCTGCTCTGGAGTGAGCTTGTATATATCCTCCAAGGAATTAACCTTGTTTATCGAAGAATTAGTATAACCACCCCTTATCTTACTTTGCTCAGCCAAAGTCTTATTGATTGCCGCATAATCTTGTGCAGAAAGATTCCAATAATAAGCATTTGAATGGTGTGCCCCATGATACCCCATCTGTGTTTTGAGAATATCCATCGTTTGGGTGTTAACCTGTTTTTGAGCATCGTAAGCAGCATTATAGTTGCTGACGGCTGTATAACCGGAAGATTTGTCAATAGACTCTTTTAACTTATCAATGGAATACATCAATCTGTCATTGCTCTCGGTCAGCTCTTCAGTTTTCTTCGCAACTTCTGCACCATTACCTCCACCAATACCGAACATCTTGCCCAACGAACCAATGGTTTTTATTCCATTCATAGCTGCGCCTATGTAGTTTCCGCTTGCAAAATCAGAAAAGGCTTGTGTTCCACTGTTCAATGCATCCATTCCGTTATTCACAGCTTTACCAAAGCCTGTGTTTCCGAGACCCAAAGCATCGACTAACCCAGGAAGGTCTTTCAGTTTCTCTTGGATTTTCCTCAAACCCTCAGCCCATTCCTCGATAGTATCGTGCAAGCTCTTCTTTGCGGCATCCTGCTTTACCTTGGCTTCTTCCTGTGCCTTTCCGACTTCCTTTGTTGCCTTTCCAACCTTAACCTCTGAAACCGCCAAATCATCAAAAAGCTTACGTAGCTTCTCCGTTTGGCTTACACTGAGATTCTTGGTAGAACCCATAAGTTTGTCCTTATTGGCAGAAGTGATATTACTGGTATCTATGTTAACCCCACTTTCAGCAAACACGCCTTGGATTTTTCTCCTTTGGCTCATATTATCAGCCTTGGCATCAAACTCCCCCTTTCTAGCTTGTGCCAATCGGTCTTGCGCATCCTTCACCTCATCAATAAGCCTACGGTGTTCACGGACTGCATCATTAACCAATCCCCATCTATCCTTCTGCTCTGAAATCGCATCATCAATCTTGTAGATTTGGTCAGATACGGTTTTCATGTCATCAATTTCCAACGTACCCGAACCAAGCAACTCCTTCATTTTCTTACGAAGGTCTTCAAGATAAGGAATACTCAATCGGTTCATATCCTGAAAGACAACATCCCAATTGATAGAATCCTTGAAATCCGTAAAATTCAACTTCTTCAACTGGTCGTTCATCTCCATTTCCGCACTCGCTGCGCCAAAAGTATCACCTTTCTCTCTAGCAAGGTCTATCTTGTCCGTGTATTCTTTCAGAATAGCATAACGTTGTTGTTCTAAGCTGCCGTATTGCTTCATGAAATCCAACATGTCCTTTATCTCTGCTTGCTGGATTTCCTTCAGCTTTAATTGCCTCTGTTTCTCAATCAAGGCAATTTGGTCTTCTGAGTTCTGCCCAATGGTCTTCCCAAGATGATTACCCTTGTCGTCAACCATTTGTGTGCCCAATACCTCTTTGCGGTATTCCGCATCAGACTTACCCTGTTTCCACATGTTGGCTTTACGACCTTTTCCCGAATTTACCCAAACGATCTGGTCTTTCTTCTTCTTAGCCTCAACGAGTTTGTCAATAGAATCCTCTATAGCCTTTTTCTCCTTGTCAGAAGACATATTAATTTGAGCAATCTCCTTTTCGGTCTCATTCTTAATCAATTCCGTTCTTCGCTTTGACAACTTATCACTGGCTTTCTCCGAATAGGATGAAATAGACTTGGAATAGTCATCCTCAGCCTTCTTGCGTTCATACGCTCTGGCTTGTGGGTCATCCTTTGCACCTGTTTTCTTAGGTGTAGTTTTCTTTGTCGTTACCTTCGGCTTATTTGCATCGGCTTTTCTTTTCGCTTCTCTATCTTTCAGAATAGAACCAGCCATAGCGACATCAAGCCTATTGTCATTTTCGTCTCTTAGCTGATTTCCTTGCTTTGTCAGCAATTTACTTCCTTTATGATTAGTTCGGTATTGCTCTTGCCTATTTAAATCTGCCTTACGTCTATTAATCAAAGATTGCAACAGCTTATCCGTTAAAGATTTCATCCAACTTGGAATTTCTGTATCATCATAATGGATTTTTAAATTTAATCCATGTTCCTGATTCCATATAGAAATAAGCTGGTCAGTTGAGGAAGTTAAAGCATCTATGCTTTGTTTATTTTGCTGAGCTACCCATTGCGACCTAGCCTGTGTATTATTCCAATCTACATTTTCAGCAGCCGCCTTCATTATCGCATCTTCTGCGTTTTTATAACTTATCTTCAATTTTGCAAGATTACTCGTATGCTCCAATATCGAATGGTCAGTATTCTCTATAGTCGCTATATTGTAATGTTGTTTTTCTAAGAACGAATCAATAGGCGCAAATGTATTTTTAACTGCATTTGTGTAAATATTAAAAGCATCTATATGTTCCTTGTAAGACAATGTGCTATCATCTACTCTTTGCTTCAACTTAGCCAGCCTATCTAAAACCTCATCTGTTGCTATGGAATTATACATCATTTGTATTGATGTTATATCTTCCTTATCTACATGTTGCCCACCTTGATACCAATGACCGGATAAGTCTTTGCTAAAATTGTCATCTTCTTTGTTTCTTGCTTCTGTGTATTGAGAAGTGGCAGACATTAAAGCATTAGCCTTTTCTCTTTCTGCATTCTCCAATTGTAAGGTTGCAACAAATTCGTCATGCTTGCCTTTAAGTGTTGTTAAATTGTCCTTTTCGGCATCACACTTAATCCCGAACTGCTCGTAGGTTTGGATAAGTTCTTCTTTAGCTTTGTTGTAAGCATCAGTTCCTTCCTTAGAAGACCTCATTACGTTAAGCAAGCCATCAACTTTCGCCCTTGTATTTTCAGCGGAATCTCCAAAATGCTTTGTGTCAACAGAAATATCTTCCTCTTCACTTCCGAACATAGCAACGGCACTAGCAAGCGTTGTTACCAATGTTATAATACCAGTAATCGGATTTGCGAGCATAGCCGCCCACATTCCCTTTAAAGCCATAGTTGTGGATTTTACCGCATTACTGAGCATTAATTCAGCAGTTGTCATTATTTTAACACTTGCAGTATGGATGGCATTTTTTACCGTTGAAGCAGCCGTAGCTAAAGTACTAGCCTTTTTCGTAGTCGTATTGGTAGCTTGACTAACAGAATTCAACTGCGTTTGTAGTGTTGCTTGTCTCTCTTGTAATTGCTCACGAATAAGCGCAGTTCCTCTTTGCTGACTTGCAATTGTCGAAACATTTGTTTGGGCAATATTCACTTCCTTCGCAGCGGTTGCCAAACGTTCCTTTGCTTCTAGTGCATTCACAGCATTACCCTCTGCATCAAAAGCTAAGTTTGCGCCACCAGCAGTTTCCTCAACCAATTTTTGAGCCTCAGCAAAGGCATCTTGAGCATCTTGCAAATCATTCAAGGCTGATGTATATTGTCTAGCCAACTCTACATCCCTATCATCAAGATTTGATATTTTCTCTGTAGTAGTCTTCAAATCATCTTTAAGAGACTCTATTTTTTGTTGACGCAGTTCCTCGGTCTTCCTCTTTTCTTCGTCAAGTTCTATCTGGCTTTGTGCTGTTGCTTGTTGCTGAGCCTGCAAGAGTTCACGTTTCATCTCTAATTGGGAACGCATTTGTGCCGTAATAATGCCCTCTTGCTCTGCTGCTTCTAATCTTGCCTTTACAAAATCATCGGACACAGCAGTATCTCCAACAACACTTGCCAGGTCTTGTTGTTTGTTTACTCGCTCTTGCTTTTTATCCTTACCCAAAGTTTTATAGTTTGAGTTTTCTAGGTCTTGCAAACGCTTGATTTCAGCATCAATTCCCTTCATCATATCATCGGCTTGTTGCGCTTCCTCTGCTTTGCGAATAGAAGCAGCCGCCATTAATGATGCACGATAAGAACCAACAGCTATTGTAGCTACGCCAATAACTTTTATTACCTCTTGCCAATTCTCTACCATAGCAGAAATAATTGACAATCCACTAGAGAACACGCCCTCGGATTTTTTGCCGATTTCGTTGAACATCTGTTGGATAGAGTCGCCAATGTTACTCCACTGACCCTCCAATGTCTTTGATTGTTGCTCCATCAGGCCTCCGAAACGACCGCCAGCTTGCGTCATGTTGGCGATAGCTTCCTTGAAGATGTCTGATGTGACTTTTCCCTTAGAAACAGACTCTTGAACCTCAGTTGTATTTTGGTGTAAGATTTTACCCAACTCTTCTGCCAAAGGAACACCTCTACCCATAAACTGACGCAAGTCCATTGTAAACATTCTTCCTTGCGAAACGGTCGTTCCGTAAAGATAAACAAGTTCTCCAAGCGGAATGTTCAAGCCCGAAGCAATGTCACCTAGCTGAACAAGAGTTTTATTAACATCTTTCGCTTCCGTTCCGTATGCCAAAAGTTGTTTTGCTCCGCTCGTAATACTGGACATGTCAAAAGGCGTATGAGCTGCCGTTTGGATAAGTTCGTCCATCAATTGCTTAGACTTATCCGCACTACCAAGCATGGTATTGAAAGATGTTTCAAGTTGCTGGAATTGGGAACGAGTATTGAAAATACTACTTGTCAGTTGTTCAAATCCTAAACCGCCAAGCAAAGCAGCCGAAAGCATGTGAGCATCGCCAGTAACTCTTTGGAACAAGCTAGACATACCCTCTCCGGCAGTTGGAGCGGACTTCATACGTTCTATCATTTGGCTCATGCTATCGGTCAACATATTTGTTGCCTCTTTTGCCGGATTTGCTGAACCTGCATACAAAACATACTCATTCCGCATATTCTCCAAGGTCTGACGAGCACCGACAGCACCTCCTTCTAAGTTCTTCAACTGAGCTGTTTGACCTGCCAAAGAGCCTTTTAAATAGTCAATATTCTTCTGTAAAGAATCTATGGATGACTTATCCGTTGTAACTCCAAGAGTTAATCTCTTGTTAATGATTTGCTGTTGGATTTTCTCTATTCGGTCTTTGGTAGCTTGCATTTGAAGTTCATAGCTATAAACTTCCCTTACAGCTGCTTGCATCTTCTTATTAAACTCGGAAGACATCACGTAAGCGGCTCTTGAAGCTGCTTGCGTTAAATCCTTTAAGCGATTGCTTGCATCTGCATATTTTTCTGTCAAATCCGCAACAATAGCTGGGTCGGTTGACTTATTGGTCTTCAACAACTCAGCCCTCAACTTTTCACACTCGGAACGAAGTTTCGTAACCTCCTCGAAATTCGCTTTGACATCGAATCTTAATTCTGCCATATTTTATGTTTTATTGGCAAAATTAGCTAATATTCAAAGGAATAACGAAAGAATAAAGGCGTGCTATTTCACAAAAGATTTAAGTGCAAAGATTAAGGTATAGATACAAAAAGCCTTCCACATTCACATGCAGAAGGCTCGGTTGTTTACTTATTTTTCTTCTATATATAAAGACCGTCAAATCACGACAGCCTGTAATTCTTTTGAAATTCCATGTAAGCAATCAAGAATTTGCTGCTTACGTTTTTTGCTAGGCTCATGGATTCCCATTGCATACTGACGCATCAGAGAAGCATTAATGCCAGCTTTCTTTGCGACACCATTTATATTCAGATATGAAAAATAATCGAAGAAAGAACCTATATCATACCGGAACTCAAACACCAATTCAGGCATTTGTTTTCCCTCTTCTTCAAGAAGCTCTTTAATCTCTTCCTTTGCTACAAAAATATCATCCATCGCTTGTTTTGCAGAGTTGCCAAATCCGACTAGATGGAAGTCTGGAAATTTATCCACCATATAGCAAGAAAAATTCTTTTCTTCTTTACACTTTTCTACTTGTATAATTACCTTTGTTGCCATAATCCCGATTCTAAACTTTAAAAAGAGGTCTTAAACCCATATCAACGTCTTGCTATATAAGCGAAAAATTGCTGGGCTTAAAGCCCAAGCAATCTTTCAAGAATACTGTCGTAAGTCTTTCGAGAAACTTCACGACTGCCGTGCCGTGGCACTGGACATTTAAGTTTTGTTGTTGGACTAAACCAAATGTCGTGATTACCACCATGCCGAACCACATAGCAACCTGCTTGGGTCAGCTTTCTCAATAATTGACTAGTCTTCATCATATATAGAAGAAATTAATAAATAAGTAAAAGACCTCTTTTGTCCTAAAGACAATGCAAAGGTATAACTTTTTTGTTATATATACAAATAAAAGGATAACTTTTTTGTTATATTAACCACAATTAACAAAAAGTCTTCTACATTCACATGCAGAAGACTCTGAGTTCTATATTGTAACAATTGAAGCCACACGCTTAAAAGGTTGCGGCTCTATAGCTTTAACGCAGACAACACGCTTTTTATTGTGCTGAAACGGCTTTTAATATCATTATAGGATGATACGGCAAACATTGGCAAAGGTCTCACATTTCCAATTATCAAAGCACCTTTGTGCAAGGACTCCTTGATTTCCTTCATTGTTTGGGTGAATCCATATTCAGCCTGTTCTTCCTTCGGAACAATCACATAGCCGGCACCAAAGACATTTTTAATATAGCATTTCTTTCGCTTCAACATATCCCAACGCAATTTATCTACCAAGGTCATATAATCAAACTGCTGTTTATCCTTGGCTTGGAATAGCTTCTGGACATCCTTGTAATCATCCCAACATAAAGGAGTAATGCCAAACTTTGACTTCATCCATTCATGCGAAATCAATTGACCATCTTTAAATGTAGAAAGAATTTCTTCCTCCAAACTACAAAAACTAAAATCACCAACTTTATTATTTTCCATCTTATTTCCTCTATTGTTAGCTCTCTACTAAGGAATCGAACCTTAGATTACCACCATGTAGAGAGTTCTTCTCAACCAAACTGTACCCCACCGCACCAAACTAGACCTCACCAAACTCCACTAAACTCCACACCACTACACAAAACACTACCATATCTATTTTCATTTCTAAATGTATTATTTCTTTTCTACTTTAAACGCTCCGTAAAGCTTTCTGTAAGTACCAACATGATAGCGAAGACCTGCAATCTCAGCCACCTGTAATACTTCCTCCTCGTTCAGCTGCGTCTCATCGAACCAACAAGTAACTTCCGTTGACCACTCTGGGAATATCGCTCTTGTTGCAGGGACTTTAATTGAACCTTTGATACCGCACGCTCTTGTGTCAACATAAGATATTGATGGGTCAAAATAACCCTCCTTTGTGCGACCAACTTCAAAAAGTTCTTCCGGTGTCTTGTCGTTGTCCTTGAATTGCAATACACCATCACCATAAAGGCCGAAGGAACGCTCGAACTTCTTGCCAAGCTTACGTTCTTTGGCAGCAGCTTGAAAACTACCCTCTACGTGTGACTGTGGTAGCACATACTCACCATTACGATAATACAAGGATGCAAGGAATTGCAATCGGCAAATCTCCAACAAATCATCATCTGTCTTTGTTCGCTTGCTAGTCAATGGCTGCAAAAGTTTCTTGTACTTGTCGAATGGGTCAACTACTCTTGGATTGTGAACCATCAAAGGCTTAGTGCCTACCAATTTCAATGAAATCGTCTTCATTACTCTACATAATTATTAATTAAACACGGCAGTTTTACAGGTATGCCTCTTACCTTTGGGGCAAAACAAAAGCCCCGCCCGCTTATTGTCGTGAGTAGCGAACGAGGCTAAAAGTATAGAAAAGTCCGAAGACTTCTAAATTTCTTCTTATCCCAGTAACCATGCTCACGACTTCACGGCTAAACCATTTCTGATTTCGTTTGCAAAGGTAAGCATAATTTCTGAAACACGCAAATTATTTAGTGTATTTCTTTGTTATTTTAAACTTTATTTTCTTTTAGAAACCTATTTTTAAAATTACACCTTATTTATATATCATTTTAAATAAATCCAATTTGTAGTGATGTTACTAAACGTATAACTTTGCTTTTTTGCCTTTTGCGGTTCTTTGTCAAAGTCTGCCGTAACAAACAAATCCGTTCCGTATAATTCCATATTCATTGCTTTTATTCTCTCATCGCCCTTATCTTCTTCCAATGGGGAAACTTTAGCCAATTCGCTATCAAAAGCATAAAGTTTAAAGAACAAGTCTCCTTTCTGTTTAGAATATTGCACCAATGCGCCATAAGGCTTTTTTACAAGAACAATAGCATTATTCAACTCCTTGTATTCATCACTACAGCTTTCCACGATTTTTTGCTGGTCTTCATTAGAATTTACACGCATCTTTTCCAAATGCTTTCCTAATGATACATACACACTATCCAAAATCTTATATGCACCATACTTATCATAGAAGGCATATCGAGAAGAAACGGCATCTTCAAAATCAGAGCAAGGAACTATTTCATTCTTTGCGTTCATAGCCTTTTTATTCATTATGGCTGAGTTCCAATTGATAACAAAATCCGTTGCTACGAAATCCAAAGAATATATTAGTCTATTGCTATTGAAGCGATAATCAGACAACGCCTTCTTGTAATTAACCATTTTTTCTGCCTTAACTTGGTTAGAATGATACACATAGCCACCAATGCCGCCACCTAGTACAACGATTGTTGTGATGATGGCAATTATTAATTTCTTCTTCATAATCACATTTATTTAAATTGTCAATATACTAGCTTTACAACACTAAACCTGTTAATTCGTTTATTTACGAATTGGATGTATTCCTATGATGCGTTCGACATCTTTATCGAAGAAGACTTCATATCTTGTACATTTTCTATTTTTGTCTATATACGCACCATTAATCTTATCGGGAAAGATAACAACATAATAACCACATAATTCTGTATGATTATTAATCATGCCAATCTCATCAGCTTTTTCCAACAGATTTTTTGCATTTTGCTCTTGTCTTTGTATCTCATTATAAACATAATTGATATTACTACTAGACAAACGCATATTCCTAGACAGCGAGTCGTTGCGCCACAAACCATTATAAGCGACCATAACCATTTCGGCAGAAGCAGGATTGCATTGAAATTCCTCTAACTTCTCTACATTGGCGCACTCAAACCCTCTTGCCTTAATAAGGGCATCTGCTTTGCTTTCCTTTGATGTACAGCTAGTCAACAAGAGCACAACAAAAGAAATAAAATATAAGACCTTCTTCATAATCCCATACTTTTAAATAATTGAACTTAGTGGGGAACACCCCACGTTACTTAACTCTTTCCAGTTTATCCAGCACATCCCTAGCTCCAACTATGGATGATGCGGAATACTAGTATGCAAAAGTACATCTTTTATACGAAACCGCCATTGTTCGTCTTTATATTTAACTATTATTATACTATCTGTTATATTTTGTTATAATAATCTTTATTGCATTAATATACTTGCAAGTTATACTAAAAAGTCGTATCTTTGCATCCGATTTCCACATTATAGGAATAATAGCTTAATTTTTAGAGCGTGAGACACACGTTAAAAACTGAAAAGAAGAAACAAATGGAAGAGATTATTAAGATTACGGAAAAGGACGGACAAAGAGCCGTTAATGCAAGAGAGCTTCATGATTTCTTGGAGAGCAAACAAGAGTTTGCCAATTGGATTAAGGGACGTATCGACAAATATGGTTTTGTTGAGAATCAAGACTATGAGGTTTTTGACAGATTTATCAAAAACCCCCAAGGTGGAAGACCGACAATCGAGTATGCGCTTTCCCTTGATATGGCAAAAGAGTTGTCAATGGTAGAAAATAACGAGAAGGGAAGAATGGCACGAAAGTACTTTATCGAGTGCGAGAAGGTTGCCACTAAACAAACAACACTTCTCGAAGATAAACTGAAGGTTATAGAGTTTTCTGCTAAGTTCCTCAATCTTAATGATGCAAGCAAGCTAATGATGTTGAAGTCTGTTACAGACCCACTTGGATTGCCAACTCCCGATTATGTAGATGATAAAGGAATTTTCCATTCAGCAAGCGAGTTACTGAAAGAGCATGGCGTGCAGATTTCCGCACAAGCGTTTAATAAGTTACTTGAAAAGGAAGGATTGCTGCAAACCTTATATCGTAAGTCTTCTAAGGGCAAGATGAAGCCTTACAAGAATATCACGAAAAAGGGATTGGCTTTTGGGGAAAACAAACGAAACCCAAGCAACCAGTCGGAGACACAACCTGCTTGGTATGATGATAAATTCGATGAGGTTTTGAAGATTGTAGGCTTATTGTAGAGGAATATATTTGAAACTATTTTAAATACGATAAACAGGAAGCCGTTCATACCTTAATGAATAGCGAACAGGTATTAATTATCAAGTTTTGCGCAATAATGCACAAAACCAACAAGGAGGATGAATAGAAGTGTTGAAGGAGAGGAATACTATTTCCCCTCCTTTTTGTTTTCCAACTTATCTAACACGACCCTAGCCTCAGCGATGGATGAGGCTGAAAACAAATCATTTCCTTGTTTTATAAGGGCAATGAAATCATCATTTGCATTGTTTATAATTAGAGGTTCTTCACCTAAGAGTGTTGATAGCTTCATATTGAGAAATTTTGCAATCTTGGCTAATGTACCCAATGACGGGGTAGTCTTGTTGTTTATAATCTTACTCATTGCCACGGTTGATATATCTAAGTATTCTGCCAAATCCTTAGACATAACCCCTTTCTCCTTTAATATATCTTTGAGGTTCAAATTTATATCCTCACTAACTTTTGTTGCCATAAACTTTTAGTTTAAATGATTATGGTGCAAAGGTACAAAAAATAAACCGATTATTTACTTAAAATATATAAAATAAACCAATAGTTTTACTAACGGGTGTTAAAGTTAGCCTAAATATTAAACTTTTATGCAAAATTATTTGGTAAACTAAAACTTTTGGTTTATCTTTGCATCGTGATTAAGTAACAAAGATCACAATAACATTATTCATTTAGTTGAGGTTGCACCTCCGAGTCGGCACTCGTAAAACGGTATAGTGATTATGGCTATTACATTAAGAAATACATTGAGTGAGGTAATGAAGCTTGCTTGGCAGTTCATCAAGAAGAATGGCTACACAATGAGCGAGGCTTTAAAGGTCGCTTGGATGAACATCAAGCTGAAGGGTCAGATGAAGAAGCGCATCGTGAAGTTCTACTTTCAGAAGGTTGATGGCAGTTTGCGTGAGGCATTCGGTACATTGAGCGAGAAGGTTATCCCAGCTACACAGGGTACAGGTCGCAAGATGAATGACACTTGCCAAGTGTACTTCGATACCGAGAAAGAAGAATGGCGTTGCTTCAAGAAGGCAAACCTTATGAGAGTAGCATAACAAGATTATTAACGATTAAAAAGAAACTAGATATGAGCGCAAAGATTATAGTGATGCAAGGCAACATGGTTGCTACCATCGAAGAAACGAACAAGGACGCATTTATCAAGCGTGGTGAGTATAAAGAGACCGAGCTGGACAGACATAAGCGTGAGGTCGATTTCTTGATTACAAGCATCGCAAACCGCTACGAAGTGACATTCAATCACAAGGTAGAGCTGAAGGAAAGCCGAAGCATCAAGAAAAGCGAGTATTTCGATAACATCTACTACGTTACCGAGAACGCATTGAACAAGCTTAAAAAGCAATACTCATACGAGTGTGACTTGTAATAGATTTCGTGAGGCACACGTTAAACTGCACCGAACTTTGAACATTAAACATTTAAGAGATATGGATAAGGATTTGATGGATGCTCTTTATGTTGAGCATGATGGCAAGATTGGTGTTTTAAGCTCAGATGAGCGCAAGGCGGTATCACAGGTTATCGGTACGGATTTGACGCTTGTGTACGACAAGAAAGTGGGCAATACGTACCTTTTGATACCATTGACCCGAAACCACAAGTTTGAGTGCAAGGGTAGCCACATTATCGTGGATGGCAAGCGGTTCGATTCGGACATCTTTTTTAGAAAGGATGCTTGCCAATGGATTCAGATGCAATCTAAAGAAATGCTATCAATGGTAGCATAATATATATAAGGTGAGGCACACTATAAACTGCACATTATCTTTGAGGTTTAACATTTAAATTCCGTGAATAATGGAAACAAGAAGTAATGCGCAGCAACGTGCCATAAGAGTTGGTCGTGCTGGTGAGGACAGAAGTCCTCCAAAGTGAAACAAACGTTAATGTTTTAAATAAAACACTAATACGTTTGCAAGTTAGAGAAAATAGCATTAACTTTGCAGCCGAAAGTAATAATGGTTGTGAAGTAACGGACACGACTGACGAATAATGAAGACATATTAAACAAATGGTTATAAGCTCCAAGCGTGGAGTAATATTTCGTCAAGCCCATTCCGTTACATTTGTGGGTAGGCGAAACAAGCCCTGTCCATCCTCTCTCACAACATGGTGGACGGGGCTTTCCTATTTACAAGAAACCATACTTATAATATTTAAATTGTTTAATATGAAAGATTTTTTAGAAAAGAATTTGAATGATGCACCCATGCTGGGAGCATTTGTAAATCAGAGTGAGGAAATCAAGGTCGAAGGCTTTGAACTCATTAAGGTAGAAGAACGTGATGGCAAACAAGCTGTCAATGCAAGAGGATTACATCAGTTCTTGGGTATAGGTAAAGATTTCTCTTCTTGGATAAAGAAGCAGATTGAACGCTGTGATTTGGTTGAAAATCAAGACTTTGAGGTTTTCACCCAAAAGGGGGAAAACCTATTTGGTGGCAGACCAACATCCGAGTACGCCTTATCCGTTGATGCCGCAAAGGAGATTTCGATGATGTCCCAATGCGAGAAAGGCAAGCAAGCTAGACGCTACTTCATAGAAATGGAAAAGCGAGCAAGAATGCAGAGTGTTCCATCATTGCCCGATTTCACCAATCCGGCTATTGCAGCAAGAGCTTGGGCTGACCAGTTCGAGAAGAACCAAGTGTTGACCTTGGAAAACAAACAGCAGAAAGAGGAACTTGCCAAGGCATCGCAGGAGATTGTCGGACTGAGCGCACAGATTACAACGATGAAGCCTAAGACTACTTACTTCGATGTGATGATGAAGAACAAGAGCACAAGCGTGATTACATCAATGGCGCAGGATTACGGAATGAGTCCGCAAGCATTCAACAAATTGTTGCATGAGCATGGTATCCAGCACAAGGTTTCTGACCAATGGGTCTTGTACCGCCAATATTTGGATAAGGGATATGTGAATAGCGAGCCAGTGACCATTACGCATAATGATGGAAAACAAACCATCAAATACAACACGAAGTGGACTCAGAAAGGACGTTTCTTTCTCTATGAGTTTCTAAAGGAGAAAGGTATCTTGCCTTTGATTGAACGAAATAATAATGGTGAGACACACTAAGACAACTGTAAAAGCCCCAATCTCGTTAGAGGTTGGGGCTTTCTTTATTTTTACATTTTCTTCTTATCTGTCCATCAGAACAACGTATACTTTTGCTCTAATTTTCAACGACTTGTATTTTTGTTACAAAAATATTGTTATTTTATATTTCGGCTTCATTGTACGCATATTCCCAGAGAAACAACTTGCCTTTGACATTTCTAATCGGCTCATCGAACAATTTAGCATTCTTCAAGAACCAATGATATTGGAAATCTTCAGCAAACGCATCCGGATAAGCCTCATGGAATTGAATATCATCCAACTCTACGCTGCCGATAATGGCTGACGTTGGCAAGTCTTTGAAGTCAGGAATAACAATACCATGCTCTTGGCAATATTTCTTCATTGCGCTCTCCTGCCATCCGTCAAGTTTTTCGGGTTTGGCTTGGCTAGCATGAATAAGGAAACGACCACGGAACTTTCTATTCCAGGTTCTGTTCTCAATGGTCTTGCAGCCGATAGCGATTAACCAAGCATACGGCTGGCGAATAGATAATACTTTCATAAGCTCATTGTTTTGTTGTTTACATTCGCAAAGGTAATAAAAACCTTCGAGAAATGCAAGAAAACTCTATTTTTTTTCATATTTTCTAAAAATAATCTTGAAATAATTTGCATATTTCAAATATTTTTCGTATCTTTGCTATGTAATCAATGAGAGATTGCAAAGGGGATGCCGAAAACCTGAAAGAGTAGGTAAAATGAAATCCCAAAGCCGTATGAGAGTTTACATTTCAGTTCGGATTTGGAAAATCAAAGTTGCTCTTACAATTGAATTGTAAAGCTTAGATTTCCAACAGGGAGGTGGTGTTCTCACCACCGCCTCCCACCTTGGGATTTCGTTGCAAAGGTACGAAATTTATTTCAAACCACCAAATTTTTAACGTATGGACACAAACGAAGAAAAGACAACCAAGTCATGGGGAGGTGCAAGAGAAGGCTGTGGACGCAAGAAAAAATGCGCTAAACGTATGTTCTTTTCAGCCACAGAAGAAACACTTGACATCCTCAATTCCTTAGACGGAAACAAAAGTGACTTCATCAACGAATGCATCTTAAAGGCGGTAAGAGGTTAGAACCTCTTCCGTCTTTTCATTCTGATTCTATCCCAATCCGGTTTAAGCACATCCATTGAGCCGACCATCGCCTTATACTTGTCGCCAAGTTCACCTTCATTCATAGAGGAACGGAAAGTATACATCTTGTATCGTTCATGCTCTGGCACATATAATCCCACCATCAAGGAACGGACTCCATCCACCTCCTGCTCCGGTGCTATCAATACAAGCCCCTCGTTCATGCTTTCCAACTTGAAAATCTTTGAGGTGACAACCTCATAATAGTCTAGTACATTCATATTCTTGTCTCCTATAATTAGTTTGTACGTTCAAACACTTCAATATACTGGATAGAGCTACAATCAATATATTTACGTGTAAACACTACTGTACTTCCACTTCCAATCATAAGTGTTCTGTTCTTTGTATTGCAATTGAAAGAGGTTTCACCACCAACACTATTGAAGTCGAAACTTATTTTTGCTCCACCTACCAAGTTGATACTTCCTCTAAGACCTTTGTCCTCGGCTTCGCCTAATATCACATTCACATGACCTGCATCCATATTCTCCTATAATTAATTGTTAAACACCTTCTCTAATAAAGATACGTATGATAGAGTCACTATCAATGTAATCTCTGTTTCCGTTCTCACCAAGTATAGTTATCAAATGCTTTTTTTTGTTATAAAGAACATCGGCAGTAAAATCAAATAACTTTGATTTGCTAAAGTTTGCATGAATTAACTGCCCATTAGAGAGTGAAATTCCTGCAAGGCAACCGCACTCCTTTGCATCATCTAAGATGTCTTTGATAATCTTAATATCCATAGTCTTATTACTTTACTTCTCGTTCTACAATATCAAAATTATCCCACGTCTCTCCTTCGCTGTCTGAGATATGAAAGAAAGAATCTGAGATATTGTATAGATAATCATCGCAATTCAAAACTCGCTTGTAATTCTCCAAAGTGTTCATTCCTTTGTGCCTTATCGCCTTTCTAGCCTTATCTCTGGTATCGAAGACTTCTGCATCAGTTTCTACAGCTTCACCTAATCCATGTTGGTATGAAGAAATTACTACATATACTTTCATAGCTTAAACTCCTTATTTATTACGCAACCTTAGATAATGTTTCTTCATCAATCTCAATCCATTGGCAAGCATCCTTGCGGAAAAATACCTTGCTAGGGATAATCTTGCCATCAACCTCCAAGCTATCGCCATTGCACTTGAAAGTATGGTTCTTTGTCAATGGTACAAGAAGGTACGTTTTGCCCTCTCTTTTGCGTTCTACAAGCGTTTTGTCCGTCCCAAGGATAATTGATACCCTTTCTTCCTTATCGTCCTTTAAAACGCCTATTTTGTCTGTGTGCTCGATATAGAGCACATTCAAGAAATTCTCATCCATTTTCTTACTCCTCCCATCGAAAAGCGTTAGTGTCTTTTACAACCTTCTTGCTGTCTTCGTCCCACATATAACCATCCGTAAACCATTTAGGGGCTTTACCATTGATTACTCGTTTTGCATCGGCTATGCTAGCATAGTCTGGTTCAACAACATTATCAATGCGAACGGCAACCTGACCGAATACGTCCTCCACCTTGGTAATATGATGCCCTTTGTAGAACACTTCTTTCAAACACTTAGCAATTGTCTCCATATCTCAAATACTTTAAAAGTCCTAAACTAAAGGGGTGTTTAAAGGCACACCCCCTATTAAGCCTCGCCAAACACCTTAGAACGTGAATATATCTTTATGCAACTCGCAAGAAGTTGTAAGCCTTGAATTGTCTCCATGCGCCCTTTGCTTCATCCCAATAGCGGATGCAATCTCTTGATGCTGCATGCCCTGTACCATTTGGAGTATAGTCAATGTGGCTCTGAAGGAGAGTACCAAAGGCTTGTCTTACCTCACCATTCATCTTCATAAAGAAGAACTCTACTACCTTGGTCTTCATCGCTGCCTCAAGCTTTACGACCTGCCAAGCCTGTTTCAAGCACTCAACCCAAGACATTGAACTTGATTTCAACTGATAGGCTCTATGTGCCAACTGCATTACCTTTCTCATCTTGTTCTTAATTGAAGTTGTCATATCCTCAAACCGTTTTACGAGTGCCGACTCGGCTGCATAGCAGCAATTAATAGTTAAACTTTAAAGCCTTTATCTCTTAAAGACATTGCAAAGATAGTAGTTTTTTCTAATGTTACCAAATATTTCTATAAGAAATTTCTAATATTACCACTTATTTAACACTTATAAGCTATTTCTAAACATTTATTCACTAATTATTAGCTAATTCTAATATTTAACTCTTTTTCTTTGGCAGTTAAAAAAAAATAAGCTATCTTTGCAGCATAATAAATATTAGTATTCACTTATATATAATAAGGTATGGACTTAAAGAAAATAATTAGGAGTCATGGGCAAACCATTTCATCTGTAGCTGAAAAGTTAGGTATTACCCAATCAGCTTTATCGCAACAAATCAATAATGGCTCAATTTCATTTGCGAAAGTAGAACAAATAGCTAGTATTTGTGGTTGCTCGCCATCTAGTTTCCTTGCTATTGATGGTGAAACCTTATCGCATCCGGCTATCATCTGCCCCCATTGCGGCAAGCCTATCGAGCTGGAGATTAGGGCAAAGGAGGGGAAATGATATTCCTCTCCTTTTACTCTTCTATTCTTTCTCCTTCAAAAAGCCTATACCTGCATGAACATTACCCAACTTATACCAAGACTGGCTTAAAGTCATAACATAACTATTGAAGGATTTTTCCCCAATATCAAGGGTGAAGTCTTCATCTACATCAGGCTCTCCATGTCTTACGTACCCCTTATTCGGGGTGTATAGCAATCTATGATATGAGCCGTTCTCACAAATATAAAGTCCGCTATTACGCCAATCGGAACTCCAAAATTCCGGTTTATTCACGTAACAAAGCATTACATCACCATCGTAAATAGGAATACTATGACTTCGCTCATCCTTTTCTCCAACAAATTTTTCGCTATCAACATTGTCAGACTGACGGATAACAGATACGATGGAGTAACCATTTCCAATAAAGTCCGCTATATCAACATATGTTCTTTGCTCTCTAAGGTCAAATTCTTGTTGGCTTCTTACGCCATCTTTCTCAAATATTACAAGTATTCTTGTGTACTTATCACCAAAATTGACCATACTTAGAATCAAGCCGTTGTTCATGTAAGACGCATAAGCTTCTTTGGCTAGTGTTAATACACGCTCTAGATATTCCAATGGCTTGTATCTAACTAACCAAGACTGACCTTTATGCATCTTTTGCAAGTACGAATACATGTTCATCGCCTCGCATTCATCTATTCCATGCTTCTTGCAGACCAACTTGAACTTATCCGGATAAACACTAGTTACAAGTCTATCCAATTCGTCCATAGCTTGCATGGCTTTCAAATAATCATTTGCTTCCATTTTACTAATCTTTAAGTTTCTCAATTATATAACCACGACCTGTATAGGTACAAGACAAGCCAATATACACTAGCTGATGTAAAAGCCACAATTCTTCAGTGAACGGCAATCTATCACACTTCACAAACTCATCTTCATCCTCAAAATCAGATGCCTTTTCCAATATTTCTTCCTTTGTCATTATCTTTAAATTTGTGCCCGAAAGCTGTTAATCCGCATCTTTTATTTTTTGTAATGTGTCAAGTATCACGTTTGCAATCTCAAACCTACCGACATTTGGATTCTGTGGGACACTATAACACAAAGCTTTTAAAAGCTCAAAACATTGATTCTCATATAATATCATACGCTTACTTCTTTTGATTAAAATACTTTTCCAACTCTCGAAGGATGAACAGCCCTCCTATCTTGAAAGACTGCTCTATCACTACTCGATGTTCCTTAAATTCTTTTTGGCTTCTTGAAAACCGAAACGCCTCGTTCTCTAATACAAGTACAAACTTATTAAATTCTGCCTCGGTCATTTGCTATCACCTCCTTTCTTAGGAAACAATTCATCCAAGTAGAGCCAACGAATAATAATCCGTTCTGGATTTATTGGCTTGTAACCGCATTCCTTCCAACGTATCTTTTCGTATGTAGCCTCTCTGATATATATTGGTGGATTTATCTCACCTTTAGGCTTATATACATACAAGATTCGTCTATACAAGTCAGGAGCCTCACTTGCGTGATGCCACAAACTATTCAGAAACTCATTGATTATTTTGTCCTTATTCTCCATTTTTTCATTCTTCACTAAAATATTTTTTAACAAACGCTCGTTCGGTGAGCCATTTCCCTAACCCTACTCTAAAGTAACGCTTTGGTTTGCCTTTCGCAAACCCATATTCGTCACGAGGTGTATTAACACTTAGGTGTATCTTAGGAACATTGTTCACCGACACGTATGCGGTTATATATTCATCTGTGAATGCCCAATGTTGAACTTCACGGAACTTTACACTCTTAAAGAACATTTCCTTCATAAGCCTTAGTCCTTATAGATTACATCAAGAATGGTGCTGAAATTCGGATTATCAATAACTGCTTGGGCATCTTCTTTGTTCTTGAAGTAAATAGCTCCTTCATTATAACTACAACAAGAAGTAATACCATATTCGCTGGTTCGCATAATATTATACTTACATTCATTAGAATTCCAATCCGGTTTCCAATCTCCATTATAGTACTTTGCTATAGTCATTAACCGTGCTAATGCAACTATCTTTCCAGCAACCTCGTTAGGTACTTTAATATCAACAGGATTAACATCATTCTCAGCTAAAGCTAATATGACATCCTTATAACAGATTACCTTCTTTCTAAGCTTAATAACACCAGCTTTCAGGTCACTTTTTTCAATGTCCACTTCCATTCCTTTAGGGATGTCAAGGACTATTTTGTTATCTTTCATTTCCATTTTTCTTATGTTTCTTTTCCAAAATATATTTTTTATTCACAACCAACTCGAAGAACTTATATTTAGCATGCATGTAGTTGCGACCTAAATCAACTCCACCAACAAATTCTTCTCCATACCAAGAGATTGCCGTATACTTTACAATATCATGATCTTCCGGATGATTCACACGACCAATCCATACATCTGTGCGAACCAAATCGCAATACCCATAAGGTAATTTGGCACGTATCATCCTCGTGTTCTCCGCATCAATATAAACGTTTTTGTATTCTAGGTCAACACCTAGAATTTTACGATTAAGCATTGCTACATCCATATCTCATTAATTTTAAAGCACTACGTCGAAGGTCTCTCGGTTTGAACGGATTCTTCTTCAATATGTTATTTCGCATCTTGCGGATTTCCCACTTCTGTGTAAGACGCATAGCCTTTAACAAACGATGGTCTCCAGCTAGCTTTCCAACATCCGTTTTGCCACAATAATAGCCTTGTCTATAAGCCCAATATCGGGTTTTATAGACTTGCTTCATTATCTTCTTTGCTTGTCTTATTTTCATGTCAGCCTCACTTTCTGCGGAAAAACGTTCCATGACACCAATCACTGCTTTCAACATTCTCATGCAGCTTAGTACATTCTCCTGCAAATATACCATTGAAATATTTACAACGACCGCACTCCTTTGAAATTCTCAAAATTGAACGAAACAAACTAACGTTAGCACTCGGCATATTTACCTTATTCCATCTGATAGTTGCTTTCTGATAGAGATTCTTTAATCTAGGAATGAATCTACTCTCTTTCTTAAATGTATATTTGGAATCGAAGTAACGTGTGTCCGTTCCTCTCTCCATCATATTCATAATTTTCTTAGCTTGTCTAATCTTCATACATTACTTGTTTTTATAAATTTCACATGTCCCCTCATAAATAGTGTTATTACTAAAAATGTCATTATATTGCGAAATGGAAACCAATTCGTTTGCCTTCATTTCCCGGAGAATGTCATCATACACACTTTCTATTGCTCTTCTCTTCAATTGCTCCATGCCAGATTTGTCACGGCAATAGTATTGCATTTCAAAGCTTGACATTGCAACTCTTGAATGAAGCTTAATAACTTGTGGCTTTATATATCTAACCACTATCTTTGGTTTGATGCCTAGTTTGTCCGCTAGCCATTGTTTCCATTTCGATTTTACATCTTCTCCATCCAAGCAAACAAGAAAGATGTAAATTAGACTAACACTTATATATAAAATTACAATTTCCATATGCTACTTATTTTTATCTCCAAATAATACGTGTCTTCGATAAGGGATTTCATTTTTTATTTAATTTATGAGCAGTACTATTAGTATGCTCTATATGTTCATTATTACAACAATATGGATAGAAATATTTATCTGCTCCATACATAAGTTCTTCTATAATATTATCGTCACTATCATTGCACTTAGAATCAATAGTAACTCTAATATTTACTTCGAATATTCTTTCCATAACTATTCTTCTTTAAGTTCTAACTCTTGCTTGATTAGTTTTAGAAAACTTCTAGCGTGAACTACAAGAACTTTCTTATTTCCTGCGTTCATCATTCTAGTATAGTTTTCAATCATATCATCAATAATTGTTAGTGCCGATACTTTACTCATATTTTTTCATATTTAAATCTTTAAGTCTATCCTTATAGAAGGCAGGAACTCTACTAATCTGCCACCAAGAATAGCATTCGTCACTCCAAGGTTCAATCCACACTGGTTCTTTTGTGTCTTTATCTTGGCAGTATACAATTCCACGTACTTCATCATTAAGCAAGAAAGCCTCTACATCAAAATCCAAATCGTCTAATGTTGCATAAGTCTTGCAATACTCATTACGTTCCCTAGTGCCTTCCCTTACGAACAACTCAAAATCATTGAATAAATCTATTTTTAGTATCTCTAAGTTATTGCTTTTAACAACATCTAGAAGAGACTTTTTGACGTTCATTTTGCTCATTTCCTATCCCTCTTTTTATAGTCATTGCAATCCATAGGAATATGGTCTGCTAACTCTTGCCAATAACACCTATTATCATAATAACAAGTTTGACATTTTTGAATCTTTTCATTCATTACTTATTCTCCTTTAAGTTCGACAGGCTCATCTTTCCAAGACAATTCTTTTCCAATGAGCTTCTTAATGCTTCCTTTAGGAAGGTAACAGCAACCGGTATTTGCGTACCTCTGCCCATATAAATATACGACAGAGCAAATCCATAATGTATTACTTTCATTTCTGCAAGGTTTTTCTGCAAAAATATGTTCACAGCCACCTTTATCTACTGCTAACCATGACATAACTAATACTATATTTTTTTAATTAATAAATTACTTTTCTTATCAAATGGTTTATAACCACTACGGAGATACCAATCTAGAACAAATCTATCAGATTCATCTTTAACAAATTCCAATCCGATTGTCTTCACTCCATTTAACTTAGCCTGTTGTTCTGCGAGTTGTAACAGGCGTTGTGCAACACCATTTCTTCTATAAACAACATCAACCCAAAGAGCGTATATTAGAGCATCAGCCTTGCCGAAAATATCACTAACATATAATGGAATAGATATTTGAACAGAGCCATGATTTTCATCATCAGTTATTAAAATTCTGATTTCATCCTTCCATGTCTGTTTTTGTATCATATTCTATCCTCCAACTCTTTAAGTGCCAAGACTAACTCATTTTGAATATGAATTATAGTGCCTTCACTTAATTTTATTCTTTTTAAGCCAATCATCTTGGAAACATTATTAATGTGAACTATCGCTTTATCTTTGCTCATTTTCTATTTTTTTTAAAAGGGTCATAAAAACCCCACAGAAAAATTATTCCAACATACGAACAAAATAATAATACGATTACTACAATGCCTCCTACGACATATAGTAGCCACATTGGTATTGTTATAGTCATTGCTTATCCTCCTTAGCTCTTTTAAGATAAAATTCTCTCCAATCTTCAAAAGTCCAATCTCTTGTGTTATGAGTAAGATTGAAAACTTCCGTATCTTTCTCTAACTGGAGTAACAGCCAAGCGTAATCTTCATATCGCTGTCTTAGCAATCTTTTGCGACACAATCTTACATGCTTGTATAACTTATAATCAGCGGTTGCAGCATCAAAGATTATTTTACCTATTATTGCTAACAGATAAGCAGATATAACACCTAATGCAATCCAACCTAATATTGTAATTACTAAATCCATATTCTCTTCTTTTTTTTTACCCTCCTTAGTAATTGATAATTTTCTGTGTTTTACGAACCTTGGCAAAGAACCCACGAATCTGTTCTTTTGTCGCAACACCTTTAATGTGACACTTCATCCAATTGCCAATACCATTGGATTTCTGAATCATTCCATCAGAATCCTCACCAATTACCACACCATATCCATCAGCATTAATAAAACCATCATGGATAAACACTTTGCCATCACCATCAACTAAGATAGTACCTGCTTTATATTCACTTAATCTCATATTCTCTTCTTTTTACCCTCTCCCTGTTGTCAAGGAGAGGGCTGTTAGTTACTCTGTTACTTCAATGTACTTAACGGGATTGTTCGGGTCTGCACAACATGCGTGCTGAATACACTCAAACTTACCATCATACACACATCCCTCACACATTAAAGTAGGGTCTGGAACTGTCTTAATCATATTACTTATATTTATGTCCTATAAGGACGGTTAGTTACATTGGTTTCTTTGCTAAGAAGTGTGTATCAGATGAAACATGCAGAAATATGTTATCACCATCTGTAGAAGTATTCTTAATATCATAAGAAAAGCCTTCTTTTTTGTCAAATACAAACATTTCACAATCACCACCTGCAGCGTCAATGTAAGATTTTAAATGCTCTATCAACTCACTTGCTTTCATAATTCTATCTATTTATATCCTTTCTTCAATCTTATACAATAATCAATAGCTTTGATTGCTAACCAAATAGCATGCTTTTGCTTATCGTCAATAAGATTTTTTCTAATCTCAAATAGCGTCTTCTTTGCTTCTGTTGCATTCATACTTCTATTTATTTATGCCCGAAGGCGTTAACCACCTAACATATCGCTAATGTTTAAATACTTCTCTCCAACACCTAAGTTTCTTACCTCACAGAAACCTACTTCTGAAATTGTGCTATCATCATCATATATCTTTGTGACGTGTAATTTGTCTATATGACAGCAATCATCATCACTTACCTCAAAAGCAATAGGCAAGTCTCCGTGTTTTGCCTTTATTTTCTCTAAACTTTTAACCAAATCACTTATTTTCATACTAATATCTTTTATGCCCGAAGGCGTTAAACACATTTGTTAAAATAATGCTCTTTTGTGCTTTTTAGATATTCTTCACACATTTCTTTAGTAAGATATTCTGTATCAGAATAAGCATTAAACTTACCTTCTGCTACCTTTCTAAAAAGGAATCTAATATTACCCATATCATTAGAATATCCAGTATGTGATAAATGGTTTTGACACAAAGATAGCCATTCTAAGTAAATTTCATAGTCTCTTTTAGAAAATCTGAATCCACGAACATTGTTCTTGCACCATCCAAAGTAACTTGGGTTTATTCTAAGTACATTTGTTACAGACATACCTTTGTACTTGCCAAACATCATTCTATTCATACCTACACCTCCATTTCGTGATTAATACCAAGACCAAAGAGAAGGTGCTGAAGTTGATGAACATACTTAATGTATGTAATTTGTTTACATACATTGTTGTCAGTAAACGGATATACATCAAACTCATCACCGATACCTTTTTCTATGTAGATAGGAAAATATCCATATTCTTCAATATCAGTTTTTGTATATACCAAATGCCTATCACTTACTCCTCTGCTCATCGCTTTTTTCTCCCATCCATTCTTCTCTAGAATCTCAGTAGTGAGAGGAATCGGTAAAATATCTCTGTCTGCAACTAAAGCTGTTTTTGTACTATTAGTTGAAATTAAAGCATAACATATCTTGTTATGAAGAAAGTTTTCTTCAAAATTAACAATAGTATAAGTATTGGTTGCAAACTTTACCAAATCTCCTGGAATATATTCTAACTTTTCCATACGCTCTAATCTTTGCTATTAATGAAATCCTCATACTCACCTATCGTGATTTCCACGAAGTCTGGATTTTGCTTCTCAGCTCTAATACTATCATCGAAGTAAACGAAAATGCGTTCTTTGTGACGTAAAAGCTGGGTGATGGAGAATCGGCTGACGTGCGGAACTTCGATATTCAGTTCCTTCAATATCTTGAAATGATGAGTAAAGGATTTATATGATGTAAGTACTGCTGCTATTGCCTTACCTTGCTTACTACGCTTGTTAGGCGCAATGCATACATAGTAACCGTCCTCCAATTTTACACCGTCTATCTTCTTCCACACCTTCTTATCTAGCGTATCGTAACGCTCAGAAAGAACCCATATAGCAGTAACCTCGTACTCTCTTGAGAGAGTTCTGTTAGGCAGAAAACCTTGCCATTTCTCAAACTCGAAGCCTACGGCTTCTTCCACTCTTTCCATGTAGGCTTGATACTCTTTCTCTTCAGCATCGAGAATACCTTTAATGTATTCATAAGCCTTACTTCCCTGTTTTGTTTCGTATAACATATCTCTTTACTCCTTAACTTCTTTAAAAATTACATTTTTATGGTCTGAGCGTTCTTTGATGCTACAAGGGTATAGCTGCCATACTTCACAAAACTTCTTACTATCAAAGAAGCACCCTTTGCAAGATTCTTTATCAGTCTCAGTAACTTCAAGAGTTACTCTTTCTCCAACTTCAAACTCTTTCATAATCAAAACGCTATTCTATAGTCCTTTCCTCTCAAAGTAGGTCTCTTTTTGAGGATGAACTTTGTTAAATCTTCAAAATCTATCGGGAAGAGCGCACAATATTTATACTTTAATGTGCAGATGAATCTTCCGTTGAGCATAACATCAAACACAAATGTTTTCATTGTTCACCTCCTTCCTGCTTTGGCAATATATCAGATAAATAAGCCCATTTGATGATTTGGCATCTGCTAATCGAATGTCTCCAAGATTCCTCATTCCAAAGAATGGATTCTTTAAATTGTAGATAAGCATCGTTATCAAAACCAAGGGTAATAATATCGCTCTTGCTCTTATCTGGCTCTTCTTGCATAGGATGCCATAAGTCCTTCAAGAATTCTTCTTGCATCCACTTAGCGCCAGCCTTGAAGCTATCTTTGCCCCTAAGACAAATCATTTCTTCCTCAACCTCGCCACTATTGTATCTAGCATACTCTGTCTCAATATGCTTATTAGCAGCAGCTTCTATTTTCTTATCGTCAAAAACCATTTTATTAAGCTTCATAACCATTATTACGTAGTTCTTCAATTAAAATCTTAACATCTTCTATAGATTCTCTTGCAAGAGTTCGTAGATGAGTTCTGCGAACTGCTTCAGGGCAAGCGCATCTATTATCATGTTCATAATCTTCCCCTCGTTGTTTTACTTTATCTCTAAACAACTCGGCAGATTTCTCATACAAAAAATCTAATTCTATTTCAGATAATTTCATAATCAAACCTCCTCTTTAAATTCGGACTAACACTACAAGCCTTTATTTCGATTATCGAAAACATGCTCACCAAAAATCTTCTTAAGTACTTTCATATACCTAATCTTTTATATCTTTAATATAACACCACTTTGTGATGTTGTTTCTCCTTACATAATCTTTCCAATAAACAAAAGAGTAAAGATAATCAGCTTCGTACTTAATACCTCCATCGTCTCCATCATACCATTCTGTAAGAATCCATTCTTCGTAGTTTGGAGCTTCTTTTGCAGAGTACCATTTAGTCATTGTTCACCTCCTTCCTTATCATAAAGTAATCTTCTTCAACTTTATTATGTAAGTAGTATAAAAGTTTTAACTTTGTGAGTTTTTCTAACTTTCTTACTACATATTTTATAGTATTAGGACTTATATAACCGTCAGTCCAACCTCTTTTCAAAAGCCATTTAGTACTCTCCTTGTAGAATAACTTCTTGCATTTTCGTTTATTCATTTTCAGTCTCCTTCGCATAAAGTTTCGTTAACCTCGTCATTGTATGTGTGAGTAACCGGATTGTACTCGGAATGGGTCGCATCTACCCTACCTTTCCGGTTAGTGAAATAGATAGCATTTCCTTTGTCATAAAACCTGTACACTGTTATACTATCTACAACAAACAATTTCTCGACCTTGAATTTGTCAACAGAATCCGAGATTTGGACTCTTGTACCCTTACCTTTGCAACCTACCAAAATGGCAGCAACGGCTATTATCATAATTACCTTTTTCATATCAACTTCTTTTCTTCTTGAAGAATACATCATTCATCGTACCCTAATATACTAAAGAACTCATCCATTTTTGAATTTAGATTGTTTGCCATTAACATATATGCCGGAACGGAGCGACCGATATTGCACTCTAACTTCAATGCATGTATCATTACTGAAGCTTGATGGCTTGAAATCTTAACCCTATCCAATCTGGAAAGTATTTCGCCCTGCGAATCTGCATTACGAAACACTTTCTTGATAAGACTTTCTATGTACTTACGCTGCTTGTCCGTCATTGCTCTTATTGTGCTCAAGAGACTCAACCAAAGCCTTCAGACCATTGAAGGTAGCATCCACCAACTCCTTGCTATCGGAAGCATCAAAATACCAATTTCCAATAATCTTGCTATTATTTTCGGCAAACATCGTAATACTCGTATGAGTATTTGAAGACGACATCTGGATAGACTCCTTTGTTCTACCCATGAGGCTGGCAATCTTTGCCAACACCTCTACATAAACATTATTCTTTTCCACTTTCTTCTTACAGTTTTTGTGGTGTGTCTCACCTTTTTAAAATTAGTAACCTTGTTTCTTAATTACAATGCAAAGATACAAAGAATATCCGAAATATGCAAACTTTTTAATGTGTTTCTTTTATTCTTTAATATGTTATAACATATAACACCAATAATTTACTGACGTTAACACAAAAATCCCCACCACTACATTATTATATATAGTGATGGGGTAAACATTTAAAACAAAATAGCATTATGGATTTCTACGATTACTATCAAACTAAATCGTCCACATAAGCCCATTTATAGATGGCGTTTGATTTCGTGAACCTATTCCACCATTCCTCGCCTAAGAAATTCAGATGCTTGAAACGCTTGCGAACCTTGGTCAGACCGACAATGCGTCTGTTATACTCAGGCAGCTCTTCAACAGAATGCCAAGCACCTTCTTTTTGATATTTCATTCCCAACTCCAAGGCTTGCTTGGCTACCTGCCTTGCACCTTGACTAAAGTCTATCTTATCAATCAACAATTCTAAGTCCATAATCAAATAACTTTTATGTTAACTTTGTCTTCAAAAAAAGCTTCTAGCACTTCCTTGGCTTTTGCATCTGCTTCATCCAAGTCTTTGCATTTGACTACTTGAACACCATAACCTATAGGGTTACGCAATTCATAAATACCATCAGCCTTTACCAAGCGAAGGAAAATATCTCCACCTTTGAAGCGGTACGAATATCCTCCTGTTGCCTCGTTCCATTGTCTAACTATGTTCCTCACCGCCATAATATCTTTGCACTTTTTCCAATGTAGCATTAGCACCCTCAATGTAGGCTGCGATAATGACATTTCTATATAGCTCACTATTTTCCTTATCAATTCCAACCAAGCCTTCTGTTGATTTCAAAGGCTCAATTGTAAATTTATAAGCCTCCTCTACTATCCAGCTAGGAACACCATTTGAAATCAAATTCTTACAATACTCATTCATGATTTTACCTTTTAAAATTAGTGGATGACAAGGGATTTAAACCCTTGTTGGTGTCAACACCTCCCCAGTGACCTGGTACACGGAATGTTTAATCAGAAAATCCGCTCCAAGTTTGCGAGGGTCGCATTGCTTTCAGTTGCCAATGCCACTCATCCGTTTGTCAGCGACAGATGCGAATTTGAAGACTGTGCACCATTCCCAACCTTGCCCAAGGGTTTCTGTCGCTGACTGATGGGCATTTGCCAATGGCTATCGGCAATTTTAAGTGTTCACATCTTACGATGCGGTATTAACTATCTCCCTGCCCAAGGGAACAACCATTAGCGATAGGCTATTTGTAGTTATGAAACTTCAAAATAAAGCCGTGTGACTCCTAAGTTTACAATCCCGCCCCCACGCAAGGCATCACACGGCTTTGACACGTGGGTATTTGGTAGCTTATGGCAATCCTACCTCGTCTTTCTTATATCATTCCGCTGCCATCCTGCCGCCCAGTCTACCGGAGCTGCATTACAGCAGTGAAAAGATGTATTCACATTATACAAGGCAGCTCTGAACTCATCCAATTCTTCTGCCGAGAACGGACAATCCTTGTTTACTCGCCTTTTCATAATTTCACTACATTATAACCAAGCCGACTTGCAAGACCAAGGAATGCATTAAAGTCTTCCTGTGCAAGTTCTGTTCCTGATACTACTCCATTCTCCAACGTGAAGTAACGCTTTGTATTGTAAAGCACATCTTCTAAGCAATAAGTTTCTTTCATCCTAATTCTAATCAATAGTAAACAACCTTTCGACTGGTCTCTTTGTGATATTCGGGTTAAGAGAATTTGTTACTTCCTTTTCCCAAACAGATCTGAACTCCTGTGGCATCTGATACTCGCTGATAAAGACCTTATGTCCTCTTCTAGCCATTTCCATGCACCATATATAGAAACTTTCGTAATCGAAATTCTTTGACACATCGTACTTTTTCGCAGCTTTGTAAGGTATATCGCAATATACTATACTCTTATCCGGTATCACAAGTTCATCATAACTGCCGCTATAAAACTCGACACCTTTGAGAAGAGGCACATCACGCATTGTATTTTCTATCTGCTCCCTTATGTAATCTCTTGCCTTTCCGTTCTTGCCGACAACATTATGTCCGCTATAGCCACCATCAAAGAAACGTCCATTAAAGCTCGCCATAAAGCCAATTAGTCCGACACCTGCTTCTGTGAAGAAATTATTCTTTCCATGATAGCAGTCTCTTGCAAAGTTATACAACGTCTTGCTAATATGGTTGAAGACAAACCCATCATTCTGAAGATACTTCCACATTTCGATAAGATACCTATTCTTATCGTTGGCAATCCTTCGATACGTGTCCGGAACGTTCTCAATAACGCTACAGCCACCACAGAAAGCATCTACAAACGTATCATGTTCTTTATCAAGCATAATCGGCAATATTTCATGCACGATTCTAGCCTTGCTACCCATATACTTCATTGCAATAGTTTCTTTATCATTTTAACCCCTCGCTTGCCAAATTTTCGCTCGACAACCGCATTGTAACTCACTCCATCAATGGAACACTCATCCGGATAGCACTCTTCAAGCCAATCTGTGAACTTCAGCAGATTGAAGACTAACTCTTTTCTCGCTAAAAGAAACCGCATATCTATGAATTTTCCAAAGCTTATTCCAAAGATTTTCTGAAACTCATTACCTATCGGCAAGAACTCACTTGGTTCTATTTTCATCAGCTTGCTTTCTTAGATGTCACACTATCCAGAGGATAGTCACTCTTCATAAAGTCACTAATTCCTATGTAAGTTCGCTGTAAATCTTTCTCATCGTCCTTCAGGTCTTCCGTTGCGTTGATAGCCGCCTCATTCAAAGTCTGTTCGTCAAAGACACCTTTTCTTACCTTATCGAAATAAGAAAGAATTTCTTTTGTCATCAAATGGTCAGCCAATCTCTTGAAATCCTTATCCATCACTAATGCCATGAAGTCATAAGAGTTTTCAAAGGCCAAGATAGGAGCAAAATCCTTGAACGCTTGCATTAAGTTTACATGCAAATCTTCATACAGCTTACGGATGATATTCTCATAAGTTCCCAAACAAAGGTTGGTCAGATTGTACAGAATGATTGCATTCGCATAAACTCCCGATTTTTCACCAATCCCTAAGTTCTGTAATCTTAAAGCAAGCTTATCTCGCAACTTATACAAGTCTCCACTAATCTTGTCATAGAACGTCATTGCGAATTCTTCATTAAAATCTGCATTAGGAACATAAGCGTCATAATACTTAACCACCTTTCGAAGGTTCTTCTTGCAGTCCACCCACTTCTTCTTAACTTCAAACCTAACGCATTTCTTCTTCAGAATACTTTTTTCGATTTTCTGCATAAAGCACTCTGCTAAGACCATTTCGACATATACATACTGCTGAAGATAAGCCCTAGTAACGACCATAACCTTATTCACTTCGGTTTCGGTCATTCCATTCGGAACACTGATAATTATCTTCTTGCCACCTACGTTCAACAAGACTCTTCTGAAACAATTAACACTAGGCATGATGCTTTCTGTTTGAATATTCTACTACCTTATTATAGCACTCCGTTCTCACCAAATCCTCGACCCGATTCAATGTGCAAGCCTCATGAGTATCATTCATATTGACTTGTGGACAGCAAATCTGATAAAAAAACTTTGTTCTGATGGTATAACCAAAGAACTTGATTTGCTCCTTGAATACCCGACCGGACACCACCTTATCAAGTTTCTTCTTGCCATCGAAGAGATTCAAACTCTCTTCTCTACGATATACAATATCGGTCTTAACCGAAAAAATCTTTCCGAACATAACTATTCCTCCAAATTCCTAAGCGTTTCCAAACTCTCATCATTATCAACATCATAGCCGATACGATATTCGTTACCAATTCTTGCACCAATGTATACCTCTTCGGCATCCAAGATATAACGGGACATCTGTTCACGAACCTTTATCTGTTCTTCATTCAACCCAAGTACATCAAAGCACTCTTCCTGCAATGACTTATATGGTTTCGTTCCCATATATGAGACATAAGCCAGCTTGCCTTCCTGATGCAATGGCTCCCACTTCTCCCACCAATGGTTGCGATACTCCAAGATACCTCTTTCTACTCCATCGGCACAAACATATTTAACTATTCGTATTCTCATTATCAACCTTTTTTAAAACAACTTTAACTGTCTTTCCTTGGCACTTGAACACACGAGACTTAATCTTGTATGTAAGATTGTTAATTACGACTTTATCCCCTACACAAGGCATAAAATGGAAATCGTAATTTTTCAAAATGATACTGCCTTCATACTCGAATTCAACCATTTTTCTGCTCTCCTAATGTTTCCCTATATTTATCTAACATTATTGAATTAATCTCAGACCAAAAAGTTACAATTACGTCCTTGTAATCAATATTATGATTCTGTGCTATAAAATTTCCTGCACTGACAAAATCAAAATAGCCTTCAATCGTCTCTTGTGTACCTGTACATGTACATGTTATGCCATTCTTGACATACTTAGCCACAAAATAATAGCATTTCTTCATCGCAACAACTCCCTAATAAATTCGTTACGCATCGGCTCAACGATGCTTGTATACAAACTCTGCTTATCTTCGGGAATATCATCCGGTGTAATAGAGAACATCAACAAATAAGACATCGGAATCTCCAATACCTTGCATATTGCATCAATCTTACTCTTACGTGGAAACGTTCTTCCGGTCTCCATAAACAACATATTTGTCTCACTACAACCGATAGCCTTACCAAGTTGTCGTTGGGTCAAGCCCTTGCTTACCCTCATTGTCTTAATCGCCTTTCCTAAATCCATTTAACCTCCTATTTTAAATTTTCAAATCTATTCTTAATTGCAATCATGGCATCATTGACACCATCCTTATATCCAACAGAATACAAGGAACAATCCTCTTCGCTCGGTTTTCCGGTTTTTGATTTCAAAAACTCTTCTATCTCACGGAAACCATACTCCAAGAATCTGAGAAACATAGCGTTCTTCGTGATAGCTGGTCGTAGAACATCTTTAACCCAATCCCAGCCATCACCATAACCCAAAGTGAAATTAGAATTATTACAATATCTCACTTTCGGCTCATCCAACCATTGTTTTATTATTTCCTTTTTTGTCATCATTCCCAGTTTTTATGGTGTGTCTCACCTTTTCAAATTAATAACCTTTATTTCGTAATTGCAATGCAAAGATACAAAGAATATTCAAAACATGCAAGCATTTTAATGTGTTTCTTTATTTTATTAATGTATTTTAATTGTTTAATATAGTTTCTACCATTTATTTTAAACTTTTTACATTTTTCTCTTTCTCAAACACTCTTTCTACTATCACCTTTATCCTTAATTTCGTCTTACTATGTTCTTTAACGTGTGCCTTACGCTTTGTAGTTTTTGCACCTTGCAGCAATTTCTGTCAGTCTCTTCCCTTGTACTTTCGTAGTGCTACCTTTCTTGCATTTCAAGACATTTCCTGTACTTGTATTTTGTATTTCCAAGAAATGGATGCAACAAAAGCAACTTCTAAAATTCTTATCCATTTGCCATTTCCTTTTTAAGTTTCTTTCTTTGAGCCAAGAACATAACAATCTCCTCGAAATCATCGCAATTCAAGAGCATTTGTCCAACCTGCCATTCCGCTGCTTTCTGCTTGGCATCCTCCATGCCCTTTGCTAAGAATGTGATTTTCTTGTCTTGGCTTCGATTCTCTACAGTAACTTCAAGTGTACCATATTCAAGTTCGGTAGTCTTCATACTGAGACCTTCATCAAATATCCTCAACAAATGATTAAAAAGATTACTTCTTTCCATGTTTCAACCTTTCATTTTCTTGTTTCAACAAGTCCTCAAATTCCTTGCGCTTTGCTCGCATAATCTCGAACCATTTACTTGGTGTTATAGGACACCCCATAAGCCAATGGTCGAAGTTTGGAACAGGCAAATTGAACTCTCTAGCTTCAATAGTATAATCGTACCACTTCAACAACTCTTCTTCGGGAGCTTCCTTGTCAATATCTGTTACAATAGTAGCCATATCGAAAGTCAAATCACCACAATTAGCAATTCCACCTGGTTCGTCACCTATCCAATATGTCTCCGGATTATCCAATCCGTAAAACTCATGCTTCTCACAGAATACCTTCAAATAAGCATTACAGGCATCCGTATAGCATCTTTTCAATTCTTCCTTATTCATATCACATATCCTTAAAAAGTTTCTTCACCTCGTTCTTCTCCACCTTTGGATGGGAGCACGTCACAACTTGCGTACTTGGGTCATGTCTTACCTGCCATTCGCAAGTATTACACCCCAAATCACCAACTTTATTAATTGCATTGGTGTATCTGCCTTTCTCACCATAGGGGCAATCGGTAACAAAATCCTTTCGTCCCCAGATGTACTCATCTATCTTATAAGAGATAGCATTTGCTTTCTTCTTTTTCTCTTTATTATTCAAAAACATCATTTCGTCAAAACTTTAAAATAGACACAGCTGACCATCATCAGCAATCTTAACATTATTATCGGGAAACCAAAGTTCCTCAAAAATCATTTCCATGCACGCTACAACTATAGAATTTCCAGCAGCCTTTTGAAGACTTGACTTCGACACTCCACTTTCAAGCATCTTGTCTATATATTCTTCGTCAACGTTCATTAAGCGGAAGAGTTCTCTCGGAGTCAAACGCCTAATGCGCAACCTTGTCTCTCCAAGCACAACCAAGGAGTCCTTGCTCGCAGATGTAATGGTATTGGCTATATTCTTTCCAAGCTCGACCTTTGGACTGTGTATTTCGCCTTTTATCCACTTCCCTTCAGAGCGAGTTCTTATAGCTGCACTCATAGGCTCTTTCCATTCATTTGATACAAATTTCTCTTTACATAGCAGAGCATCGCTCATAAAGTACTTTTCGTCCACATTTTCCTCCAAGACATCTACCAAATGTTTCTTCAGCTTTGTCTTTCTCGGAAAATGATAATCTATCTTATCACCATCATTTCGTATAGAGAGCATGAAGACACGCTTTCTGTTCTGAGGAACACCGCAGTCGGCTGCATTTACCACCTTAGCATAGTTAACATATCCGTAGGATTCCAACTCCTTGCGCCACTTGTTGAAGAACCCGATAAACTTTGTTTGAACCAAAGCCTCTACATTCTCCATCAAGAGGTATTTCGGTCTCTTGGTAATAATGGCGTTTCTTGTGAACCAAAGGATAGAGGAACGTGTATTGCTTCCCTCCTCTATTCCTTTCTGCTTTCCGGCTTGCGAAACAGACTGGCAAGGTGTTGAATATGTCAGCAAGTCAAAATCGGCTACCTTGCTCCAATCTATCTTGGTCATGTCACCAAAGTTCTTGCCGGATAGACTAGGAAAGCAAGCATTATGCAAAGCTATTGCACTTGGCTCTATCTCAGACCATCCGATGCACTCGTAATCGAAATCAGAATATTTCTTCTTCAACCGCTCTAAAGCCATCAGTTGAGAGTCATATCCGGCACAAAGTTCAAACGTCCGTATCTTCATTAAATATCATGGGTTTTACAAAAATCCTCTACAAAGCCATCACCCCAATCATCCTCATGCCATATCTTTGCAACTTCAAGCTGTCCCATTTCCTTTATAGCCAAAAGAACTTGCTTTATATCGTTTTCGTACTTAGGCAATGAATTCTCCATAATCGGGAATACATCCTTTATCTCTTCAAAAGACAACACAACGTCAAACGAACCACCTTCACTTGGCGTTACTTCAAACAACTCTTCAGAAAGATTCTTTGAGGATTTCAACCACTTCAAGAATTGCTTTCTACTACGATACTCACAATATAAATTGCTAAACTTTACGTATAGCTTATCAAAACTTAACTCTTTCATAATAAATCAAATTTATCTTTAATTATCTGTTTCAAACACCGTCTGCTTGCCTCGTCTCATAGCACGATACTTCTCAGGAGCCATTGGTAAGCCATTCTCTTTTAATGCTTTCTCATATGCACCAAAAGCCAAGCAATCCGCTTGCTCGTTCAAATCATCACCATTATGTCCCTTTACCCAAGTCAAAATAACAAGCTTATCCTTTGCACACTTACGATACAACTTGATTAAGTCTGTGTTCTTTATATCTGCGCCTATTTCCCAATCTGTATAGCGGAACATCTTTAATGCGTACTTGGAATCACTTCGAACCTCTATGACAGAACCTTTCGGGCAATAATTAACGGCTGATATTATCGCTAACATCTCCATTCTATTATTGGTAGTATGCAAGCAATGGTGTGTCTTGACCTTTTCAAGTTCACCTGTAGATGTATTCACAACAATATACGCAGAACCACCTGCCTTATGGGTGGAATAGTTATCGCAGCTGCCATCTGTATAGCAAATATAGTTTGGAAGAAGCCTTTTTCTTTCCACAACAGTTTCTTCTTTCTTAGGTTGAACCTTTCCATACTTTGCATTCTTGCCTGTTCGCAAAACGGAGTTGTAAGCACCTGCCAATGTTCGCCAATCATCACAATAGTTTCCATCTTTCTGTCTCCATCCGTTTTTCCATAACAAGTCCCACAAATCTTCGATAAAGCCCTTTTCTATCCAATTTTTCTTTATACAGAAACCCGAAAAGACTCGGGAAGATGGTATCTTCGCATACAAATCCTTTGCCATTTCGTCAATAGCATAATCTTTTTTGTTTGCGGTACACCAATTGGGAATAACAATTATCACCTCCCTCTTGCCAAGCTGACGTTTGAATCTAGATATATTGCCAAAGTAGCGATTAGACTCTTCCGCAAAGTCAGCATTCTTCACTAAATTCGCAAAAGTTTTGTTTGAAACACGAATCGTAAACAAGTCTATATCCTTACAAGTTTCCAATATTCTATTAACCAAGTCAAACATAGCCTCTATTTTGTCGGCTTGTTGCTCGTTGACCAGGAAGTTGTCACGAATGAATTTGTCACCATCATACAATCGACTACAAGCCAACACTCGATTTGCACCTTTCACACGATATGAACTCAGATAAACATCATAAGCTCTAACTTGATGTTCTGATTCCAAGTACTTTTCTTCTATCTTCTTCATAATCTCGTATATATAATAATAACACGTAATATATCAAGGAACACGTTAGCCTCTTAAAGACTCCTATACTTATTCCAACTAACTACTAATATGAAAATGTCCAAAATAGAACTTACCCACCATAGAAGTCATCAGGTAGATTTCCTATTGTGCCATTTTCCTTTATTTGCATTCGATGTCCCTTCAATTTATAACCATAGATTCTGTGCTTGATAGCAACAGAAGTCTCTCGGTCTCCAAAAGAGTAAGAGCAAGGTATGATTAAATAGTGCAGGTTACCTACATTAAACGTAAAGTTCCTACGACCAAACCTTTGCAATGTTCGTTCCATCTCTCCCTCGTTTCTATCATCTGCCATGTGCATTTCCGCATACGTGGACTTAATCTTACCTTCGCAGATAAGATTCTTCTTGATTCGGCATATAGAGCCATGACCCATATTCACAACCTTTGCAAACGAGTTAGTAGTTAGTTGATGCCAAGCACAATCATTGTTTCCAACGTTAAAACAGTCTTGACGAGCACCACTAATAACCGATGTGTACAAAATATTGTTGACTATAGAATATAACTCCTTTAGCTTATAGTCCTTATTAATAGGAATACGACAAACGTAAGCCCCTTGAAAGCGACCGCCCTTTTTATTGGGCTTCTTTTCTTTATCACGGAACGTATTCACGATAAATCGCCCGTTACCAAGTTCTGTAAAGAGTCCATCCTCCTTGACATCCTTTAGCAATTTTCTTGCCTTTGGATAGCCTACACCGAGTTTTTTCTTTACATCCTTGATGGTTAAGTTAAATATTACAGAATTTCTGCGTTGCATCTTACACCAAATGGCAAAGCAAAGAGTCTCCTTGTGCGCTTTCACTTCTTGCGATGACGCACCATAGGTATACTTCTTTACCAAGTCCATACGTATGTGTAAATAATGCTTTCCCATAAATTCCTAATTTGTTTAACTTATCTGTGTTTCGCCTACTCCAACAATTATTGCCCATTGCTAACCTAGAGCAATCTAAGAATGTTTCGACTCAAAACAAGGATTCTAAAAAGAAATCCTTACCCTTCATTCGTCTGACACCGAAATCTAGGTAAGGATTATCGTGGTATGGCTTTCGCCACGGAAAATCTTATTGATTCTTGTAAGCGTGTCAGCACCAACAAAGCACGCTGCAAAGATACTAATTCATTTTCAAACCGCAAGGTCTTTAGTGTGTTATTTTACTCCGATTGCGCATTTTTAACACAAAATACAATTTTAATTACATATACAAAACTATAAATACATTAAACCGCTTGCAATTTTAACATTTAACACTCTAAGGCATTTTCAAGACAAAAAAAAAGAGAGCAACCACCATCACTGGCAGCTGCTCCATAAGTTGTTACCTTAAACCAATCTAAAACCTTAATAACTAAAAACCAACCTAATAAAATAACTTTTTCTTATATTTTACCGTGAGAAAGAAAATCATTGTAACCAGCATCAAGGAAACGACCCAAAAGGAAATCATACCGAATTTCCAATAGAACAAGTCCCATCCATCCAAGTCTTTCTCAACATATTCCTTTTTGGTCTGGACAATACTCAATTCTCTATTGAGACTGTCCCTCTGAGCCTTGTATATACTTGCTCGCTCTGCTATCTCCTTATAATGAATAAGGCTATCACGAACCTTGGATAGTTCCTTGCTATCCCTGTATCTTATCTCTATGTGTGTAGAATCCTTACCTAGCACCTTGCCGTTCTCATCTACCCTTGTCTTGACATCATCCTTTATGTATGTGGAATCCTTAACTTGCTTTTCGGTCTGCTCCCAATGATACGAGAGCAAGCTATCCCGAATAAGCCTGACCCTTTCGTTGACAATTGAGTCCCAATGGGCATAAGTAGTAGTGTCTCGCACCACTTTTTCTACATCTACATATCTTGTCGTCCGGCATCCGTACACCATAAGCATGATGAAGAAACCTACCAATATGGTAACGAGCCAACGCCACCAATCAAATCTAAGCTCCATATCAACCTCCTTTTTGAGTGCAAAGGTACAAATAAAACCAATAGGAACAATTTTTCTGCCCACTCTCTCTTTTTCAAAATTTCAAAAGTGAAGAAAAATCACCACCCAATTAAGGATGATGGTCTTACTAATGCCTTAGTTGAGCCTGTATCTCGTAAGATTACCAAGTGATTATCTTTCCGTTGTTACATACGAGCTTTCCGTATTGTATATTTCCAACTCTGCGAAGCCATCCATGCAGGTTCACACTTTGCTTTGGGTCATTGTTCACAATCGCATTGAGAAAGGCAATTCGTGACACCTTCAACTTATCGAACAACGACCATTGGCCTTGTTTGTATGAATTGATAGCAGCCAAGGTCATGTTACCCATGATACCATCAGCTTTTGTTCCTACGATAGTCTGAATCTTTTGTACGGCTCTGCTTACTCCACTATTATAAGCAAAGTCAACCAAGAGATTAGCCACCGACTGGTTGTTGATTTGGTCAGCTTTACAAGCATCCCAATAGTATTTCTTGAATATGTGATGCCATTGTTCATCGGTTATCTTCTTCAAGTCCGATGCGGTCTTACTAGCACCATAAACTTTACGGAACGTCTCTAGGGTCACACCTTTCATCGTTGCGCCTCCCCTGTCACTCTTTTTGTTAGAATATCCACCCTCGAATGAGAGAATGAATGGTTTTAAAATACTTGAGTCTGCCATAGTCTATTTATCTTTTTCGCTTTGATGTTCGCCACGTTCCCCTATAGTCTTGGTAATGCCAGCCGTGACGAACAAACTAGCCACACTACCAACAAATGCACTTAACCCCATCAAATCGGTCTTGATAGTCCCATAAGTTACCACTTCCCACACTAAGATAAAGCAGACAACCAGGAGCATCAAGAAACCTATCAAAGTAACGGACACTAAGAAGAATGCCTTGCTTGAATGTCCGCTATTAACTTGTATGAGTAATTTCAGATACTTGACCATATTTTAATCCTCCCTGTCACGATATATCTCATTTTCTTCCTTTTCAACCAACGTTTCTAAGGATTCTCGCTTTCTTGGTGGGGTTCTAAGTTGGCATCCATCCTTGATGCATCTGTTCCATTGTGCCTCATGCAAGGCAAGCTTCAAATCGTTCTTCTCATCCCTAAGATTGCGTATGGTAATACGATACTGATTGATTTCCTCATACAATTCATCTACTTTACTGTTAAGATTAACGACCGACTCGTTGGAACGTTCATAGAGAGCCTTCCACTCATCGGCATATGATGAAATAGTCTTATTCTCTTCCTGTGATGCGAGTGCCGCCTCCTTTCGCTTTCTACTATTATAGTACAGCAGCGTTGAGATTACACCCGATGCACAAAGAAGATTAATTCCCGTCTGTATTAATTGAATAGTTTCCGCTGTCATTTTCTCGTGTTTTTGTTGCAAAGATAGTAATTTATATATAATAATGTGTAAACAGCCTAACCGGATAACCGCACAATTAATTTTTGTGCAAATAATCAAATATTTCTTTAAACAAAGTTATAACACATTAAATCATTTGCTCAACCAAGAATTTTTCCTTAACTTTGCAGAAAAAGGTGAGTCACACCATAAAACTGAATATACATGAGAATTATAGAACAGGAAACAATAGATTACATCAAAGCTCATATTAATGAGCGTCCAAGGTACAAGTTGGCGCAAAGAATGGGTGTCAGCGTTAAATTCTTGTATAAAATAATGCACGAATGCGATTGTAAGTTCGAGCAAAAAAGACTTATTCCACAACCCGACAAGAAACGTGATGAACAAATCACAATACTATATCCTGACCATTCGGTCAGAGAGATTGCAGTAATTGTAGGATGCCATCCGTCTACGGTAGGCAAGGCTGCTAAAAGGCTAAAGCTTACTCATTCAGAAGAAACTATCGAAAGACTTAAAAAGAATAGTTTGGCAAATTTAAAGAAAGCGTATGAGAAAGCAACAATAAGTAAAAGGGTAAAAAGCTGGCAAAGAACCATGCAGATGGAGAAATTCAGAGTTATATCCTGCATTCCGCAACAGACAAGATTCAAATTTGCGGATATGCCTATAAAAGCATATCATGCCAAGTACAATCTCATAACAAAGCATGGATATTTCGCTTTCGAAGGTGAGCCATACACCATAGGTTATGACCAAAATACTCATAGGATGAATGAAGAATACTATAAGAACAAATATGGATTTTCTTTTGAGGAGGATGAAGAATGCCAAGAAGATTAACAAAAGAACAGATAGACTATATTAAAGTCCACATCAATGACTACCCACGAAAGGAAGTAGCCAAGGCTGCTGGTGTAACCTTACATACATTATACAAGTATATCACTATTTTAGGTGGTACGAAAATAGACAATAAATTGAATAATGAGACTATCCGCAAAATCTCCGACATGTACAAAACGATGACAGCGAGAGAAATCTCAGAAGTAACGAATATTCCTCAGTCTACAATATTAGGACAAGTCAGTAAGCTTGGCTTGAAACACGATGTAGAAACGATAAATAGGATTCGTAAAGAGCGTAACAGGTCTTTGAGAAGCTATTGGAATAAAGAAAAGTATGCTAGTAAAGGCAGAAAGCTGCATATGCAATATAAAATGGATGAACTTAGAGTGTTGTCGGGTAAGCCTCAAGAAACTAGGTTAAGAATAAGAAAGCTCTCCCCAAAGGCTTTGAATGCAAAGATGTATTTGCGAAAGTCTTATAACTATTTCTACTCTAAGGGTGAGCCGTTTATTCTCTGCTATGACTCCGAGACAAAAAGACACCCTAAAGAGGAATACTATACTGACAAGTTTGGTTTCAAGTTCGTGTGTGCTTAATTTCTGTTTGCTGTTCCGTTTGCATTTTTCGTTTTCTGCAAACGGAATTTGCAAACAAGCCTTTGATTTCCATGCATCCGGAAGTATGATATTACCTCCTATCACCTTAACTACTTGATTATTAGTGATTAAAAGAAAGTTTGATAGAGTTATTTTATCTTATCCTTATTATTCGTAACTTTGCAGCCGTAACGTTACATAGAGTTAGTTTAATTAAGGTTTAACACAAAAAGATTATTCTTATGGAGACATCAAAAACTTATGTTTTTAATCCAGAGGGTTCAGGTAACAATGGAGGAATGATGAGCTTGATAGCTCCTTTGCTCCAACAGAGAGGCGTTGACCCAAACGTTCTTCTTGCGATGAAGGGTAATAACGGATTCGGCAATGGCGATGGTTCTTGGTTCATTTGGCTGCTCTTTATCCTTTGCTTCTGTGGTTGGGGCGGTAATGGCTTCGGCTTTGGTGGTCGTGGCAATGGCGCAGGTCTTGCCAATGAAATCAACAATGACTATGGTCGTTCCTTGCTTATGGATGCAATCGGTGGCAATCGTAATGCACTCAGTAATCTCGCTACTCAGCTCAACTGTACTGAAGGACAGATTCAACAAGCAATCTCTGCTTTGACAACCCAAGTTCAGAACGTGGGCAACCAAGTAGGCATGAGCGGAATGCAAACCATCAACGCTCTTCAGCAAGGTAACATGCAGATTGCATCACAACTCGCTGATTGCTGCTGCCGTGTAAATAACAATATTACGGCTATGGACGGAAACGTCAAGTTGGCTATGTGTCAGCAGACTGGCACTTTGCAGAATGCCATCAACAATGTAGCCGTAAGTCAGGAACGAGGTTTTTCTAATGTTGCTTTCGAAACCAAGGGTCAGACATGCGACATTTTGAATGCTATTAAAGATAGTACTCAGACCGTAGTTAATGGCCAACGCCAAGCAGAACTCAGAGATATGCAGGACAAGATAGACCATCTTCGTGAAGAGAATGGAACTTATAAGTCTTCTGCCATGACTTCGCAGATTGTAGGTCAAGCTATGGCACCTGTCAACGCTATGTTGGCTGGCTTGCAAAAAGAGGTAGATGGTATCAAGTGTAAGCTTCCATCAACTGTCACAACCAGCTACAGTCCATTTACTGCTGTTCCAAATTGTGTTGCTTGGCAAACAGGCTTATATGGCCTGAATGGTGTCAACAATGCAAGCTTTTGGGGTTAATTAGGAAAGGAGGCTGCTATGTTATGGATGAGACCTTTTGCATGGGTTAATCGTAACGGCTCGGCAGCTATCGCATCTACAGGCGTGGTGGTGAACACCGAAAATGTCGTTTTCTCGTTCAGAAACCACGCCTTCGTGAATGCTAACTATAGGGGAACTATCTTTGTGAACCTACATCAAGCTATTCCGACTGGTACGACAAATACGCTGCCAATCCTTTTCGAGACCAATGGCGTAACCCAAGCTGTAACTAAGTTCAACGGCAATCCTTTGACGGTAGCCGACATTGCAGGAACTGGAGTTTATCAGTTTTGGTTCGAGCGAGATACTAACACCCTTCAGTTAATGACGGGTATTGTTTAACAATTAACATTACAAAGCTATGTTTCAAGGACTTCGACCTAACAGCATATTCTATGTGCTTGACAAGGGTGAAAACCCAAGTCTTAAAATCGGGCAGGTTGTGTCAGTTAGTAACCCACAACCAAAGTTCCCAACATATACCCCTGGGCAGTTCAATCCGCAACCAATGGAGACTACCGTTGATGTTGTCGTGAAATTGCCGAATGAGCAAATGGAGTTCAAGCAACTCCCATCCAATATGCAAATTGCAAATTCGGAAAACCTCGTGGTTTCTGAAAGCCGTGAAGCTATGGATGCGGAAGTTGAGGCTATGTATCGGCATTCTAAGGAGATTGTGGAAAGCGAGCCATACCACAAAAAGGTTATGGAAGAGTGCGCAAAGATGCGTGCCGTATTGAATCCACAAATAGCCAAAGACAGACAACAGGAAGAAGACATCAATAACCTCAAAAGCGAGGTTAGTGGAATGAAGGGAACTTTGACCGATATTAAGTCTATGTTGTCAGTGGCTTTGGAAAAAGTTAATACAAAAAAGTAAATCATTATGGGATACATGATAGAAATTACCGAAAACAAGGTAAATGAAATGTCGGAACTTGTAGAGAAGATGCTTAAGTATGGTGGTAAACTCATGCACTGCATTGATGAAATGGGGGATGACAAGTATGGACGAATGGGTCACAGAAGCCCAATGCCGGATTACCGAGACAATTGGGATGATGACGATGATGACCGCTATGGTGAAAGACATGGTGGTCGCAGAGGTGGCGGTTATCGCTATTAGTATTACACTTTGAGGTGGGGAGAAATCTCCACCTCCTTTAAAAGCTTTTATTATGGGAAGATACAAAATACCACTTGACGCATACGATATGAAGCCTGAAGGGATGATTGCATACCTTCGCTACAATGGCTGGCACTTCAATAAAAAGATGTGTGATTGGGCTATTACCTTAATGCGCAAGACAAACGCAACGACTGGTAAGCTCGAAAAAGTTGAACCGACAGAAAAAGATACAGTCGAGGAACTTCTTAAAGTCAACAACGTAAAGTTAGAGAATGCCGACAATTACGATTTCGTCTATGTCGCAAACATGGCTAGAGCCGATTTCTTTAAGTCCTCTTTAAAGGACGAAGCTGCTTTGGCTCAATTCATTAAGGATATGGTGGATGACCCAGACCAAGCGGACGGATTTATTTTTAATAGATTTTATGCCGATTGCAACCATAATGGTATCGGCATTCCATGGGATGATGTATTATGATTAAACAAGAAATTTACTTGGAGAAATACGATTGGAATGTGATTGTATGTCATGTAGCTAATCAAGAAGAGGTTGACGAAGCTATGGACTTACTAAGTTCCATTGATTGTAAGGGGCAACCATTATTGAATGCATACGACCACATTTCAACCGATTCTTCAAACAAAGGATTGACATACACAAATGTTTCAAAGAAAACAAGTGTTGTGCTCATTTGCAAGTCTACTTCTGAAGGTGAGTATATAAATAGTCTCACACATGAAATGTTTCATGTAGTAGCACATATATGCAACCATCTGGGAATAGATATGCAAGGCGAAGAACCATGCTATCTTATGGGATGGCTTTGTCAGTCGATATTATAGAAAATTTCCTTATAAGTTTAACTTGGCGGGCAGACCTTGGATTTTTCCATCTGCCCTCCTATAAAATTACAAGAATATGAGTTGTTCGAAAATCAAAAATTACCTTTATGAACGTTTTAATGAGGATTTTAACGTTCTATCTGAGAATGAAAATCGAGTTATCATTACATTTGATGATAATGACTTGTCGGTACTCGTAAACAAGATGGAGAATAAATTATTCATTCTCGTTCCGCTAACTAATATGCATTCGTTTGAACATCATCAGGATTGGATCTTGGTAGATGGCGAACGCATCAATAGCAACCTATTTTGGAAGGAATGCGGCAACCAAGTGATAGAATATCAAGGTGATGCCCCTATAGCTATCAAGCAAGACACCATAGAGAGAATTGTTAATGATTTCATTAAAAACAGATAACGTTTTAAAATTTGCATTAATTTATTTGCAAGGCCATCTTTTTTGTCGTATCTTTGCATTGTAATAAAAATGGTGAGACACACCGGAACAACTGTGTTTTACAAACTTAATTTTCGTAGATAAAGATATTAATATATCAATATAGAAAAAAGCAAAATTATGACAGAAAAAGGATATTTAATCAAGAAAAAAGTATTATTCATTGATTTAGACGACACGATTATTACAACTATATCAGGAAACACCTTTCCTACAGATGTAACAGATTTCAAAATCCGTAAAGAGGTTTTGGATAAGATTGTAGATGCATTCCCTACTCTTTACTATGTGGAAATAGTCTCAAACCAAGGAGGCATCCCTCAATTTGTTGACGAACAGGATTTCATCGGAAAGATAAAGGCTATTGAAAGCTTTATGCAAAAATATCTTCGCAATCATACCGGACGAAATATCTTCGTCAACTCTATGTATTGCCCATCGCATGCAGAGATAGGAATGAGAAAGCCAAATACAGGAATGCTTGAGTCGTATTCTTCTTGGAAGAAAAGTGAGCTGATAATGATAGGTGATGCTAGCGGAAAAGAAGGTGACTTCTCGGACTCCGACAAACAATGTGCGGAGAATTTCGGTATTGAGTACATAGATATAGAAGACTTCTTGAAAATGTAAAAACAAAAAAAGGGAAAGTCAGAGTGACTGTTGCAAAAATTGCAACGTCACTCACGCAAACTGAAACAAAAAAGAGAGGCAATCACTTACCTCTCTTACTCTTAATATAGTGAAGTATATCCCACTTCTTCCAATATCGGGTGTGCCCACGCTTCTTGCACTCGCCATTCGGAATATCACCTCTAGCGACCATTCTATTCAATGTAGCATCAGAAACGTGCAGTTTCTCCTTAACTTCCTCGGTAGATAGCATCGGGTTGAGCATATCTGGTATGATGTCACACAATCTATCCAGGTCATCATCGCTCATTCCGCAAGCGGTGATGACCTCACCATTTCGCTGTTGCTCGTCTGCCTTGAAACAAGCATCACTGAGCGACTTTAAAGCCGTGCCGAGTATCTTATAATTTAGTATCTTCCCCATATTATGCACAGATTTTACGTCCTAACTTGGTTCTACTGATAAACATATCAGCAAAGCCGTATAAATAGAATAATGCCGTTACCACCATAACTGTAAAACAGGAATCTATCATATTTTTGGTTGTGTACCAGCTCCATTCCACGATATGAGCCGCATTGATGCCGAAGAAATAGAAAAATGGTATTCTGTATCTCCAGCAAAGAAAGAAGAATCTGCTTGCCAGAATAGCCACCATAGGCAGAACATACACCATAAAGTAGATGTAGAAGTAGCAAGGTGTATTCTCTGCATAAGGGATGAACATCTCTCTTGGATGCTGAGAGAACTCCCAAATTCCAAAAGCGTGAAAGCACATAAGGATTACTGGCACGTACTTACAGAACCAGCGGAAGAACTTCAAAATCCTTCTGCTATACCGATTACCATGTCTCATCAGCAAATCCATAACCTCACTGACATCTTTGCCTTTCAACCACTTTAATAGGTTGTCTTCGTCTTCTTTATTCATAAGCGTTGATTTAAATTAAATGATGTTGCAAAGATACACTTTTTTGCACAAAGCCATCGGAAATAAGAATATTTTTGTGTTAAACTTTGCGAAAAGTAACAATCTGAAAGTAGATGGCTGTAAAAATGGGGGGGGGTAAATTACAGATTGTAAGTAAAAAATGATGGGCGACCGAAATAATCAGCCGCCCACAATAAAGAAACATTCTCATTTTCTTTTACGTTACTTGCAGATGCAAGCGAGCATCTCCATGTCATCGAAGCTCTTCTCGCAAGCCTTGATAGCCTTAAGCAGCTCGGCTTCCTCGACCTCGGTGATTTCCACCTCGACCTCCTTGTCGGCGAGTTCGTTGAAGTACTCCATGGTCTTCTTGCCAAAGGCAGCAAAGTAGGTGTTCACCTCTTGCAAGAGGTCTGTGTCCTCCTTGGTGTAGGTGTAGCCCTCTTCCTTCATCTTGCGCTCGTTCTCCTGTGCGGTTTTGAGCTTGCCTTGCATTTCCTCGAACTTGTCATCCTTCAAGGACTCCTGCGCCTCCTCTTTGTCCTTGTCGAAGGTGTCGGCGATGGAACGGAGAGCCTTCATGTTCTTCCATACCGCCAGCATAGTTTCCTCACTCAAAGAGCTTGTCTTGAAGCCCTTCAATGTCTTGTAGGCGTTAACCGCCTCGATTGTCTTAATCTTCTTCATAAATTTGCTTGGTTTAATTATTAATTCATGTGCAAGATACGAAATAACCTGCACAAAACACTATTTTAACACTTTAATCTCTAAACAAATTAGCAAGGAAGTGGGTATTACTTGCTTTCCGCTTTCATACCCACAAACCAAGCTAATAATTAATCAGCCACTGAGTCGGAAGCTATGCCATCAGACAACTCATCAACATGCTCCTTCACATAGGCTGAGAAGGTGTTGATGTTTGTTACGGCATCAATCATCTTCTGTAAGTCCGATGTGTTGTAGTTCACGTTCAGGTTTTCCGTGGAATACTGGCTGAACGTGGCAATCTGGTTGCCGTCACCGTCCAACACAACACCATTGTCAACACTGACAATGCTTCCGTCACTGACGGCTACATTGCCCCTCACCTTGGTCGAATCGTTCACGATGTCAACCTCTCGCTTGAACTCTGTCATTTTTCCAAAAGTTACTTTCATTATTCCTTAAATTTAAACGTCTAAACTAACATATTCTCCTGTTTGCAAACATAAGCAGAATAATATTCTATATTACGGTGCAAAGATAAGAATATTATTTTGTAGTCACAACTTTTTAATGTTAAATAATCTATCCGATTCCATAATAGAATGTTGCACTGTTTGTCTTTCCGCTTGTGTTGTCCATAATACTGATAAATATTCCGACCGCATAGCTACTAAAGCCACTAGTTGTATATCTCTTCGCCGTCAAAGGCTTACTGGAAGAATTAACCAAATCCCAATAAGTAATACCACCATAGACAAAGCTATCCATTGTGAGCATCATCTTGTCTGCACTTGAAATCACAGAGGTTGGTGATTGGCTGGAGATGCCAGCTATTGCACCACTACTATTCTTTCCGTAGATGGCAACTTGAACGGAAGTAATTTGTATGCTTCTACTAATATTGCCTTCGCTTTGGTTTGTAAATTTGAACTTAATGCTGTTGATGGTGATGCTACCATTGCTGTCAAACGTAAACGTAAGTGGAGAAATCGCCTGTACCGCTATCTTTGGTGGAACATCGGCTGTTGGAGAAGAACCTGCATTGCCAAGTGTAAACGTGAAGTCCACATCATCAAGACAATTCGTGCCAGCACCATTCACCACGACATTAGGCAATGCGAACATCTGTGCGGCAGAGTTCTCGTTTCGCAGCTTGAAGTAGAATCTATCCCATGTGAAGCAAGGCAAAATGCTGATTTTCTTTTCCTTGTATAAGCTAAAAACTTGCTCGCTTAGATTGATGCTGATTGAGAAATAGTACTTCGTTCCTGCTACGAACGTTCCGAGGTTGTAAGTTGTCCCATTAACCGTGAACTCAATCTTGTAGGGCGTGGAGTACTTGACGCTTCCTCCCTTAATCTGAGCCAAGGTGTAAGGAGCGGATATAATCTTATAGACATACCCACCCTTGCTTATATAGTTCGTCTCCCCGGAGGTCACGGCTGGCAATCGGAACAACAAGGAAGGATAGATAGACAAGTTTGCGTCCGTCATTACCTCGTAGAAGTTTAACAGCCTGTCTTGGCTCTCACTAGCTATCTGCAAGCCAATGCCAACTTCATCATTTATATAAGCCTTGCCGTTCGTCACACCGAATGAATTTATTCGAAACAACATATTGCTCAATCCGCTGTTAGACCAATCCATCTTGTTTGTGTAATTGCGGAAATCGCCTATGCGGAAAGGGTCGCTTGCACCACCTGCCGGGTGCGTGTACGTAAGAGGTCTGTCTTCGTCAAATATACTATCGCCAACGGTAGAGCCTTTCGTGTATAGCTGTGCGACCGCATACTTGAAAGGCTTGCTTAAACCATAATTGTAGTCCTTCCCTTGCACATATTCATTCTCATCTGTGAACAGCTTGTTGTAGGGAACTGGCTTGTGCTTTGAAAAGGCATTCACGTTTCCACTCTTGCAGAGGGTAGCAAGGTCGTTGCTACTCTCTCCAAGAGCTCGTTTAACATCATCAATGCTAACAGGAGCACTAATAATTCCAGTTTCACTATTGTAAGACATAATCTTTATTTTTTAGATATTCAACTTTAGTTTCTAATTCTGTTACAACTTCTTTAGTAACAACTCGCTCTACTGTTACATTGAACACTTTCGCAAGCTATAATATAAATCGTTTCATACGCTTAATCTTTAGAACTTAAAACACTAGGCAAGGCAGCTCTATAAGAGCCACCCTGCGTTAATACTTACTCTGCTGCCTCGCTTGCCATATTAGCGGCGATAGCGGAATTAACCTCCTCAATCAATGCTGATACCTCACTGAGCTTGCTCTGCGGAACACCGCTGATGTTGTAGGTCAGCTCGCTGCCGTTGGAGCTTGCGTTGGCATTGCCGAGATAATTACCATTTGCGTCACCATAGATACTCATATTGATGCTCTCGATGTTGCCACCCGTCTTGTCAACATTGTAGGTGATTTCTACTCGATAGCCGCCCTTGGTATAAGTGGCGGTTGTCTGTTCACTCTTCTTGTTAATCTTTAAATTCTCCATTTTCTTAACTAATTTAATGAATTAATATTCTTGTTATCTAATCTCTTCTTGTTGCAGTCTTCCTTATCTCCACTCAATCGCAGAACCTCTGATTCGAGGAAGACCACCCGAGCCTTCAACCTGCTGACCTCATCGCCCACCTGCTCGATAGCACCGAATGCCGTTGCAATCAGCTTCGGAGACCAGTAGTTGATTTTGTAGTAGCCCTTCTCGTCCGTCTCCACGATGTCCTTTAAGTGAGGGTTGTGCAAGACGTGTTGGGCAATCCAACCGATAGACCTTGTGTTGTCCTTCTTCCAAGCGAAGCCATAAGTGCCACCCATCGCCTTGATGATACCCAAGTAGTCCAGCTTCCGCAAATCCTGCTTCAAGCGGATGTCAGAAGACTGATAAGCTGTAACTCCACCTTTAGCAAGAATGCCATTAGGGAAGTAAGTATTCATATTATAATCAAAGTTATATATATGACCTGTATGACCCATAAATCTATCAGTAGGAAATGAATACTTAGTAAAAGAAAATATTCGTATTTTATTTATTGAAGCATTTCGTAATGCAGTAGTATTTTGGTCATGTTTAAATCTAAAACGAATATATCTTCTATCATCATTTCCTACAGGAAAACCTTCGTTACCTCTAGATAGATTTATATAATTAAATTGGTTCCATCCGGTCATATATTTAATATAAGTATTGACTATAACACCTTTACTATTTAAATATTCTACAGTACAAGTAACACCAACACCTTGTCCCATATCAACACAAGCAAAATATACTTGAGAATAACAAGAGTTAGGAATTTCAAACGAAAACATTAATTCGTTCTTTTTTATTTGAGCTAACTTTTCAGCATCAGTATTACCAGTAATAACATTGCTACCTAAGTATAAACTATCAACACCTGCAACATTCGCATACGCCTTAAATTTAGTATCATTTGAAATATTATAATTAGTCCAATTTCTACCGTTATCATTAGTATAAACTATAGAAAGATTATCGACTGGTATACTATCAGTAATAGCAGTAATTCCAGAACATAAAGCATCAGCTGAAACATAACAACCCATTCCTTTATTATTAACTTCATAATTTGTAGGTAATATACCTTTATTATTTATTAAACCGTTAACTGATAAATTACCAGCAATAACAGCATTTTTACTAACACTAATACTATCACAACTAATAACATTATTAACAGTAAGACTTTTAAACGTAGCACTACCTAATTGTGTTATGCTCCAATAACTACTATTTACTTGACTACACATGTCTTGAACTTTCACCCAATTAGTATTATTACCATTACCTAAATATAAATCACCACCACTACCTCCAATTCTAGCTCCACTATCAGGAGTTATAGTTGTAATACTTGCAAGTCTAAGTGTACCATTACTTTGTGCACTATTAGCATTAAACACAGAACCATCAGCTATACCAAGATAAATAGTCTTCTTACTATGATTGTATTTAAGTCCAGCCCATTGATTCCAATCCCAAGCAGTTTCACCAAAACGAATAGCCTTACCAGTATTGAATATTAATTGACCATCAAGAGCACTAATCCAAGCAGGACCGGAATCGTTAGTTAACATTATAGCTTGATTTTGAGCAGCAGTTCTAATACTAGCAGTGGAATAAATATCACCTTTAACATGTAGTTTATAAGCAGGAGTATCAGTTCCAACACCTAAATTACCACCAGCGTGATTTGTTATAACGTGTTTAGCTCTATAATAATTAAGATATAAATTATCGTTACCATCACAATCAATAGTTTGAGTTCTAGATTCACTGTTTGTATTAAGACCAATCCAAACTCCATTAATTTTCATACCTTTAGTTCCGCTGAACATACCATCAACATTACCAGTACCATCAAAACTTTGACCCCATATCGTTCTTGCTGCCGCAAGTTTTGTTGCAGAAGCTACATTGTCAGAAGT